TTTTGCAATATCATACACATTGCCACGTTCTGTAGCTTGTTCTAATAATGATTCTTTAAGATTTGAATCTGTATAAAATGATAATACATCGCCAACATATGCTGCTAGTTCAACAAATAACATCCCCGGGGATGATTCGTTAAAATCTGTATAAGTCTCCGGAAAGTATTGTTTTGTAAAATCAATTAAGTTTTTACGAAACTGACCAAAATCTTTTCCTATATACGATATATCTTTTTTTGTTTCCATATTATTCCTTATTCAACCGAAATCGTGCCACTAGTTGTAGTTGTAAATGTAATTGATTGACCCGAAAAATTTTTAGTCGAATACTTTATTGTTATTTTTAAATTATGAACCAAATTTGGATCATCTTCATTTGTTATAATATCGACAGTATCAATATCTATATATGGCAACCAATAATTAATCGGAGCTGTAATTAGATCCGAAATATCTTCTTTTAAATCCGATATATTTGGTTCAAATACAATATTCAATAGATTGGTACCGAAGGCAGGTTGCATATATCGTTCACCAATTCTAGTTAATAATAATGATTTTAAATTTTGTTTAACTTGCTCCGGTGTAGTGTATATGCTACTAAATAGTCCATGGGTACCGGTAGAAAATGCAACACCTAACCCAATGTTATTAGTTACAGTTACGATATTATTTACTGGTACAACTTGATATGCCATTATCTATTTTTCTTTTTATCAATTGCTTTCATTAATGCAGAATAGTCTCTAGTAAGTGCAGACGCAACTTCAGGAGCTACTTCATATACTTTACCTGTTTCAGGATCTTCCATTACCGCCGGCGCGCCTCCGCCCATTGCTTGTTGCATATTTTGGCGCATCATTCCAAAACCTTGGGCATCTTGAGATGTCATGTTAATTTCGTCTGCAGATTCATTCATCATTTCAGCGAAACTATTCATAGGCTGTGGCTGTTGATCATACATTGCCTCAGTTTCATTTAAAATTGATGCCCAACGATTATCTTCAAACATTGGTTTTTTCTTTGTAGCAGGTTTCTGATCCCCGACAATACTTTTTTGTTTCGGAGGCTGTGCCATTTCTGAAATAGTAGGTTTTAAACCTTCTTTCAAAATCTCAGTTAGTTCTTGCTTAATAACCGTTTTTAGTTCTTCGCGGACTATCTTTCGTAGAGCTAATATAAATGTTTTATTATCCATAGTACTTATTTTTATATAAATATTGTAATTATTAATTTCCGGGTGTTCCCCAATCAGTTATTGCTAGTTTCGGACCATATATTTTAGATGTAGTTGTATCTATATAATAATCACCTAATTTCCCTAGGTCTCCCGCAGGATCGCCGGCTGCTTGGTACACTTTGCTAGGCGCTTCTTGCAACGATGTTAAAAGGTCTCTTTGTTGGGTTATAAGATCTTGAATAGTTGTCGACCTATCGGATAAATCAACGTCAGATACATTTTCTTCGGTATAGAATTCAGTACCAACTAAATCATTATAATCACCATTAAATCCATCAGCACTAGTACCAGCCAATAAATCACTAGGTAATTCAATTTCACCTAACTCGCCATTACATGCATTTGACATTTTCGCCATGGCAGCTAATAATGGCGGCACTATAGTTTTTAGTTTGGATGTTAATGTTATTGGAACTGTTGCAAATTGATTTAAGGACGCAATTGCGTTAACTATAGTTGCATCTTGTATTGCAGTTTGTAGTGCTGCAATGAAAACGCCGGCGGTTGGGAGACTTAATTGAGCTGCAGAAATTGTTGCTTTGATTCCAACAGCAATTGCTACAACTTGTTTAACTCCATCAATTGCAGTTTGTATTTTTGGAATAGCTTCTTGTACAGTTTGAACTTGAACTTGTATCTCCCCTAGCAGTTTTTTCATTTTTTCGATGCGGGGATCATCACATTTTATATTAATTGGTAATTTAATAGAATCTTGTACAATTGTACTTACCTGATCTAATAATTTATCGGCTTGAATATCAATTTGTTCAACAATCTTATTAACTGCCTTGCCTGGAATTTTTGGTATAAAATCTAATGGTGGTACTATTGATGCCATAACTTATCCTTAATATGTATTTTTTTGCATGAAATATTTCGAACTTAAAAGTTCTGTTAATAATGATTGAGCATCTTTTGCGTATGATGCATTATTTGTGTAGCCGCCTTCTGCTGCATAAGTATCGCCGACTTGGATGCCAGACTGAAGTTGACTAATAATTTTTTGTAAAATGGTTAATAGAACATCGCCATGTACCATTGATTCCGATGCTAAATCGTTTCCTAGTTTTATCTCACCCGGCGTATTTAATATAATTGCTAGAGGAGAATCAATTACAGCAATATCAGTTTTAGCTTTAAGAATAATTCGATCTGCAACTCCAATAAATTGCGATTTTGCAAATTGAGATTCATTCGGCAAATAACAACTGATAGGAGTTCTGGTATTGGAATTTCCTAGTAATAACTTAGGAATACTTTGAGTACTAGTTAAATATAACGATGCATCATCTGATTCAATATTCTCAACCGCGAATTGTTTGTTCGGATAATTTTTTTGGCCATTTGATATTATAGTAATAGGATCGCCAGATTGTTTACCTTCCCATGGTCTATCGATACTATATGAATCTGATAAATCGACTGTACTACCGAATCGAATACTATTACCCCAACGACCTTCTATTAATGAATCACCTTCGAATGGTTGTAACGGTGATATGATCTTTGGTTGAAATGTTGCGCCTGGTAATGTAGAATCAATTTGTTCTTGAGTTAATTGTATTGAAAGTCCAGGAATTGAATTATCATTAATTGATGATTGGATATCTATAGTTGATATATAATACCAGCAGTAGCGCCATTTTAATGATGTAGATTCTTGATTAAATGTTTTAACTAATAACACATATTCACCAACTAATGGAATACGTTTCATGTTAATATTAGCTGGCTTAGCAACTATAGGCTTTTTATTAAAATATGAACTGCAGCCGCGAACTTTAATAGCAAATAGATTATTTGTAGTGCTATTTGGAGATGCCGGATCTATATACTTATAAGTATTTTCATACGATAAGACCTCAGCAATTTCAAATTGAACCTGATCAGATTGTTCCATTTACATCCTTTCCCAACTTAGACTGAGCGACGGATATTTGTTGTTTTATTGCGTCTGCTTCATCATTAATACTTTGTATTTCATCTTCTAATTCTGAAGATAATGTTGATTCTGCAATTTTTAATAATTGTGTTTTTTCTTCATCACTTAATAATCCCTCCGCGCCTGCAATAGTTTGTTTGGTTGAAATAAATCTTTGAACAATTGCCGTTAATTTGACGAGGTGATCATCATTCTTAACGGCAACGTCTAAGTATTCTTTAATTAATGGGACTATAATCGTAGCATCTGATGCATTACGTATAAGTGGTTGTAATTGAGCAATCAATTGATTGATCTGGCGGTCTTTTTTCCGACTATTATGATATACATCAGACATTAAATCAGCAAAACTAGTGCCTTTAAATAATTCATCATTTTTATCCATATTTTTTCCATCCTATAAATGTATTAGATTTTATACGATATCGTACGGTGTGTACTGATATATTTAATATTTCGGCAGCATCGACTGCAGATTGATATTTAATTCCATTAATTACAACAGGCTTAGAATTAATACCTTTAACTAAACCAGTTTTACCTTTATTCCATGGGACATTTCCTAATTTAGCATTTGACATTTTCTTTTTAGTTATATCATTAAATGTAATTCCTAACCTTGCTTTAGAAATATTTTCTCGATGTATTTTACTTTTTTTAACACCCGTCATTGTTTTAGATATTTTTTGTATAGTATCATTAGTATGATTAATGTTGCCATTTTTTCTTTTAGTTTCAATACCTCTCTGAATAACTTCATTACTCATACAGCCGCCGTCACCGCCATATGTTAAGTTGTATCCGTTATTTTTAAAGTATGAATTATATTTTTTAATATAAAAGATTTCTCGATCATTTATATTATTAATATCAACATGTTTTTCTATTATAGAAATAGAAAACGATTCCCACGAATATTTTTGTATTGATTTATACAGCAATGAATTAGTATTAACTTTTTTAGAATTAGTTTTATGTTCGATTAATCTTCGTTTTAACGGTCTAGATGTTTTTCCGATATAACATTTTCCGTTTATTTTATTTTTAAACATATATATAAGGCCGTCCATAATTCAAATCCTTTAATATAAATATCAAAAAGGTAGATTTATGAAGTTTTCTTGTTCATATTCTAAGAATTTAGTTTCATACAATTCTTTAAGTACTTTTATTACACGAGTAATATTCGAAGTTTCTAACCCAGATCTTTCACGAATAAAAATATACAAAGCTTTTTTATTAAAGTCTTCTATATTTTCTCGAGACTCAAAAATATGTAATATCGAGTCAGCAACATGAATATCAGTTGGATTAGTAAAAATAAAATTTAAGTTGTTATAACAATGTTCAATATAAGCATCCATAAATTCCCGAAGTGTTTCTCGCATATCATCATTATGCATTTCGATTCCAATATTTCTTTGTTCATCGATATCTAATTCACCGGTATCTGCTTTAAGTTTTGCATAACCTTTTTGATTCTCAGCAATTAAATAATTAAATGATGTTCTGGTATAATAAGAATATGCTTTACCGGCAGTTGGATTAAATTTACGAAGTCTTTCAGTTAAGTAAGTAACTAGATCAGTTTGTAAATCTAAAAATGAACTATCGATATAAACCGGTTTCATTTTATTAATTAGATTCTCTGCCATTTTCATGAAAGCTGGATAAATAAATCTTCGGTAAACGCGTTCCCGGAGAACTGGTCTATCTTCAATCCGATTATAAGCAGAAATTGCCATATCCTGGATCTTTGTGAAATATACATTACTTTTCTTCTTGCGCTTGGCCATCGAATGTGTCTTTAAGTTCGGTTATTGTTTGTTGTAATAATTGGAAAGTGGTTCCTGCTTCATCATCTTTTTCAAAAGCTCCTAGTCGATCGATTTCTTGCATTTTAGTATATGAATCTTCAATTCGAGAATACATATAAGAGTTAGTTAGTTCTAATTCTTCAATATATTCCTGAGCATCTGAAACAGATCCTGCTAGATAATATGCGCGATAACCTAAATAGGAAGCGGCTCCTGCTAGCAAGACTGATATTAATATAAGTGCTATAATCATAATTATTCTGCGTTAAATGAACTAAATATGCTAGATATATCTGTCATAGCTTGACCAACCGTTGGATTAGCTTCTGCTAGATTCTTTAATCCATTGCTTTTTGTAGTTTTAGATTTTTCAACAACTGCTACTGGAGTTCCTTCTTTCTTGTTTCGCCATCTTTCAAATTCAATTGTAGATGCCATATGATCTGCATGGTGCAATATAATAGGTAAATTGGTCTTTAATTTTGATTGAGGTGATCTAGAAACAAAGTATGGTTTATTTGCATCATCATACATTCCATCGTGGATCTTAATTGCTTGATACTCGGTCCAAGACATTTTAACATCGTATTCTTGCAACAACCAAATAGAAAGGTCTGGTACCATTGCAAACGGAATTGCTGGATTTGTTTTATAAAGCTTTCCTTGATTCTTACGATGCCAATCAGAAGTCTCAGTTTGATACACTTCATTACCTTCGCCTGGGAATCCTGCTTTACCTAAATCATGATGCATTGCTGCAAACAATAATTCTTCTTCAGTATACCCAGACATATCAGCCCCCATGACAGTCCATGTATTATGCAAAGTTAACGCACAATCCATTACTCGGAGTACATGATCTACATAACCTCCAGCAAATGCATTATGAAAATGTTCCATAGAAGAAGCTGGCATGAATACCATACGTTCTTCTAATTCATCATACATTTTATTTAAGGCATCTTTCCGGGTAGGGAAGAACTCATCAACTAACTTGCGGTATCTTTCCCAATTGGATTTTATTTTTTCTGCTTCTAACATAACTAGTTTATATAGAATATAATAAATTATTTGGATATTTCCAAATGTTCTCCATTAACTAATTTCTGAGTACATTGCCAACATGTAATAGCGGTCGCATTGTTATCAACACGATCGCTTACATTATCACAAAATTTACATTTTAGTTTTTTGAATCCTCGAGGAGCTGAGGAACTTTTCTTTTTTGCCATAAATTTAATTTATTCTCGGTCTATCCAATAGCGAGCAGATTCTAATTTTTTTAGAGCTTCTGTTAAATTATGCATAACTGAATTGAAATCAGTCTTTCCTTCTTTCAATGTTCTTCCAACATTTCTTACAATTTCGCGAGCATCCTCGATGTCGTCCGTAATCTTAGCTTTGTACTTGTAATGAGCCATAACGTGTTTTTTATTATTGATTTATATTGCTTTTATTATATATAAATATCAATCGGCTAGAATCATGCTGGTTTTACAACATTCAACACCTATTTGAATTAGTGCTTGTTCTTTTGCCTTTGCTTCAACAACTATATCTAAATCAGCAACTCCATATGTATCCGGAAGAGCCAATATATAGTCAGCATGTGCTTGTTCTTTGATCTTAGTAAACTCTTTATATTGTTTCTGGAAAGTTGGCCATTTATCTAGATCCTCCATTGCAATACCATGATGCTCAAACATTGTTTCAATTTGTTTCTGAGATTCTCGACGACGAGATTCTGAATAATGAGTGCATTGAGTAACACCATGTTTCTCCCATGTTTCGCGAGCCATGAAGAATGCTTGCTCCTCAGTTAAGTCACCGGTATTAAATGTATGGTGCCAATAATCAAATGTAATTGGAATACCAATCTGAGAATGCACTCGCTCATATAAGTCTCGGACTGAGTACATGGAAGCCTTATCATCATTTTCGATAACTAGGCGGGCCTTGCAAGAATCAGATAACCGATCCCAATTCTTCAACCAACGTGTAATAGTTGAATCTTTATCATTGTATGTAGCACCAATATGAATATTAATTTTATTCTCAAAGCTAGGGACAAACCCCATTATATCAAACAATTCAGAATGTCGTTCCAAACTAACTAAGCTGTTATCAACAATTACTGCATCTGGACTACCTAGTATATGAAACATACCAGGATGCGTAGTAACTCGATGACCATGTGCTTTTGCAAAGTCACCCGCAGCTTTTAAGTAGGTCGAAATTTCTTCAATACCAGGCAAGTCATCTAACTCATAATGATTCCATCTAGGAAATAATTCACTACCAATACGGAATAAACGAATACCATTGGCTTCATTCCATTTGAAAATAGTTAATAAATCTTTTGCATTTGCTAGTGCGATATCGCTAGCTAATTGTAGTCCACCAATCTTAAACTTTCGTTCAATCATAGTGCGACCGGTGCGGATATTTTGTCCTCCTAATTCTAAATTATTACAGGCATAACCAAATCTAATCATAGCTCTTTTTCTATATAATAAGAAAAATAATTCACAAATCCAAAATATCAATGAATTACTATTTTGTGATATTTATTAATATGACACAACTGAATAAAATTATAAAATTGGTATTAGATGAACAATCAACTAGTCCAGGAGTTGCTGCGGCTAGACTTATAGCTAAGAAAATTTATAACGCAAAAGGTATTGCATGGGATGATGAATTTGCGGCACTTCAAGCAATTTTATCTATTAAAGATATAACTCAATTTAATTTAGTTCAAAAAGAATTACAAAAATTATCCGGTGGGAAAGGAATCGCACAATTTGTTTCTGAATTTATTGTTGTGCGAGATTCAATGAATGCCGAGTATGCTCCTACGACGATCCGGTATATAAAATCGATTATAGCACATTTAACTAATATTGGAGCTTACAAACAGACAATCAATATATTCAATGAAAAATTAAAATGGATAACCAATTGGTCTAAAGTAAACGCAAACCTAGCATCAAAAGGCGCAGGCCAAACACAATTTGCATGGGAAACATTCGCGGAAAAAGCAGCAGTCGATCCTGAATTTAAACATAATTATCTAACTAGCTTGCAAATCTTGGCAACATTTATTCCAGTTATCGGATGGATTGTTTCTGCAGAAATCGGGCTTGGAAACGCATATGTATATTATCAAGAAGGTGATACTAAACAAGCTGGCCTAGAAGCAATATTTGCTGCTATACCTGGCCTAGGTTTTGCTAGCAAGCTAGGACTTAGTAAAATAGCTCCAAAAGTGATGGCTGGATTAGGAAAGAAATTGGCATTAAACCAAACTAAAAATCTTACTAAACAAGAAATACGAATATTAGATATACTAGGTAAGAATCAAAAAGCACTTAAAACTGAACTAGATAACTACTTTAAAACTGGAATAGCTAAAAGTGCTAAACAACTATCACGTGATAAAATAGCAGCTGCTACTAAAAAATATGGAATAGGTTTAGCAAAGACTTCTGGGACATTAGCTTCATATATGACAATAGCAAAGTTATATAGTGATGTGTATGATGCAAATGCGCCACAAATAACAGATTCTGAATTACTGGCATTAAATAATAAATTAGATGCTGACTTTGAACGATGGCTAGCTACCCGATATAGAAGTAAAATATCAGACGGTATTGTCCAAACTAATAATACCAAACTAAATGAAGCTCCAATTGATGCATTGAATTTTATTATAAATAATCCTGCAACTAGTGCAGTATATGCCGCCGCTGCCTCTGCTGTAATAATTGCTTTCAGTAAACGACTCAGATCATTGTTGATAAAACTTCCATTGGTGAAGCAAATTCCGGCAATGTATAATGATCTTCGAGATCGAAACTTCTTAATAAGAAATGGCTTAAAAGAAGCCGGTCAAATTAAACAACTATATAAATCTGGGGAGATGCTTAGTACATATGAAGATATTTGGCGTAACACAGAAGCTGCAGTAAAACGTGGTGAAATGACTCCACAAGAAGCCATGAAATCTATTAAGTTTATAAAAACACCAGGTACTGCAAAACTAACATTTAAACAACTTACAGCATATTATGATGATGCTGTCAGGACAAAGGGTATGGTAAAGAGTGCTGCGAGTGCAAAAGCAGTGGCAGCAACACCAAAAACAGCATCAGCTGAATTTGAAAAATTTATAATGAGTTCAGACCCAACATTATCCGCGATTCCAAAAGCAACTCCTAAAGTTGACGCAGCTCTTACCGCAGTACAAGATATCCCGGTAAGAAAATGGGTAGATTGGGAAAAAGCACATGCAAAGCAAGGAGACTTAGCAAGAGCAATCGAAACATTGGATGCTCGCAGCAAACAAGAGTATAAACTATTTAAATGGTTAGTTGGCGTATTAACGGGGGTGCCAATTGGACTATGGGGGTTAATGAAAGTGTATCAATCATCTGATTCAAAATCAACCGCAAAAGCAAATTGGCCTGAATTTAAAAAATGGTTGGATATTCGCAACATGAAACCTGCCGAAATTAAGACGACTACTACCACAAAGAAAAAACCAACCACAGTACCTACCACAACTAAGGCTCCGGTTGTTCGTACCGATATCGACCCAACGGATACTACTTCGAAGGCTAGTAATGCGCAAGCGCCGGCTGAAACCGAAGATCAATTTACTGGATTCCAATAATCACGGTTAATTTAACTATACAATATTTATATAAAAGAAATAAAACTATATGAAACTAGAAAAACTATTAGCAGAGAATATGCTAAGATTTGGTACCAAGAATTTGATAGCATCTGATATTAAGCCGTACCTAATGGAACAGACTCAAGTACCACCGGCAATATATGGAAAAAATGTAACACAAGGAAATGTAGCACAATTACCTACGATAGCCAAAACATATGATCCGACTAAAGGTGCAATTAGAATACTTGACGGAAATCCATGGTTAGCTACCCAACGAGCTACTGCACTACAACAATTTTTAGTACAACGATTTCAAGGTATATTTAAAATTCCATTCGATGCTGCGTCAGCAAGAATTACACAAACCGTTGTAGAAGGTTCTGGCGATACGTATCAATACATGAAAGCTACAATTAAAGCTAAATTATCAAAACCGCCAAAGACACAAGATCCTTATAAGTTTGATATATTATATAATTTTTATGATATTAACGGAGTTCCGCACATATTAGTTACTAAAGGTGGCAAAGGTAGTCCAATTAAGGGCGCGGCTGAAACAACGATTAATCAAATGAAATCTCAAATGCCAGCTGGCTCGATACTAGTACGACAAGGTACTGGTGGAGGTAATGCGACAGGTCCAAACGAACTAGAGGCCGTGACAGGTATCATGATGCCAATAACAGCTGGTTTTGCTGCAAAGAAAAAAGGGAGATTATATTTTACAGATGCTAAACAATATGAAGCAATGAAGAAATTTATTGCAGCCTATACCGACTTAGCAGATGCCGGCGGGAAAGTAAAAGAAACTGGTGATTTAAAGGGACGTACCCAATTGCAATCTAATTTCACGTCAGAACGAGGCGGTGGCGGTAATTATATTTTTGGCGATCTAGGCTCAGGCCGTACGGCGGAAGTTCTTGCTGGAAAAGATGCCGGTACAAATATTACAATTAAACGAATGGAACCTAGTAAATCGGGAGTCCTTCCGGGAGAGATACTTCCGGGTCAAGAAGAAAAATGGTTTCCAATTGCTGAAATAATTTATCCTGGACTTTTCCCGGATAATTTAATTACCATTAAGCCAGATAAATATGCAGAAATTTTTGATAAGATTCAAACGCAAATTACCGATTTACGAAATGAAGGTTATGAACCAATTGAAATGACAGCTGAAATACAAGGATTTGCTAGTAAGGATGCTGCAAATAATAAATGCCCACAAGGACTTAAACCAGATCATTCATGGGGATTAACAAATCCACAACAAGGACCAATAACGGCAGAAAAGTGGATAACATTATAATATATTAATAGTTAATGGGATAGCTTAATAACTATCCCATTTTTACTATCTAAAAGTTACTGTATAATAATCCGAAATATATCCATCAGATTGTCTTGCACTATATGAATATCCAGATCCGATATATTTAAAATCCGGGTTGACAATATGCGCTCGGTGACCAGGAGAATCCATCCACGCATTTACTACCCCGCGGGCAAACAATTTATGGGAGTATCTATTTGAACCACTGCCAGATTTCATGATAATTTCTGCAATATTTAACTTAGAATGTTCGTATATACCTGTTCGTAACATCTTAGCCGAATGTGTTTTTGCGATCTGATCAGTTTCGGAATCTACTACTAATGTATCTAAGCCTAATTTTATTCTTTCTACATTAATATAACGAACCATCCAATATTCAATAGTTTCAGCAGAAACAAATTCTTTTTTAACTAAACTATCTCCATAGCCTTGACCAAATCCAAAACCACTAACTGCTACTGCTAAAACTACTAGGAACTTTTTCATAACTTTAATTTTTAATTGGTTAATTATCTCTTCTCTTTATATATTATATATAAGAATAATAAACCACAAATCCTAGCAAATACTAATCTTTTTTAACAAATCCATTTAAAAAGTTTTTTTGCTTTTCAATAGCAGAATCTAACTGGTTGCTGCTAGAAACTCTTCGTTTTTTTGTAACAGGTCTATCGACTCCCTTAGCGCTAGGTGTAGCAACCAAGTCTGTGCTAAGCTTTTTTCGTGCGGGCTTTGTATCTTTTCCACTATCTTTGGAATCATCTCCGTCGCATAGCTCACTATTGCTTCGGCTTTCATCTGCTGTCCGTACGGGGTTTCTAACAACCGGCTTAATTCGTTCTGCGTCTCGCTCCAATTGGATTCGTTTAATGAGGTTTGGTTCTCCGATGGATCTAGTTTCTTCGGCATATATACAACCGGTGTTATAGTGCGTCTTTTGCCCCTTAATTTCAATACCACACGGGTACTTAGTGCCCTTAACCGATTGAACAGTGTACATAATACCCCACCCGACTTTTTTAAATTTTGTAACATATCCACATTGTTTATAACCCATCCAGGAAAAGAAAACCGCTGCTCCAATTTGGAACTGCGGCTTATCATATTGTTTCTGCAGAGTATCTGTTATTTTTTGTTTTGCCATTAGTTAAGACATATTGTTGCAGTTTGATCTATAATTTTAAATACTCGCAAATATCTAGTCACTTTGTCTTTTTTAAACATTTTCTCCATACCGGTATCTCGACGAAGAATATATCCGGATTCCATGAACTTATAAATGATATGTTTAGTAGCACGAAGACTATTAGATTCAATCATTATATTATCATCATCAATCATCACATCAACATGTTCTATATCTTCGGCAGTTTCCCGGTCATCTGACATCGTACGGTCATTTGAATCGAGGCTTTCGCGAATCATATCAAACACTGAATTTAAATCAATGCCTGCAGATCTAGCAATTGAAGCATCATACGTTTCAAATAGATATAGAACCTTATCTGTAGTATTTAATTGTTTAAAATAACTATACTCTGCATAGTTAATAAACATCGAGTCAAAGATTGTTTTCATAGGTATCCAATTTCTTAATTTCAAATAAGTAATTAACCGATTCCGCAGGCAATTGTTTTATTTGCATGATGTAATTAAGTGCCTCGTACAAGCTCGTTGCCATTACACGGCCTATGGGTTCACATGATGAATCTACTTTGTAATAATATACATATGTGTTCATAGGATCTATTTATTATAAATATAATCCTAGTTCATAAGATTTAATTACAGTCGATAATGCATCTGAAATAGTTTCCGTTAATTTTGCTACTTCGTGTTTAACTAGCATACAATCACGTCCTTTAACTGATACTGCCTGAACTTCTGTCTTATCAGTTTGTTCTGCGTATAGATTGTTCAAAAAGATACCTAATTGCTTTTCATAGTTAATTAGGTCTTTATATGTCATTGCAATTTTGTGATTGCATACATGTAATGAACCAATCTCACAATTAATTGGATCTGATTTAAAATTGTCGACAGAAATTTTACTATTAACTACGAAGTCAATGTCTGCCCATGTTTGTCCATATCTTGTTACGAATTTGTCGCATATTGCCCATGGTTGGTTGATACTGTTTGTCATTTTATTATATTTTATAAATTAATACGGTGTATACATCATTCGAATAATTGTTACGGACTGTAACATATCGATATTTTTCGATAAGCATATCCATTATGAGGCCTGGGTGGACATAGAAGAATCCATCATGAAGTGTATTGTTAATTGGTGATAGCAAATTAAGTGCAACCACCGTTGTTGCTGATTCATACATAATATCAATATCAGCAAATAGCTTTTGAAGGTCTGCAATTTCAGTATCACATCGTCTTTGAGTAAATAATCCGGATGCAACTACCCAATTATGTTTTTCAACCTTTGTGGTTTCAAAGGCGCCGGTGATTGCATCATAGCCATATTTTTGTTTAGCTAGGTCACACATTACCGGATTATGATCGATTCCAGTATATGGGGCAACTTCACCAAAGAATTTTTTTATGAAATTTCCTAAGTCACATCTTCCACATCCAATATCTAATATTGAATTATCTGGATTATATCCTACTAGTAAATTTTGAAATAAATATTCTTGTTCTGCTGTTGTATTGTAACCAACTGGACTTGGATGGTTCAACATGTAATTTGTATCAGTGGGAAGTAATGAATCCCACTCGTTTGCTTCTAACATTCCTGAAAGTGTCGATGCAATTTTATCTTGTAATTCTGTTGTATCCATTATCTTTTATGAATTCGATTAGCAATTCGTTCTCTATTTTGATGTTTTCTCTCATCTGATATCATTCGCTTTAATGGATGCGTACGGTTCATGTTACGTTCGGTACGGGTGGTTAAAAGGGCATTATTCCAAGCATCCATAATGGTATCACAATTATCTAAAAGGAAAATATCATTTAAATTTTCTGAGTTCCATTCTACAAAATATTGTCCCAAAGGCGACACTTGTAATATCGCCCCGGGATAATGTTTTTTAACATGTTTTTGTATAGATTCTAATTTAATCATTACCAAGAAGCTTTACCTGCTGAGTTTGCATCTAGATGCGGCATTAACTCTGCTGCTATTAATTCCTTATAAGGTACAGTGCAGGTAATCTGATCGGTTTCACATAGTTTAGTAGTTAATTCTTTATTAACATATATGTCTAATGATTTAGATGTGCCTACATATACAATAGCACGACGAGATTCTAATAGAACATCATATACTAGTTGTTTATTAACAATGTGGCTTGTTGCGATGATACCTACATGATTTTTTCCATGAACGGTAACAATAACGGTGTGACCTGGTTTATATCCCATTATTCTAAGATTTTGACAATTTTGCTAGCCGTTACAGACTTAACTTCGAAATCAAAGGTGAACCCTGTGAAATCACTAATTACCTTAGCTTCTGCCTCAGTTACTGATAATGCTTCTACTAGATACATTTCAGTCATTTTTTTAATTTTTACACCTTTAGGCGTGTCTACCTCATCCGTTAATTGGATCTTTGCTACGTAATAACTCATTTTATTTGTTTTAGTACATTAATAACTTAACTATAATATAAGAAAAAATTAATGTAATTCAAATGTATTTACTTGTTTTTTTCAATTTCTTTTTGAAGACGTTTCTGGTTTTTATGAAACTCATATGATTGTCGAATATGTTTTGCTGATAGGTCAAAGTTAGCTTGTAAGTTATCTAACACATCAGCAATAACGCGTTCTTTTTCATGTGGTGTCTTCGCTTTTTTAATTAGCATATCAATGATACGTTCTAATTGACGAATATACTCTTTTGGTAATCTTTTTAATATACGAGACTTATCAGCATATATTGTTGACTTAGGTTTTTTAACAGTCTCGCTAATTAATGATTTAGCAATAGTTACAGATTCTTTTAATATGTCACCATATTTAATAACCCAAGCAACTTCAAGACCAGGTTCCGGCATAGCAGCTGGTTCCGGCATAGCACCAGGAGCAGCCGCACCGGATGCCGATGAGCCTGCTTCTACTGCTTCTTTGTCTTTTGCGCCTAATCCTTTAACATCATCTAAGCTTAATTGTAATTCCATTGTATAATCAGTATTTCTACCAAATCCAGTATATGGAACTATTTTAATAACTCCGGAGCGAATTAAACTTAATATGATTTCTGGAGATGCGTTAAAATCATCGCCACTTCTAGTAATAAATTCACGTATTCCAATATCAGATGGCGAATATATAATTCCCATGTGCCTAGATCCATGTGCATCAAATTTCCCTAGGAATTTTTCTTCTGCAGGAGTAAATGGTGAATCAGCAGCATCGCGGGGAGCATTATCAGTTTCAGCAGCCGGAGCTTCCTGAATTATTGATTTCAATACTTGTTCAATTATATATTCTAGTGTCATTTATTTTACTGCTTTCGATTCTGCAAGTTGTGTCGAACGATACTTACTTGCTAATTTTTTTAACTCATTAATTGCTTTTCTAGCTCTTACGCCCGCAGCTTTAACTTGTTTCTCTTCAAAGCGATCATGGTTCTCTTTAAATGTTAACCAATGTGCTTCCATTGTTTCATAGATTTCTTGTGATGTCATATTAACCTTTTTTATTTATATATAAATATGTTACTTCACAAAACGTTCCATAAATACGTGAATGTTTTGATCTTTAACCTTTAATGTAGTATAATCGATTAATTCTATAATAATCGAATTATTCTCTTCGTAGATGCGTTGAATATGTTGCTTATTAATAAATTGTAGAGAGTGTAGTCCAGAATCTAATATCACATTAACTGCTATAAATTCTGAAATTGACATCAATCAAGCCCAGATCTATTAGTTTGCCGAGCTATCCAATCTCCCTTAGTACTAGCGTCATTTGGATTCCATGGTTTGTCTGTGCCACCAGCTGAATTAAATTGATGGATTGCCATTAGTAATTGAGTTGATTGTTTTATTGTAAGATCATTTACTCTAGTTCTACCAACTTTCTTTAAAAATGCATTTATTAATCGGCTTACATTAGGAGATTGCGTCATAAAGTTATTAATTGCTCGAAGATTAGTTCGACCACCTTGATCATATTTTGCTAGCTCGTAATTAGATAGATCTAAAACATCTTGCACATCAGCTGGAATATTATCCCATTCGGAAGTAGCATACTGTTCTTCGCGGTCCGGACCTTCGTCATCATCAGACGACAACATTAAAAAAGCTTTTTCTTCAGCAGTCATTGCATTCCATATTTCGTCAACTGAGTATTGGTATCCTTCTGTTAAGATGCGTTTAGCACGGGTTAATTCTTCCTTAAGGATTTGTGCGTGTCGTGAGTTTTTAATATTAAATACGTTCATGTTTATTTGGGTTCTAAATTATATTTTATTTGTATGCTAAGAAAAACGCCTCAGCTGCGGATTGTCTTTTTGGATTAATAGTTGCTGGTCTTTCAAAATATTTTGCAAATGCATATGCAGCATCACCCGGTGTATTTTGTTGTTTTAACTTGTTTAATGCATTTTTTTCAGTATTAGTTAATTCCCACCAAAGATATTTTAACTGGCCATCGACTGACGCAGAATCAACCCCATTGTCTTCTGACCATTGTTCTAATTTATCTCGTCGAGAATCTCTCCACTGTGCTAATCCAATTGCCTTACCAGAATCTCCAACAGCTGCTGGATTAAATCCTGATTCAGCTTGTATATTACCTGCGATGCCTGCTGCTTGCTCCGGAGAAAGTCCTTTGCCAGTAAAGAAGTCAATTACCGTGTTAGCATCAGAGATATTCTTAGATGATACATTACTAGGTTTTATAGCTGCAGCAGTTCCAGCGCCGTATAATGATTTTAGTGATAAAGAATCTTTATTTGTAATCTTACCAATCATTTTCGATAATACACCGCTAGCACCAACTGGTTTATTCATTAAGTTATTCAATTCAGATTTAGTTAATTCACCGGTTGGCTCTTTCCCTATAGATTTTTGGAACGCAATTACACCTGCTTCGGTGTGAGGTCCAAATTTGCCATCAACTCCATCAACTCCAACATCAAACCCTAATTCTATTAATTTAGTTTGAATTTTTTTAACAGAATTACCAATACTGCCTTTTTGTAACGTAGTAGTATCAGTTAATTTTTCTTCTTTATCGGTAATTGGCATCTCTGATAAGATTGCAGCCTTCCATTCGGCAGCTATTTTCTTATGTGCGTCTGCATCTAAATGTACATGATCTTTTGTAAAATCTAATTTATCAAAATTTTGTGTATCAATTACAGCATCTGCTTTAGATTGTGATGCTAACCAATTGGCAATTTTATCGTTAGCAGGATATCCGTCTTTTCGATAATATTTATCGTCTGTTTCTATGAATTGTTTTGATGGATTTGTGACAACTACTAATTTTGCGCCGGCTTGTCGAACCAGATTAAACATGGCCTCAAAATTCTTAATAGCATTATTCGGCGTTTTAGATGCTCCATCATTACCGCCAGCCATTATTGACACAATATCATACTTATCAGTTAGATTGTCTTCTAACATGTTTAATACTTCAGTTGTAGAAGCACCATTTTTAGCAACAATTTTACCATCAATTAATTTATTGCGTAATAATACCTTAGCATAGCTCCAATTTGCTGCAGTTTGTGAATCTCCTACGAATAAAACACGAAGTTTCTTGGTAGAATCTGATTCTTTAGTAGCATCTTCGAATAATAATGTTTTTAATCGAATCATTTTCCTTGGCCTACGTTAATTTTTGTGTAATTCTTTGCGTTTTTACTAACACTTGATTTAGTTTTTGCATGAACCCCGGGTCTTTTAACTTTTGGCTTAGATACATGTCCACTTGAACTATTTGCTTTAACTTTTGCTGCCATAATTTAAATCTCAAAAATATGTTTGTTCAAAATATAATACTTTGAAGTTATATTAATAAATATATACCGTACTAAAATCCAGTAAAAAAACCCGGGCTGCGAAAACCCGAGTCTTAACTATACCGTCTAAGGTAGCAGACGCTCTTTACTGTAAGTTTTCTAATTTATACACGGTAGTGTAGATTAAATCTTTTACAGCATCTAACTGATTGATAATATTTGTATCTTCTTTTGGAATTTTATCATATGCTCGCTCAATAAATGTAGCTAATCCTTTAAAGTATTTACTAACAGTTTTCGATTCAAAGTTATCGAATTTTTCTGCTGGAGTATATCCGCTAACAATTCCATGCTTTCCTTGATATGATTCAACCAATGCATCAATTAGGCCCGGAATTGCATCATAGTAAGCATTAAGTGCTAGATGCATAGCAAATGACCCGGGGCCTTTTGTCTGCCAATGGAAAATGTGAGCTTGATCACGAGATGCCATTAATGTTGATATTATTTTTTCAAACATAATATTATTTTCTTAGCTCAGCGCCAATTAGATTCTTTTTAAGTCTAGATACGAATCCCTCATTCATTGATTCATTAGTTCTTATTTTTTGCATAATCATATCAATTTGACCATCTACACGTTGTAATGCATCTCCATAATAATCCGCAACCGGTCCTCCTTCTGGCTCAGCTTCTTGTTCCATATCGAATTCAATTTGTTTACGTTGTGCTTTTAATGATACTAATTTTTCTCGATAAAAATTACTAGGAGCTTTTATTGAGCTTGTTGTTGTCGGTTTTGAAATATCACGCATTCCCATTTGAATAGGATCATTCCATCGTGTATCAGCGTCTTCTTGCCCAACTGCTTCATTTGCCGCAGACTTCATTGACTCTTTCTCATTACCATCTCCGTCTAAATCTAAAAAATCAGGTTTAGCAGATTCTTGCTTATTACTATTTTTATTGCGATCAGCCCATCTTCGACCATTATGTCCGCCATTCGTATCATCGTATTCCATATTCCTATCTTCTTGCTCTTTAGCTTGGTCTTCAGCATTTAATAAATCAATAAGTTCTTCATGGTTTACTAATCCATCAGAACCCATAATTATCATATCTTCCATACCTGCTAATTCAGCAGCTGCTATTAATTGTCTGTCAGACATCGAATCATATGAACCACCCATTGGATTTGCGTTAGCTGATTCATTTTTATAATATCCAAATGGAATATCTAACATATCAGCAATCTCACCTAGTGCTTCTGTACTAGTAAGCGAATCTGAATTATATAATCGTTCAATAACATCTAGTTCTGCTCTAGACTTATTTAATGCTTCATCAAATTCTTCTGGAGTTAATCCTAACTCATCAGCGATTTCATCAAATAGATCTCCTGCATTTTCTTTTAGTTGTTTAGCATCATACTCTGCTTTAACTTCAGCCATTGTAGGTAATCCCTTACCTTCTTTACGTTCCCACGCAAATCCTTCAGTTAATATTGTTTTTAGTTTTATCATCATTTCCTTTTATATAAATATTACATGTCCGAATTATTCGGTGTATCAATTCCAGATGCATCGTATCGAACTGCTTTGTTAAGTCGTCGGGGAGTACTTTGCATTGAAAATCCATTATTAGTTTGCATCCAGAAATCATAATGAACTAGTTGTCCTTGTTTGTTCCAACCCATATTATCACCATGTGCTTCGGATGGCATTATACTATTTCGTTTGAATGCTGATAACACTGATTGACGTTGCGACATTATGCGATCTGCCCATCCTTCTGGAACTTTGAATCTAGACCCATCCATTTTATCCTCTAGTTCCATCGCAGTTAATTCATCTGAAAATCTTGGCGATACATAGTCAGCTTGTATTTTATACCAAATTCCTTTTTCATTGTCGTCAAACGGAGTTACATAGTCCATTATAATAGCATACCAATCATCGTTGTTTAAATCTAAAATGTATGATTTAAAATCTTCTGGGGTATTTTGAAAACCAGGATCGTTAGTGTTAACTATATCTCCAGTAATTGGACGTACATCGTATACTGATACGAGATGTGGAACATTTTGTTTGGTGCGATATCGGGAGGCAGCAGCTACTTCCCATTGGTCATTGGTAATTTTCATTACCTTACCACTCTTTAAAAGAAATGCTACTCCATTATTACCGCCACCAAGTACTCGATCGAACTTCTCTCCAAATTGAGCAGCTAGTGCCGGTGCCCGGTTCTCTATCCAATATTGTTTAGATGTTGGACTTGTGTAATATGTCTGTTCGAGCAGAGTTTTTAATTTTATCATTCTAATCCTTAATTAATACGTTCTATACCTGTACCCATATGTGACGTAAAAAATCTATATCCTAATTCTCGGAACTTTGCATCATTGTCTCGGGCAAACTGAATATACAGTCGGTTCTTTTGGGCCGCCTTAGCTAGGTCAGAATCTGATCCTGTAAATTCAATCATTAATGGTTGCACAATTCCTTCTGGACTAGTTGGATCAATAAAAGCTAATAATCCGGCGCCTACCGTTGCCATGATGCGAAGATAGTTTGCTGGTACTTTCTCTTTTGACTTATTGGTGCTATGAAAATCAGATCCTCGAGGTTTTACAAAAAATGATAATTCTAATTCAGAATCATCTTCATCAGAATCAAATGGTGTTTGGTCTGCTAAATTAACAATTACCTCATTATCATATTCATCAGTAAACATAAAATCATATCCACCACCGGAAAGTGTCCAATGTATATTTTCAACATATGGTTTAATATTTCCGAATGCAATTTCAGATAATAGTGTTTTTAATTTTATCATTCTAATCCTTTATCCCAGTAGTATCAGCATTTGATTTTCTTACGATAAACAATTTACCCATTCGATCTAATACAGTGTATCCAGCAGTAGTTAACTCAGCAGCGTTAGCAGCTAACAAGGCACGGTATATGCGAGTCTTTTGCATATCTTTATCCGGTAAATTATCAGATCCGGTAACATCAATTGATGTAACATCATATATGCGTATAAAGTCAAGTATGCATTCTAACACAGTACCCATAAGACGAAGATATGATATTTTACCGGTTGCATCACTTCGTGAATGCGAGATAGTCCAATTTATACGTTCTGTGTCAGGGTCGGTGCTTTGTGCTATTATACTAAACGACCAATTAGATTCATCATCACGTCCCCATTGTTTATCAAAATTGAATGCCATTAGTACGCCATCGCAGCTAACACGACTTTCAACAAATTCAATATCATTGCGACTGCTAGATTGTTCTTTCCACGTAAATTGTGTAGCATATGGTTGCACATTAGACAATGTAATTTCAGAAAGCAGCGATTTTAATCGTATCATATTAATAAATATAGTAAGATGTAAATAGCCCGCTAGTACGTCCCTAACGGTCCCGTACTGTCCGGCCACAAAAAAAGCCCCGGTAAAAGGGCTAGTTAATTATTAATACGTGGCTCTTACTTATATAACCAAATTACTATAAATTTCTCATGACCCGTTTGCCGTTAACCGTATAAGAGCCTCGCTTATCCCATCCATTGTCTATTTGGGCCCAAACTAATTCTTCATGGTTTGCGGTAGCACATGCATTTGCTATTGCTAGGATTTGCGGTTTACATGTTTTCATTAGGTGATATAATTTTTCAAAAGTTTCAAAATCATTTTTAATAGTATCCCATTGTTCTTTAGGCGACTTACAAAAATTACTTAAAGAACAATCGGAATATGGCATACTAGGATTGCTAGGAATCGTCATATTAAACCCTATACTAAACGGCGATGATACTAGTGTTTTGCCGGGAAATTTATGTTCTCGCATAAATGTAATTTGGCGAAAGATGCATACAATCTTAATATCCGGTGGTAATACATTACCAAAGAAGTTTGCAAATTGCATTGTTAATTCTTTTTCTAACTTTGTTTTTTTCATAGCTCTTTTTTTAGTTTCGGCAACATTGCCTTTTTATTTATACTTAAAGATAAGGCAAAATACTTTTGGATCCTAATCTTTTTGCAGAAAAGTTTAAACTTTATTAAATAAAAAAAGCTCCCGGTTAGGGGAGCAGATCTGCGGCACACAACCGGCCAATCAATCAAATGCTGCTTGCATTTTACGGGTCACCGGATTGTATTCTTGTTGCACATACTTGACAATGTTGCGGGATTCGGTAGCGAGGGTTCCATGTTCCCCGTGTGTTACTACTGCGTGGCCCGCAGGCACCTCTACGCGAAGGATTCCATGACCTAAATCCGTAACGGATACTTTGGTACTAGTTAAGCGGTGAGTGTTTGTACTCGGCTCTAAGGTTACTGTTTGCATTGTATATAAATTATGGGGTTACTAGCTTTGTGCGGTCAAAAGACCAAAATATTGATCGGCGGAAAGTGTCACCATTGCTCCACGGGGCTCGACATCCTTGGTAAGCTCTACTAGGAGCACATCGCCTTGTCGTTTCAATTCTTTGATATGGGGTACTAGGTTTTCGTGTATTTGGAATGTGTGTGCTATGGCTTCAATAGGATCCATAGCCCATTCGTCTTGTATCCAAAGCCAATGTTCATCCTTGGTTGTGGTGCACCAACAGCGTACTGCGTAAATAGGCTCGCGGACTCCTAGTTGGGTTCCATCGACTTGATGGGTTTCGAAAATCACATCATATTCTAGATATCCTGTGAATGTGCCATCGGGAGCATATTGTTTGTGTCGCACTTGTCGTCCTTTTGTAGCTATGCGATGGTGGCCTAATTCGCGAATCATTTCTGGAACACGTATACAGCCAAACACCATTGCACGAAACGCCTCAGACTTCAGATGAAATGCCTCCGCATAACTATAGGGCTTCGTTTTCCCGTAACTACTCGCTATCAAATCTACGAGGGCAATTAAATTAGGCGGTAACTCGGTACCACATTTGTACACTAGGTCGCGTACCGGGGTTACGAACCCCGACACGAAGCGTTCCTTATTAGTATAGCGAGTACGTACGTACCTCATTGCTTGGTCGTTGGTAATGCGATCCCATGCTGATGGGAAATTCGAATTTTGTGCGCGGAAGCAGTCTTGGTCTGAATCCCATCGAAGCCCAGGCGTATCTGCGAAGAAGTAAGCGTGCATAGAGTTAAAGATTAAAATGAATATCTGTGTGTGATGCTGTGGTGTCGCGTACCGCATAATAACGCCATAGCCCTTGTTTTGCATCTTGATGGTAAGCCCCTTCCCAACACAAGGTATTGGATTTTGGCCACCAACCTCGCTTCGGGCCGTTTACTGGCTGTCGGATTCCTCCGAGGGCTGTACCGATGATTGAACGATTAGTAATATCGCTGGCGAACCGGGCCATATTTAACTCTTTAGGTGGTATTGTCTTCATTGCTCTTTTTATTATACTTTAAATATAAGAATACTTTGTCATGAATCCAACCTTTTGTGGAACTTTGTTTCCAGGCATATAGGCTAGACAAGGCAATCATGGCATAGACAAGCATAGACAAGCATAGACGAGTATAGACAAGGTATAATACTTATATGGGCACCATATCCTTATATAGAGCACCGGTACTCAGAAAAAAATACATGCTCGGAAAGAAAATGGGTTTAAGGTCCACCTTCTAGAAGGGGGTCTACGGGGTGTTAATGAAACCCTCCCCTACCCCCTTGTTTAGGGGGGTCTAGCCCCTTGTTTCTGGGGGGTCATTAGGGGGGCTATAGGGGTGTAGTAAAGGGGGGCTTGCTACCCCCCTCATCTAGTTGCTTATAGACACATGCTGACTTATAGAGCTGCCACGATCATCTCTGTGGCTGCTTGGTTGTCTGGTAGTCGGTAATCGGGTTCGATACCTACGCGCTTCATCAAGTTGCTAACTCCAATCCACTCACTGCGCATCGAGTGTGCTAGGCTGGACTCCTGTCCCCATACGTCGCATGCTTTTTTAAATGCTAAGAAGGTTGCTGCTTCTTCCAATTGGATTGCTTGGATGATTTGTTTCTTTGTCATGTCTCTCTTTATTTATTTTTATTATTACTGTTTTGCGTCGGTTAGTAGTGCAATACCAAACCCGATTAAGGCAAAATATATTATGCCCCAAATTAAAATTCCAATTAACAATTCTTTCTTTGTCATGTCTCTCTGTTTTTGATTATTAACTCTTTCTATACTTAAAGATAAGCATTTTTGGTTTAGGATCCTAGTGATCCTGGAACTTTATTTTAATTGAAATATTGCTTGACAACGTCTTTGGTCGCGACCCTTCATAATGAATAGGTTGTCTCGGTAATTGACATTGTCATATATCTTGCCATCTCGGATTGCTAAGGCATGTCCTGCTACGATGATGAAGAAGCTTCCCTTCTTTGGAGCTTGGGCTAGGAACTTGCCTACTGTGAAGCTAGCAAATGTTCCTCCTCCTTTCGGGTACTCGGTATTAAGAAGTACCTTTGCTTCCACTGCTTCTATCGGTGTCATTGGACGGGCTCCAAAAGTTCCTAGGCTTACGATCTTCTTGCCTAATGCTTGTGTCTTTGCTAGGGCCATTTTGTTAAGAGTATACGCGGTAGCATATGTTCCCTTTTTCTCTTTGCGATCGAATGTGGTTGCTACGAATGCATGAGCCTCATCATAGCTAACCTGAGCTGCATTCATAAATGCTTTAACTACACAGTCATTAGTTTCTTTTGCTGCCTTAACATCTGCTGCTGTGATTGCGTCGCTTCCTGCGACAAACTTTAATGCGAAATTTTCTTTTTTCATACTCTCTCTTTTTGGTTTAAAATTTATTAACTCTTTCTATACTTAAAGATAAGGTTTTATATTATAGGATCCTACCTTTTTACCAACTTTATTTTGACTAATTAAACATCGATGTTAATGGTCCTTTAGCTAGGCCGGATTGAATCATGTCGGTTAAACGAGCAAGCTCAGAACTTATATCCTCCAACATCTTTGTTGCTAGACGATCTTCCGGAGTGAAGTTTGATCCTAGGATCTCTCTTTGTCGAGCTTCGAGATCCGATATCGTTTGTTTCAGCTGGCATCTCTGATTTACATTCAATTGTTTCCATGGACAACATCTATCTAATAAGTCTCTAAGCTGATCAATGTCTGCTGGAGTAATAGTAGTTATTCTTAAGTCTGCTGCTTGCTTCTTGAATTGGAAGAATGCTTGTGGATCAATTTGGTTTGTCATATCTCTTTCTTTTTTATTAAAGATAAGCATTTTTCACTTCACGTCCTAGCATTTAGCAAACTTTGTTTGAATTATTTTACAGTGCAAAAGGACCGGTGAGTAGCCGATCCAATTGCTTCATATTGAGAGATATGATTAAGTAGTCAGGACAGGATTCGAACCTGTAAGATTAAGATTTCCACGGGCAGGTAGATAACCACCTCGTACCTAATCGCTTTCCAAGCGTTGCGTCTACCATTCCGCCACCTGACTATAATACACGTCCTAATGCCCTAACATTTCTGCTAGGGCCGGGACTCCGATTGAGAGGGATGATTTTCTAATCTGCTGCGATGATTTGCTCTGCTACCAACATTGTCGGATCCTCAAAGCCCATTGCACATATTCTAGCGGCTTTGATAAAGCTTCTTAGGTTAATGTCAACCCCGCCAAATTTAGCATTCAACTCCTTCATAATATCTAAGGCTTGACGCTTAGCCGGTAAAGGAATGCTGCGCTCCATTGACTCCAACAACTGCTCCATTCGGACAAACATTTGCGCGGTATTCATTGAGATGTCAGCCACAAAGCTTCGGCTACGGATAGCGGCATCCAATTTGCTTTGGTGGATATTTGAGATGAATATAATCTTCCCTGTGAACTCAAAGCGGCTTGGGATAGGCTCGCCAAACTCATCTTTAAGCGGTTTGCTTGAGATATATGAGATCTGACGAGTGTCATAGCTATCCAATGCTGCCTTTAATATATTCACAGCATCATCGTCTTTAAAGATTGAGTCACAGTCATCCAACACTACAATCTTATCTGAGTTGGCATACAATGTCATATACAATCCAGCCGGCGTTGCTTTCCCTTTGAAATGCTCAAAGTCATATGACTCTCTTAAGCCCATTTGGGTTAAAGTCTCTTTTACTAGGTGAGTCTTGCCGACACCTGCCATTCCTGTAATTACTAAGGACGGTTGGATTCCTCTACCTACCATTTTGGTAAGGCGCTCCAAGTTCTCAAACATTACCTCAGGATCTCTGCTTTCAACAACTGACATAAAAGACATCTTGCTAGGCGCTGCTTTCGGCATTGACACTCCTGCCTCTGCTGCTGCGATTCTGCTTACTCTGCCTGTGCTGCTCACTGCCAACACTTCTCTGTTACTTTCTGCTGATCTCAATTGCACTTCGCGGATCAATCCCTTTGCTGCAAATTCTCCGGTCTTTACATTCTTTGCCATCAATTTGCCATTTACTCTTACTGCTTCAAATACATTCATCATACTCTCTCTTTTTTTTTAAATTATGCTTAGGGCTTATCCCTTATTGCTATACTTAAAGATAAGGCATATTAATATAGGATCCTACCTTTTTCTTAACTTTGTTTAAACTTTGTTTATCCAAAAAACCCTCCGGCAATTAGGATCCAAATCATCAATCCAGCATCTACTAACGATGTAAATAGGTTATAGGTTTTGATACATGTTTTGCCATGCATATATGCATTCGCTAATAAACGAATTCCTAATAGTACGATTAAAATAATTTGCGGTGCTCCCATGTCTCTCTTTTTAATTTAATTTATATCCCTTATTGCTATACTTAAAGATAAGCATTTTTCACTTCACGTCCTAGCATTTCAGTAACTTTGTTTGAAAAAGTTTTAATGCCATTTAGGATCAATTAACACATAGTTATATCGTACAACTCCGTTATCATCAGCCGTCATTAGCTGTATCCTATATAGGGAACCTTCAGTGCCCATATAATCTTCGAAGTCACTAGCATTGCGTAATGCTTCCCATGTTTCTCTATTAACCTTTTTGAATCTCATAGTATCTCTCTTTACGTCCTTAAGGGCCGACATTTCTGCCGACCCGGGATCTATTAGGTTGCCATTAAATGGTGTCATCATCTTCACCGCGCGGGAATGACCAAGCTTCATTTAATGTGGCATCTTCCTCTCGGGCGAACGTCATATCTTCCACAACCTCTTTCTCAGCTTCTTCCTCTTCTTCCGGTACACTTACAAACTCATCGATGCATGCGGTGATATGCTGCATCGTGTCATACACATTGATACTTGCTGATCTCAACTCGAGCTGGTTGTTATATGATATATCAAATTCTGCCGATCCGGTGTCAACTAAATCATCTGAATTATAATCTAAGACCCGCTCAATCTTATTAAGCAACACGTCTGCGATTTCCTGGCCAAAGCCAAACACTTTCTCTACGCGAACCTCGGGCTCAATTTGACCTAACAACTCAATTACTTTGTCAATGTCAACTTGTGATGACAATGTTTTTGCTCCTTCTAACTGTGCAATTAATTCTTCTCTTTTCATACTCTCTTTTTTGGTTTAAAATTTATTAACTCTTTCTATACTTAAAGATAAGGCATATTAATATAGGATCCTAATCTTTTTCAATCTTTTTTTAAACTTTGTTTGCTACCTCGCGAGCCTGCCATTAAAGAATAATAAGGCTTCTCCTTCTTGCATGCCTTCAACTTCAATGTTACAATTCCCGTTGTTCACATCCATTAGGTCGTCCTGATCCAGAATGTCGAAGCTTACATTCTCAATATGCAAAATGCTAATAAACTCTTCCGCATTTAGCAATTTCGCGCAGTTGATAATTTGATCTCTTTCCATGTTGCTTAGTTGAATATGATTGAATAAATAAATGCCTGGCCTGCTAATCCTTGTTGCAATCTCTGCATTTCGATTTGGGCTACTTGCTGCTTTGCTGTGAGTCTTTTAAATTGATTTTTCATGGGGTTTATTATTTAGATGATTTACATGGACAAGATTCTGAATGGCATAATGATCCTCCCTGACGAACTTCATATGTTAAGTACTCATGCCCTTCGAACTTAACAACCCGGATGAGTTGATTAACGTCGATTCTCATTCTATCCGATACCTCTACTTCCGGTGAAGTGTTACAACTTCCTAATGCTAATGTTACTCCTAATACTACTGCTAACTTTCTCATATCTCTTTCTTTTTATTAAAGATAAGGTATATTCACTTCACGTCCTAGCATTTTCCAAGAAAAGTTTCAGAAAAGTTTACAGGTATTGTTCCAACAATTTGATCCCCGGTACCTTAGCCAAATCCAATTCAGCCTGACGAACCAACTGTCTTGCTCGCTCTCCGGTAACCTCAAGCTCCTCAGCAATTTGATCCATGCATTGTGCATATTCAAATCCAATACCATAGAATCGGGTGATTGCCGCCCTTTGCTTAGGCTTTAAGTGATTCAATGCTCTTTGTAGGTCAAATTGGAGATCTTGTGTGTCGCGGTTGCTTTTGCTGGCTTCTGCTACCAAATAGCGATCCGCATAGGTCTCAGCATTCTCAGAATCTCCTACTGGAGTTGAAATGCTTTTAACTGAGTACTCTTCGGTTGCGGTACGGTGTGATGGGATACGCACAGTACGACCTAAGTCATTCAAAGCCTTTTGCAACTCAGCACGGATATACCATATTGCAAAGGTAATGAACTTAACTCCGCGGGATGCATCAAATCTTTCGGCAGCTTCGAATAAACCAATATTACCGAATCCAATAAGATCCTCTAATTGTACTCCCATTCCTTGATACTGCTTGGCTACTTGAACCACAAAGCGAAGGTTGGCTTGCACTAAGGCATTTGTGGCTCTTCGGTCACCTGCTGCTGACTTGATAGCTAACTCTTGTTCTTCCGGCTTTGTAAGCATTGCCGTCTTTTTGATCTCCTTAAGATATTGAACGGTGCTTTCCGCGGTTGGTACTATTGCTCCTGTGGTAACATAAATTTTCTTTGACATATCTCTCTTTTTTTAAATTATAACTCATTTGTATTGCAACCGACTACTTGCCGGTTGCTAGGAACTTAAACGATACTCGGATCTTCTCCGGTTGCGTTGCTACATACTCTGCTCGAGCCTGTCCCTGGCGGATTGCTTCCTTTACGGTAGTGTCACTAATTGTGCTTCTAGCATCTTTGCTAAATTGACCTAATACTGCGTCTTGCTTAAACTTGCCTGAATTTCTTTTTCCAATCATCTCTCTTTGTTTTTAAATCGGGAACCATTTCCCTTTCTCCTTATATAAAGATAAGGCATATTAATATAGGATCCTAATCTTTTCCAAGAAAAGTTTCAACTTTTTTATTATATTTCTATTGTTATTGTATCTATTCCGATTCGGATTCGGAATATATTAGATAATGAATCTATTTGTTCCAATGTGATATCAATACCGGTACCATCGAAATAATATTCAAAGTATTGCTTACGCTGTCTAAATGATGTCTCTAATTGAGGTAATATTTCTACAATGGATAATTTATCCTGACCCATTATAACACCTTCGCTAATTTCAATTATTCTTTTCATATTCTCTCTTTTTAATTTTAATAAAGATAAGGTTAATTAATATAGGATCCTAATCTTTTGGTAACTTTGTTTGAATTATCTTATTCACACTCACACCAAGTCTGAGAGCAACCAACACATATAATACTTTCCGGTTCCAGCATAGGAGTAATAATTCCGGATGCTAACAATGCTGCGATTAAATCGGTATTTGGCACAAACCCATTAGGCATAAATTGATCCAGGAATGTATCAGTGCATGCTTCCTCAGAATCAAACTCCTCATTAAACTCTGCTTCCAGGATTGCTTCAAGGAATTGCGCAATCTCTGCGGCTAGGGTAATGTCAACTTTAAACTCTCTTTTCATGGTCTCTCTTTTTAATTTTAATAAAGATAAGCATTTTTATGTTTGGATCCTAATCTTTTGCAAACTTTGTTTAAACTTTTTTGCTGATGCCGGAATGTGCAATCTCAGCAATAATATCAATTAATATGCGGGGATCTACATGATTTATAAATGTACAACCACAGCCTCCAAACCCATACTCAGCAACTAATTTGTCGTCAATTAGGATCTGTGCTACGTCATCATCCAGAAAGGTTCTAACTCTAACTAACTGATCCGCTACCGTAAATGTCGATACTACTGCATTCTCAAAATTTCTCATATATCTCTCTTTTTAATTTTAATAAAGATAAGCATTTTTCTCTTCGGATCCTAGGATTTTCTAGAAAAAGATTACTGGCTAATTAAAGCCAATAAATCCTTTCTCTAACTCTAACCCTAACTCCTCTGCTATCTCTTTTAAATGGTATAGTGGAGCTTCATCTAAGTCTTGCATCACTTGCTCTGCTACGGTCTCAACCGTATATCCAAATCCAAATCCGTAACATGTAATTGCTCTTTGGATAGCTAGCATCTGTTCCGTTGCATTATGCTCCCAATCCAAACAATCCAAATAAAAGTCCACATCCTCATCAAACTCTTTGACAAATTCCATTAATGCTGCGATCCAAAGTGACTCAACCTCATTGCGAACAATATCAGCCACTAACTCATTGTGGTTATACATTTCTGTACTCCATGGCTTAACAATTTGGATGCCATACTCTACTTTTGCTTCTTTTTTCATAATCTCTCTTTTTATGATTGGGAATCATTTCCCTTTCTGCTTATATAAAGATAAGCATTTTTAATATAGGATCCTAATCTTTTTCAATATTTGTTTCGAATAATTTTAATGGTTTCTGTGACGCCGGTTGCACATTTACGGATTTCAACATAACCCAATTTAATATCAGTCACGCACTCAATTTTACCTTCTTTAATTTGTTGCTCCACAGTTCTTACTTTTAATCTTCTCATCGTCTCTCTTTTTAATTTTAATAAAGATAAGCATTTTTATTTTCGGATCCTAATCTTTTTGCAACTTTGTTTGAATTATTTTTCAGTAAAAAAGCGCCACCCGGAGATGACGCCTACCCTTCTAGAAGAGAGAGAAAAACTAGAAGACTTACCTAACCATATCGCGGTCATACCGCACAGCCTCACTCTGCCTACTCGCCGTCCGTGCCTGAGCATTCTCGGAACCCTGGAGCCTGACTGGAGGATCTATATATATACAATTAAGAGCCGGAGGTGTTAGGCATCAACTGCGCTCAAGCTTCTGAGGCCCTCTGGCATATGTTGCTTGTGGTTGCCGGCTCTAGATAATTGGCACCATCATCCCTAATGGCCTTCTTATTACACTTATATAATAAGAAATATACTGCTAGGATCCAACCAAATGCGCGTGAATGTTTACTCCGTATAGCTAGCGAACCGAATGAATCGCACCTAAAAGTGCGGTTTGTTCTAAAAATAGACTAGGCATAAACCGGTATATTGGTCTAAAAATAGCCTAAAAGTACCGGATCCTAGCAGTATCCTTCTAAAAATAGACTAGATCCTTCTAAAAATAGAACCCTCAAATATACCATATATACAGCAAACCGTCTATATATACACGATAGACCCGATCCTTCTAAAAATAACGTTACTCTGTATAGCTATAGAACCGATAGATCTTTCTAAAAATAGAATGCATATTATGCGCATATTGGTCTAAAAATAGAATCATCCTGCAGGTACCTGGTGACTCGGCGTCCTGGTATTTTCGTCTAAAAATAGAATGGGGAGGGGGAGGTGGTCTTCTAAAAATAGACTAGATCCTTCTAAAAATAGAATATCCTTCTAAAAATAGGATTACCGGATAAGTGCTTCTAAGCCGTCTAAAAATAGAATCTGGTATCTAGGCATTGCTGGAATGGAGATATAGAAGGTACGCCCCCTTAAAACTAATAGAAGGGCTAGGAATATACTTAACCTAGCCTACCTCCTCCTTCTAGACACTCAATCTGCGTACACATCTCAGGCAATGACACGGAAAAATACTGGAATCCATAGGGATCATCTATGCTGCGTCTTATTTCCATAGACACGGGCCCTGTGGGGCTATTGGTATTACTATCGTTATGCTTATTATTCCTGTTGCTATGTTATGCATTTGCATTTATTTTAATTTATTACATTTTGAACAATATCTAAAGGGTGGTATTCTACTCCAACCAAATGTTTTATATATCCAATTATGTTGACATGACGATTTTCTAACATCAGATATATTCAATTGTTTTTCATATTCTTGAACTATCTGCTTTGCTTTTAAGTAATCTTCTTTTTTTATCATTTGTATTTTTATTTAGAAGCTTATCCGTAAACTGCTAAGTCTTCTAGTTAGTTAGGAGTTGTGTTAAATGTTTCGTTGTAGTAATCAATTGCATCTTCTTTATCTTCTTTATCAGAAGTTGAATCAAAACCAAGTGGTGTTAATGATTCTTCTATAATATGCAATACAATTAATTGTCCTTCATGATAGGATTTTATTATCTGCTGCTTCTCCATTTCTTTGGCTGCTTCTAAAATATTACTTGGTAATGAGTAATCATTTTGCTTCCAAAGTGTTTCATATAACCATTCTATTGCTGTTGTCATTGTCTTTGTTGTTTAAATATTACCAAAAATTTGCTATAAATGATATTAAAGCTAATCCAATTATACTAACAAATAAATACTTTAATACTATTTTCATTTCTTCTTTATCTTCTTTCCATCCATTATAAACTGAGAAACACATAACTATTATAAAAATAGTTATTGCAATCCATCTTCCATATCCTAACATCTTATTCTGATTTAAAGGTTTCATTATAGTATTGTTCTGCTCTACCTATATTAGGGTCAAAGTTTGTTCCCATAGAATCATAGACTGCTTTCATTATCTGTTGCTTCTCCATTTCTAAAAGATTAACTAACTCTTGTCTCATAAAAACTAAAGCTATTTTCATTCCTTGATGTCTTTCCATTGAAGTAGCATCTTTAACTTTTGATGCATTAACCCTTCCTATTTGTGCAATTTCTATTTGCTTATCAATCTTTTCAATTGCTTGTTTTACTGCTGTACCGGCCATATATCTGATTCTATGTGATTATAAATTAATTGCATTATCCAGGCATTCTCAAACTCATACATGCCACAAGTAACGCCAGCATCTTCTCGAGTATCATAATACATTATTTTACCTTCGGCATCCTTCATGAAGTCCATGTTGCGAAGGTCTATGATTACATACTGTCCTTTCATATTCTATTTCTTTTTAAATTGTTCAACTAACCATTCTTTTGCATCATGTCTATGAGAACTTGCATACATATGAAATGCCCCATCTACTAACTTCATTATTTCTTCCTCACTATACATTCTTTCTGCTTGGTACTTAGCACCAGCTATAAAATCTTGATATCCAGCATAACTTCCAACTTTTTTAGCATTTTTTTCAGCAGCTTCTTCAAGTGTTTCTTGTTTAGGTTCTTCTTGTGGAATATTAATGCAATCACAAGTTTTAAATCCACTAATTGTAGTAGATGAAACTACTTGTCCTCTTCCTTCACAAAATAAACAAGCTTCTTCAAGTGTTTCTTGTTTAGGTTCTTCTTGTGGAATGATGATTTTGTAATCAAAAAATCCTTTAGGATAATCATTTATAAATTCTACACCATGATGTCTTTCTTTAAAAACTTCAACTTTCTCACAAGTAGGATTTTGAACAAACCATTCTAAAAACTTATCATCAATAGCTTGCACACCATCTGCAATTAAGTCTACATCTGTGGTTAGGATGATTTTTTTATATCCTATGTAATTATGCAAAGGTAAAGCACCTTGATAATAATTGACAGAATTATCTTTAGTAGCTAAACACCAACAAGGTTTAGTATCTTCTTTAATTTCTTCATCATTAGTGATGTGGATGTGTTGACCATTAATAGTGTATTTACTAAGTACAGACTCACATAAAACTAACCCTGAATTTCCTAAATGTAACCTACTTGGTTTATCTGTTGGGATAATATGTATATTTTTCATAATCTTTCTCTTTTATTTAATATAAGAAAAACAATTGATTAATCCAACCAGATTATCCTTTAAGTATTGATTTGTTAATTGATTTGTTAATTGCGTTGTCTTGAATTGCTAACTGACCTTCCAATATCGCAATGAATTTGTCGCGATTGGCAATGGTAGCTTTAAGTATCTCAATCATCTCTTCCTGTGTCTTTATGAGACGTTTCTGTCCATCGAGTTTGTCATTTGCAATCCGTAAATGCAAATTTGCGTCATTTATCACTGAGATTATTTCTTCTTGTGTCATGCTATTTGATTATGTTAATTAATACTTCTACGCGGCCTTGTGTATGCGATGCTATACATCCAAACGCAGCTTTGCTTAAATCTATTCGGTTCGCTGCCTGTACTCCCATCCGATCCGTTACGGTTACTGTGCACACTGCTTGTGTCTTGCAATTGGTTACTTGCAAACGGGTTCCAAATGCCGCCGAGTTATATGCTGCTGTTAGGGAGTCTCTGTGCATTCTAGTACCAGATGCGGTTCTAGAGCCATGCATATCATACCATGTTGCTACGCACTTGGTTGGTGCTGGACTAGTTAAGATCAAGCTTAATATTATTATGCTGAATATCTTCATATATTTTATTTGTTAAACCACTTACGATATGCCGAAGGATCTACTCTTGGTAAATCCTCTGGAGCTACGTGCTTTCGCTTTTTCTTTGTGGTTGGTTCTAATTTCTTAGGCGACCTAAAACTATCATATGACGATTTAAGTTTGCCTTGTATAATTACTGAGTACGGCGTATGTTCCTGTTTCTCGTTGTCAAAGTTTTTGTTTGGTATTTGTGTTGCACTCATAATTTAATTTAATCCTTTAACCATGTTTTCAATTGCGATGATTGATTGCAAATCATCACACGTGTCTTTGTCATCTCGTAACGATTTGAATACTGGATGCAACAATGAATAACGTCCTTCGGAGTCCTGTGACAATCCTGAACACTTACATTCCACAATGGTTCCTAACAATGTTTTCTGATTGTCGGTGATATGTTGCATCATGGCTTCATTAATGCCTGTCGGACGGGTAACAACCTTACCATCGCTCGACTCAGCATTAACAGAAGATATTACATTGATATTCTTTCCGGTACCATAATTGAATCCTGTGATGCGAAGGTCTACATCCATCTCAAGTTTCATTTTGATTTGCCAATTTGGTTTGCCATCTTTCCAGCCACCATCGGTTGCCTTAAGAATTGTTCCTTCTTGTCCATCTGCTAATGCTTCTTGGAACCGCAACAATGCTTCTTCATATGTTGCCACATCATGCATTTCAACTGCAGATATCATTGTAGGTTTCAAATCATATAGTGCCGTTGAATAGTTAACAATGCGTTCTGAATATGGTGTTGTTGAACGTTGGTCAAAGTATTCATCTACCGTAATTGTATCCCATATCGTAAAGCGTATTGATTCCAATGCTTTATTGAATCCGCCATGTTTGCTTTCAAACTTAGCAATATGTTTCAATGTCTCTGCAGGTCCGCGCGACTCTTGTTTGCTTAAGATGCTAATGATAGATGCAATAACTCCGTTAGACTCATAGCGAGATACTCCATCAATAGTTAACTCTCCGTTCAATACACAATCAGGAAAGTCTGCTAACTCTTGTAAAAAGGTTGCTCCAGTTACTATAGTTGGCTCGCCTTGACGAGATTCTAATTCAACTTCACCATTACGGATAATTGCATTACAATAACGTCCATCCATTTTGATCTGTGAATAAGCACGTCTGCCGTCATTAAAGATAGAACGTGCCTTCTTTTCATCAAATGAAATTGCTCCCATGTAAGGAGTGTCTTCAATAAGACCTTTAAATATTTTGTTGATGTTTGTTGTACCCATTCCTAGGCGACAATCCTTTTCAATGATGCGCTCAATGATATAAGCATCATCAGCTGAAAGGCTTTCTAACAATCCCTTAAGAAAATTACGAGCTACATCGCCTGTAACATCTCTATTAGATAAGTGTGCTAACTGCTGTACAGCAAACTCTAAATCCTTTCGCTGTTCGTTGATAACAGTTTGCTCTGGAATTTGTTTGATATAAAATTTGACACGCTTCGAATTAGCCAGGTACAACACTCGTGCTAAAAGTTCGTTGTCTCGGTACTTTGCTAAGATAACCATCTTTTGGTTTGTACCTGGCTCTGCTGTTATTTCGTCAAAAATTTGTTTAATTGTCATATTGCTTTCTTTTTTATATTATAAGAAATAATAATAACAATTCCAACCTTTATTTTATTAGTTTGGTGTCTAAGACTTCAGGTTCTGATCTGTAATTATCAAAAGCTTCTTGGGCTCTTTCCTTAGATGCTAAACAATCTTTAAACCATTTAGTACCTCTTGCCCAAGTCCATGTATAATTATCTAGATCTAGATATTTTGTATTTTTAAACACTATGCCGGTAACTATTTGCACAGCATACTTATCATCTATTTTTACTAAGCTAACTCGTTTCATACTCAATTTTTTATTTCTTTTAACATGTTATCTAAAATGTCCCTAATTTCTTGATGTTGTCTTGAAAGTGGCGGAGGAGGCGGTGCTTGCCTATAATTTGGAATACCCGGTACCTTGTCTCTACGAGTATCAACACTCTTTGTACGAAAGAATTTAGTTAACCAACTAAATGGGAAGAACATGTTTAATAAGATATCAGTGAATCGATTCCAATAACCCGTCCAGATTTCTTTCTGTGTCATACTACTTATCTGATTTAGTTTTATCGCCTACTAAGCCATACCATTCCCCACTACCATTTGGAGATAAACGAGGTTTACCATCTGGAAATTCATCCTTTACATGGCCATCGGGATACACTGTCTTAGCAATCTTAATTACTGGCTTCTTGTATACTGGTTTTTTGCAAAGCATTCCTTTGCTGCGCAACCATAAAAATAATGTTGTCTTGAAGTTTCTTTTATGTGTCATAGCTCTTTTTTTATATTATAAGAAAAAGTAATTAAATAACCAAGAACTGTGGGAGTTTTTTTGTTATTTAATTAGCAGATAATAGTCTTCTTTGACTTATCTGTCTTGGTAGTTAATTTTGATTCCAATTGATCGATTCGGGAATCAGTGTATCTTCCAGCATGATCAGCAACATGCTGACACTGGGTGACCCGTTCAGACCTTTCGGCATCGATACCATTAATCAATGTACGTTCTATCATATTGATATCCTGATACATGTCCCGAGTTGAATCGTCTAGACGACGGTTCATTGTTAATAATTGTTTAGTTAAACTTAGTACCTTAAGCAATCCTAAAACTGCACATATCGCTACTGCGAATGTTACAATCGAAAGAACACCTATAGTAAATGAATATAGTTCCATATGTTGTCTCCTTGTTTAACTCCCACAGTTCTTGGTTAAATTTATTTTACTGCGAGTATTGCGAGGCACATGAATATAGCTCCTATTTCATGGCCGGTAATTAATAATAATGTAGCACTACTGATTAATGCTACGTAAAGTATTAGTTTATATAAATTATTTTCTTTCATAATCTGAATATTAATCCCACCATCTATCTATGTTCTGGGACATTAGTTTGAATATTAAATCTTTGCATTTCTTTTGTCGAAGATCACCCATAATCATTGCAACTAGTTGTTTGTCTGTATGATCATTTGTGAATGACTTTTGATGGTCTTTGATAAATTGAACTGCTTTTTTATGGCATAGTGGATATTTTGCAAAGTACTCGTTATATTTTTCCCATATAATTTTTGCATTCCAAGTTGAATATCCAGGTATACCCTCACATGGTGTAAACCAATGTTTATCTTCAGCATAATCCATATATTCCATATTGTAGAATTCATCTTGCTCTAACTTGATTAGTTTGACAACCAATCGCATACAGTTAGCATCCTGCTTTGCTCGGGTATGAAAGCCTCTGTCACCGATATATTTGGCTTGGAACTCTAACTTTTTAGCTAGTAGGTTGTATATGAAATCATGATCCCAATCTCTCTGCTTCCAGATAGTTGGAAACCATTTCCATAGATTCTTTACTCCAATTCTGAAATCTCTAGGTATATGTTGAACTTCCCAACGCCACCATCTTCTTATCTTATTGAACATCTTAATCTAAATTTAAATTCCATTCACTTAATATCTCTCTAATGGATTCCCGTGTTGCTTCTGCGACTATATGTTCAATCCCAGTTGCTGGATCGGTGTCTTTAAGTTGACTCGTTCCGTATTTGGTTGTTTTTCTTAGTCGTTGGTCTAGTTCCCACATGGCATTCTTCCATTTATAACCATCTAATGCTACTTGAAGATCGTCTCTTTCTTCGTCTCCGAATTCTAATGTTAATTTCATAATCTATCTTCTATTTCCCAATATTCGTCCTGTGTTATTTCTTCTCGCATTACCATATTATCTAGCTCCCTACATATATTATCTACATATAAACTTCGCTGAAATTCTAATGCTGGGATATCATAAAAAAATGGAACTTCGGTTGCATATTTCAATTGCATGAACTTTCCATGTTCCCACTCATCGTGTAGTCTAGCTTCATACATTTCTACTAGGGCATCTATATCTACCATAACCAGTTAACTTCGTTTGTAATCGGATTCCAATCAAATGTCAAAGGCTTTTGAGTGTAATTGTATCGCTCATTTAATACAGAAGCATTAAAGTAATGCGTTTGCCCATTAAAATAATACCCATATCCTGAATGAATATGTCCACATACATGGATCTTTGGTTTAACTACCTCATTTATATGCTTTGCTAGCAACTCACAACCTAAATGGTCTCCACGTCGACCTTCAACATCATCCAATGTTCCCCAAGCTGGAGAATGTGTAACTAGGATATCTGTGTTGGTTGGAATTGCATCCCATTTTGATTGCAGTTCCTCTCCGTTGCGAGGTAGGTTAAACGCCCAATTATAAAAATAAGGTTGCCATGGTGAACCATAAATAACTAATTGTTGATCTTCTTTATCCCATAAATCTAATCTAGCATCTTCAAGATAATCAATAGTCTTATATCCAGTCAATATTCCTTTTGCTTCCTCCGGTTCATCTTGCATCCAACGATCATGATTACCAGCAATAAATATTTTTGCATCGTAATTATCAATTTCATCGAACCATTTAAAGAATTGCATTGCCTCCATTGGATTATATCCCGAAGTCATAAAGTCACCTGCATGGATAAGCAAAGCACCACCCGGTAGATCTTCTGTTACTTGTTTATGCTTTGCGTGTGTATCTGAAATTAGTGTTATTTTCATGACATTACAATATAAAGTGTATAATTAGAATTCTGTGTTTTAAATACAATTGTTCTGATACTACCGGCAATGACATCACTTTCAATTTCTTTGATTGGAGTTGTTAACCAAGTGTATGCCGCATATTGAGGGTCTAACACACAACTAAAACCAACTGCCGGTTCATCATGTAACTGCTTAGCTCGACTGCCTATTGCGTCACCTTCAAATTCAACAAATTTAACTAGCGATCCTCTCAATGTGAAGTCGTTTTCTTTTACTATTGTAACCGGAGAATTTGTTGTATCACAGACATTGCATATGGTAACGGTAACTCGTAACCCTTTTTGTCTATGATCTGTAATTGCATTGCACTCAGTACAATATATGTTTAATATGCTTTCCATACTAATAATATATAAAATTTATTTCATAAAACCAAAAAAACCCTAGCAGTTTCTGTGGATCAAACAGTCTTACTAGGGTGTGATAATTGGTTATATGGTTGTCCATGAAGGCACCGTCGTGCACCCATAAATCAGATCCAATTTCCCAATATCGGAAAAGACCATCTAGGTGAGCGGATCTTACGGGACGCCCGATGGTTCTTGAGCCTGCAGATTCTATCTACAGGGGGCAAAAGACACATCCTGGTACGCGCAACCGGAGACACTCCGATCCATTAAGCGTGATGTGTACTATTGTTTATAAATATTTAAAATAAAAGCTAGGTCACCGATGCCACCTAGCTGTGGAGAGTTATTTAATGACATTTTTTTACTTAAGCAGCAGGGTCTCTCTTAACTGTCAAACCCGAATCGGTATTAAGGTGTAGTCAGGACAGGATTCGAACCTGTATGTGTAACTTTCTTGGCCCTTCCCCAATGGCACACTATCCACTCGTTAATTTAGCGTCTAACCAATTCCGCCACCTGACTAATACCGACGCCTTTACTTTCACGAGGACTTGCATGTCTTTTTCAATATTTCTATCTTAGGACCCCACCGGTATTTTTTGTAGGGCTCCCAATATCCCTACACGCACCTAAAGTTTTATCCCTAAAGTGATTACTCACCGCAAATCGGGGCCGGCTGGTGTTTATCCTTTAACCGGATTGGTTTTAATAGTTGAGGTTGAGAACCTCTGTGTTGTGTATGCAGAACTTCTCATACCTTCATCTCATTCATACCTCACATGAACAACACATTTAATAAAACTAAGGCGTATTACATTATACTACTTTCTCTTACGAGCCTGTGACAGTTCTAGCTGCCTATTTCCTTAGTTTTAATAACATACCCTGTCAGCCCAAGTTGCTGAATATTAGACTTAGCATTAAAGGGTTGTCCTAATATCCTTCCGCAAACAACTCCACTCTTGGTTGTGGATTCTAACTTCAATAGTTTCTGTACCGAAATACAGGTTGGAATACACAACAGTTATTTGTTTACTTCAAGCAGGGTAATATTTCAAAGAACGTTTTAGAAGCGGATTCAGGACTCGAACCTGGCCATGGGGTTATGAGCCCCTTGTGCTACCAATTACACCAAACCGCAATGTGTACTCCTAGCAGGACTCGAACCTGCAACGACTAGATCCTAAATCTAGTGTGTCTACCAATTCCACCATAGAAGCATTTATACCAATATTGTCAATGAACTTTGTCTTCTTAATTACTCTTATATAATAAGAAATAAATCAATTGAATCCAACCTTTTCGGAAACTTTTTTGAGTATAAGGTAAGAATCGAACTTACACTATTAGTTTTGCAGACTAACCGACCACCCCAATCAACTTATACAATTGTGGACAGAGAGGGAATTGAACCCGCGACACCTAGAGCTTCAATCTAGTGCTCTACCAACTGAGCTACCTGTCCTTCTTCGGGGAGGACTTGGCTGAGGTATCCTAACGGTTCTACCCTCAACACTCGCCTCCCGTCTTATGCACGCCTGGATGGATTCGAACCACCAACACTTGGATTTGGAATCCAATGCTCTACCAATTGGAGCTACAGACGCATTTTATCCGACCTAGCTCGGATCACACATCGGATCTTTTATTGTACCCTTACAGAGACTCAAACTCCAATCTTCCCCTTAGAAGGGGGATGTTCTATTCAATTGAACTATAAAGGCATTAGTACCCTCAAAGAGATTCGAACTCCTATTCCTCGGTTCGTAGCCGAGTGTTCTATCCGTTGAACTATGTGGGCAATTTGGGTGAATGGTGGGTTTCGATCCCACTACCTCCAGAATCACAATCTGGCACTCTTCCGATTGAGCTACAAACACCATTTAAAAAACCCCACTCCGTAAGTGGGGAGGGCAACTTAAGGCAATGCCATTGGATGAACTAGTCATCGCCATTACATGCACACTTTGTGTACCGTAGTACCGAGTAATGGTAATGATCCACTCTAAGGTCGGATATGAACCAACCTCGGTCCCTGACCACTCGGCATTCTGTGGAAGACAGTGTACTCGAAACACATACCTTGCGGTACCACTCGCTTAGCAGGCGGTGACAGTTCCTAACTGCTTTACCTTCCATTGTGTATTCAAGATAGGATTTGAACCTATGACCTCCTCGGTATCAGCGAGGCGCTCTAACCAACTGAGCTACATGAATATATTGAGGACTAGGGGAATTACGATATCCCGACCTGACGCTTAACAGGCGCCTGCTCTGCCTCTGAGCTACCAATCCTTATAGTGCCGCAGGTAGGATTCGAACCTACTCAGCCTTCCGACAACAGATTTACAGTCTGCCCCGACTCTCCAACTTCAGCGCTACGGCATTTGTACACCCTATAGGATTCGAACCTATGACATTTGCTATGTAAAAGCAATGCTCTACCAACTGAGCTAAAGGTGCATTTGTTTGTGATCCCGGTGAGGTTCGAACTCACGACTCCCTAATTAAAAGTTAGGTGCTCTAACCAACTGAGCTACGAGATCGGTCGTTTGCGATACTTATCGCTCTTGTCACTTTCCATGATCTACCTTTTATTTGTTATTAACTGTTTTGTCGAAAGTGCCAGATTCGAACTGTGCTTGAATGTCCCAAACATCCCGTGCTACCGGATTACACTACACTCTCGATATAATTTTTAATAATTGAAATATCACCATATATTATATTAATACATGTTGAAACTTTTTCCATTTTTTCTTTGCCCACTTCCATACAATGTGGATTTTTTGGATCTAAATACATATCATAGTCAGTCAAATAAAAATCTGGATAATATAATCTAGATTTACCATCATTACTAATCCATTTAATACAAGCAGGTCGTATCCACTTTATATTTTTACTATCTAATAATTGAGCTATTTCCAATTCCCAACTCGATTCTAAAACAACTCCGTTATATATTATAGTTTTCCTACTGCCGTTTCTATAAGAACGATTCGTGCTAGCGCTAATACTACATAGTCTAGAACATGTTTTCTTTTTTCTATTATTATATTCTAATTTAGTTTTACAAATTTTACAATGATTTGGATTTTCATTATATAATAATATATTTTTAGCGAGTATTTTATCTGACCCATTATACATACTTCTAAATGGTTGAAGTTTTAGTATACTATCCGATATTTTCTTTTTAACTTCATCGCTCCGATCTCTGCTATTTCTACATTGCAAAGAACAATATGAAACCAAACCTTTTGTGGGTTCAAATTCATCGCTACATTTCTTACATATTTTCATACAATTCCTTTATTATAAATATAGAGTCGAACCTCAAACCATACAATCAAACTGTTATTGAGGAAGCCTGAGGTATCGATCCCCATACCTTTCGGTACCACTAGTTTTCAAGACTAGGTTAAGCGCCAGCTTAATTAAACTTCCTTATGATCTCCCCCAAGGTCTCGAACCTTAATTTTATGGCCCAAAACCACACGTCCTGCCAATTAGACGAGGGGAGAATTTAATTTACCAATATGTCAAACAACTTTTATTCTGAGCTTTCTATAGGATTCGAACCTATGACCCCTTCATTACAAGTGAAGTGCTCTACCAACTGAGCTAAGAAAGCATTAATGTAAAAATCCCGAGCCTAATTAAAGACCCGGGACAAATTCGTTTATATGTAAATTATATTAACTTATCCCAGGGCTTCCTGTATACTGCTTCGGATCTAGAATCGACGTCGCAACTAACTCGCGGCCATGATTCATCACCTGATTGACACTCGGCCAACTAAAGCAATTTGTTATGTTAATATTTCTTTCCATCTTCGTATAAATATAGGTCTATTTACTTTTTCTTCTTATTATACTATAAATATAATAAATTTTATTCTTATATCCAACCTTTTTTGTTACTTTGTTTGCTTATTGTGTTACAATTGTTACAAATGAATATTTTGAGGTTCCATCTTTAGAAAAATAAATACGGGATACGAATTCATTTTCATACATGATGATCCAATACGGATCTCCTACTGAATCGGTTCCTTTTGGAAACTCAATACTTTGATCGTCTTTACTTAATACTCGCTTTAATTCTTCGCGAGCAGCATCATGTTCTGCATAGAAGAAGGATTGATTATTAAATTCTTTGTCTCGTATCACATACCATTGTTCAACTGGCACTTCAGATGTTGATTTTTCTACTGTCATTATACTTTGAGCGTTAACAGCTACGGTAGCTAGAAACATTGACAATGTTAAAATTAATTTCTTCATAGGTTCTTTTTATATATTATATTGAATTTAAATTAATAATCCAACCTTTATTCTGCAATGTTTGATTTCATTATTAATTACTTAAGGGAGCTTTAATTGATGGGTGTGACTGATAGTTTTGAATTTGAAAGTCGGATATTTCAAGTCCTTGAAGATTTGTTGCTAATGGTCCTACACCACATTCTCCGGATTCCGTTGGCCAAAACTCTGTGTTGATGTTTAATGTAGGTAGTGGATATGGTTCTCTTGTTCGTTTTGGGATACCAGCTTTATCAAATTGTTCTTCACGAGACCAATCATTCATTCTAAACTCATATCCTTTATCTTCAAACATTATATACCTTTCAGATTCACTTAATTCCCTCCCAGTTTGTTCTTTTGCTTGTTCAATATGATTCAAATACAAATGCGTATCACCCAAGTTTCCAATCAATTCATCAGGAACCATATTAACTGCCTTAGCAATGATTTCTAATAACAGGCCGTAAGATGCAATGTTGAATGGTAAACCTAAGAATGTATCTACTGAACGTTGATTCCACATTAAAGAGATTGCTCTGGTTGGGCTATTTTCGTAATTTAAATCTTCTTCAATTTGTTCTCTCGTTCTGTTTAGATAATATAAACCTCTAACATTATGAGAATATTCAAATCGTTCTTCCCAACTCAACTCTCTTGTATAAACTTGAAACCCATAATGACATGGTGGAAGTACCATTAAATCCAATTCTCCAACATTCCAAGCATTAACCATCAATCGTCTTGAGTCCGGGTTTGTTTTAAGGTCGTTGATTAGGTTTGTAATTTGGTCTGTAACTTTAACTGCAACTTGACAATTTTCTTCTGTTACATTATATGGTATGAATTGCTTCCATTCTCTCCATTGTTTACCATACACGGGACCTAAGTCACCAAACTGATCAGCATGCCATTTATCGAGACTAATCGACTTAATCAACTCTTCCTGTGTAAACTTTTTAGGTACATCAAACGGTGTGGTTTTGCTCATATGTTCATACCATTTTTCATATGCTTTATAGGCATCCCCATCCCAAATATGACAATCATTGTCTACTAAATACTTAATGTTTGTATCACCACGTAAGAACCATAACAATTCTGTTGTAATTGTTTTGAATGGCATTTTCTTTGTTGTAAGAAGTGGAAATCCATCACTCATTTTATGACGGATCTGTCTACCAAAAACACTAATTGTGCCAGTCCCAGTACGATCCATTTTACGGGTACCATTATCTAAAATGTCCTGTAATAAATCTGTGTATTGCCTATCTAAATTATTCATAACTTTCTATTTTTTTGTTGTCCTTACCAATTCCATTAACTTCTCATACTCGTCAGGTAATTCTTTTTTTATTAACTCTAATTGATAGCCGAGTGGTGTTAAATATTTTTTCTTTTTCTTACTCATAACTTTCTATTGTCGTATCGTTGTATTTAACTGTGATTAGTTTGGTTGGTATTCCTGCTTTATTGTATTGTTCTTCTTTAGACCAGTTATTCATCATAAATTCATAACCCCTTTCATCGAATATTTGATATCTTTCTTTCTCAATCAACTCTCGTTCTTCAATCTTTAATCCCCACTTTTCAGAGAACTCTGGATCTGTTTTGATTTTGTTAATGAATTCTTCTTGTGTTAAACACTTATTAGTATAAGGTCCAGAAAATGGTGGATTTTCTTTTAACCATTCTGTTTGATAGTTCTTATAAGCCTCATCCACTAATTCTTGTTGTTCTTTACTCATCTTTGTTTTTTATTATCTAAGTATTCTGTTTTATATCTTTGTACCAACAATATGGATTCTCTAATTTTTTCATCGTGAGTTGATTCGTGTAACATTTTTAATGTCTTATCAAACTCATCCATTATTGGGTCTGGTTCTTCAAACCATTCTTCTTTACTCATATAACTTAGGATTATTTTCTAAAATTGCAGCAATAGAATAAACGATTTCTTCTGGTTCAAATGATGTTTTCCAATCACATTCATCCAAAACTTCATCTACCCACTGCATGTATAACTCAAACAATTTTTCTTTATCTATTGTCATCTTTTTTGCATTTTCCCAATTTTTAACTTGTCTAGCTATATCCTCCATTATTGGATTCATTATATTCTCAGGTACTTTTTCGGGATACGTGAATATATTCTTTATAGTTCCCAAATTGATAATATCTTTAAGTCTTCTAATCTCAGCAATCACATCATCACCTAGTTCAATCCGGGACATCATGGATAGGTCTACTACTTGTGTCATTAATACTTCAATCAGTTTGTCTTTTGCTTGGTCTTTGTTCATATGTTTCCTTATTTAGAGCCAAACGTTGGGTTGAATTTGAAATCAACCCAAACTTTAGCAACAATTAAATTTAATCCTATCATGTAGCAGTTTACTAGATTACCTTCCCCAAACGTCTTTTTGATGGTGTCAGCATTATCTTTTCCAGCTTTTGTTCGACCAACTGCTCTAGATCGTTTGGCCCAAATACCTAATGACCACTTACGTCTAATGTCATTAGCCTCATAGTTTTCTAAAATGCTATCAGATCCTTCTTCCCATCGGTGTCTCAACACCCATGTTGCTTTAAAGCTTCCTATTCTAGTTCGTGTTATCATTAGTGTGAGTCTCCTACGTTATGTTTTTCTCCGTAGATTAAGTAATCTGGATTGATCACTTTAGCTACTTTGTTTCTAGCTCCAGACCATTCCTTAATTACAATACCTTCGTGTGGCACTTTAGTTCCCGGGATAAAGTTCTTAAAGACATATTTATCTTGCACTGCTTGGGACCATTTACCGATGTATAGTTCTTCTACACAAGGTAATCCCAACAATCCGATTGTTATCACAGAATTAAATGCATTCTCATACTTACCATTTACTACCACATCAAATCCAACAAACTCAATATCAGTTAACCCATAATCATAATTCGTTTGAATCCCAGCACCATAAATTTCTCCATACAATACAATACCAGAACCTAAGTCAGATGGATAATCATAAATTTGTTCTACATGATCCCACAGCATTCGTCTGATATTGTATTTATCTGCAACTGTTCTCCATACATCAGTCGAGTAGAATCCTTGTGAATCAGATCCTTTCTCGCAATTATGTGATCCATATACATATTCATAGTCAATCCATTTATTAGCAACTCGGAAGAATTTCTTCAACTTGTCCCATCTAGATAGTGTCGTTTTCTTTACGATTCCATAACGTGCATTGGTGCCGTGTATCTTACGTGTAATCTCAACATTATCCTCTTCTGTAAACATACCCGTAACATTCTTGAGGTTAGGGAACTTGTAGTAGATGTGGAAGTTTGGATTGTCACGGTATTTAATCTTACGACCAGAAGCCAATTGGATTTGTTTAACTGGTGGTTCATACTTAGTAATGCCAAGTTCTTCCATTACATCTGTTCCATCTGTAATCGACTTAAATCGGATATGTACAATTGGAATAATTAAACATTCACTATAAACGCCGCGAAGTTTAACTGTTCTTACTCGTTGTCCTTTTCTCAAGTATCCGGTTACTCCAACCTTGTCAGATAATTCTTGTGGAATTACAGCATCAGTAGTTGCAATTATAACTAAGGAATCTTTGTTATATTCACCTTTTTTGGTAATTGCATTCCAACCACCTACTACTGCTAACTCAATGTTGTCTGCGCCTTCAATTGCTTTAATTTCGGTTACTCGTCCTACGTAACATACGCTGTTTTGATTTTCCATTTCTTACAATTTTATTTCAAATCTGTTTTTCATTTGTTCTAACTTGTCTGCTGGTACTCCGTGGGCATTTACGCTGGCGTGTCGGTTTTCAACAATAACAGAAGAAACACGATATCCATATTGTTCAGCTAACCAATAATAAGCATCCATTTCCCATTCCTGAGTAAATGTGTTTGAAACTACAATGCTAAATCCTTTTACCATCCATGCTTCTGTCACTTCTTGGCACCATTTATGGGCTGCTTTGAGTTTAGATGCATCGAATTTATATTCACCATCATGCATAAAGTATCGATCTGCCTCAACATGATGAGTATCAACTAAATGTTTTGCAAATGTTGTTTTACCACTGCCAGGTAAACCTCTTAATAAGATTAATTCTTTCATAGCTAATTTATGTTAACGGGTAATTCCTAATTGTTCCAATGTCTTTGGCGTGTAATCAACTTGCTCACATGATACTCCGTGGTATCTACGATCAACACGCTTAAATATAGTGAAGCCCATAATGGTTATTTGCTTCATTACAATATTTTCATGAATATGGCCGTGAATGATGCGTGGTACGCGGTGTTCTAACTCCATCGGGTGCACTGGGCAATGAGATAACCAAATGCCTTTATATCGTGTTAAACCACTAACAGATTGAACATACTTCATCAACTCCAGAATATCTCTTGGTAGATCATGATTTCCTAACACAACCTTTTTCATTCCGTTTAGTCTGGATAACAATGGATACGGTTTAGCCGATTCCATTGTTACATCACCTAGGATATATGTTAGGTCTTGTTTTTTAACTACACTGTTCCATTGGGTAATGATGTGCTCATCATGTTCCTCTACTGTAGCAAAGCCACGTTTCAATGCCATGTTAACATGACCAAAATGTAGATCTGCTATAAATCTTACTTGTGCCATTCTTTTTCTTTATAATAAGAAATTAATCGGCAATATCCAAATCTATATCAGGAATTGTTTCGCAAAACATAAAATGAGTTCCTGATTGAATAACTATATCAGCTCCACACCATTGTTGGAACATTTCTATGTATTCTCTGCGAGGAGCAGTGTCAATGCGTTCAGCAAAGTGATGTATTAGTTTTTGGTGTAGCACATGATATGCTACGTCGTTGTGTGTTATGATGTTACCTAGCATAGCTCTGGAATACACAAATGAATTCTAAATCGTTGTCAGCTCCATGTTCATCGTTCATTACTTTGTGGAACATTCCACCTGGTATTAAAACAATGTCTCCTGGTTTAATTGGGATGATCTCATCGCCTAATTGCATAGAGCCATAACCGGTTTGGAAGAAGTATACCTCATCTAAGTCGTCATGGCTATGTCCTGTGGTGGTATGGGTTGGGTGTAGTATTGTTTTAGATAATGTTAAATTGTTTAGGATTGCATTGTCTATTACCGTGTATACGGCGGTCTCCCGCACTATAGTGCCGGCAATGTCTTGTGTATTTACTTTCATTTTACCGATTCTTCATAAGCTGTTATGATGGCATCTGATATGTCCATCTTTGGATTGTTCTTCATGAGCTTGAGTGCCCATGTTACTACTTTTGTTTCCATTCCTAGATCCATGGCATCTTTAAGAACTATATCGACAACCTCGAAAGACCGATGAAATTCCTCCACCGGTCTCTTAGATTGTTTACCCCTTACTATTTTTTTAAATTTATTAAAAAGATCCATGTCTTCAATAAATTTGCGTAATGGCATTTGTTTCATGATTATAGCATTCCTTGCATTCCTGCTGACATATCCATATCGTTGTCAACCTTTTCGTCAACAATAACACATTCAGTCATTAATAACATTGCTGCGATACTTGCTGCATTTTCGATTGCGGTACGAGTAACTTTGGTTGGATCAATAACACCAGCTTCAAGCATATCCTCAAATACTTCTGTTCTTGCATTGTATCCATATGCACCCGTGCCTTCTTTAACCTTTTGAACTATCACAGCTCCCTCACCACCAGCATTGGCAATGATTTGGCGTAATGGCTCTTCGATTGCACGTTTTACTATCTGTATGCCTACATTCTCATCTTCATTGGTGCTTTTAAGTGCATCTAACACACTGATACATCTAATCAAAGCAACGCCCCCACCAGGTACAACACCTTCTTCGACTGCTGCTCTTGTGGCTGCTAATGCATCATCAACGCGGTCTTTCTTCTCTTTCATCTCAGTCTCAGTCGGTGCACCAATATACAATACAGCCACACCGCCGGCTAATTTAGCTAGACGCTCTTGAAGTTTTTCTTTATCATAGTCTGATGTTGTTGCTTCAATTTGAGCTTTGATTTGACGAATACGTTCTGCTACTGAGTCAGCTCCACCATCACCATTAATAATGGTAGTAGTATCTTTTGTAATCTCAATCTTTTCTGCATTACCCAATTGATCCATTGTGATGTTTGCTAAAGTAACTCCATGATCATCTGACACTACAGTACCGCCTGTCAATGCTGCGATATCTTCTAACATTGCTTTTCTACGATCACCGAAGCTAGGAGACTTCACTGCTGCAATTTTCAATGAACCTCTGATACGATTAACTACCAATGTAGCCAATGCATCACCATCAAGATCCTCAGCAATAATCAATAGGCTGTTACCTGATTGAACTACTGGTTCCATGATTGGAAGAAGTTCCTTCATTGATGAAATCTTTTTGTCTACTAATAAGATTAGAGGACTATCCATTTCGACAATCATCTTCTCTGTGTTTGTAACGAAGTATGGAGAAAGATATCCTCTGTCAAATTGCATTCCTTCAACAGTTTTCATTTCTGTTTCAGTTCCTTTAGCTTCTTCAACTGTTATAACACCATCATTTCCAACAACTTTCATTGCCTCTGCGATTAGAGAACCAATCACATCATCATTGTTTGCTGAGATGCTAGCAATCTGTTTGATCTTTTCATTGTCATTACCAACTTCTTGTGATATTGATTTCAACTCAGTAACAACCGCAGTAACTGCTTTGTCGATTCCTCGCTTAAGATCAATAGGATTAGATCCAGCAGCAACATTCTTAAGGCCTGCATGCACTAGTGCTTGAGCTAATACGGTAGCCGTAGTTGTTCCATCACCTGCGATGTCTGCTGTCTTGCTAGCAACTTCTTTCACCATTTGAGCTCCCAAATTTTCCATTGGATCTTTCAACTCAATTTCCTTTGCAACCGATACACCATCTTTTGTGATGTGAGGAGCTCCGAATTTTTTACCGATTACTACATTACGGCCCTTTGGTCCTAGTGTAACTTTTACTGCGTCTGCTAATTGATCAACGCCTGCTTTGAGCTTTGCTCGTGCATCAGAATTAAAACTGATTTCTTTTGCCATAACTTATTTTTCCTTTTTTATAACTATTTAATATAAATATTACATTGCAATTTATTTTGCAATTTCCAAAAACTTTTGATTTATTGTCTTTGCGATATCAACCATACTATCAGGTCTAATAAATTTAGAGTCCTGACCATACATTGTTTTAAAGTTTCGACGATCACTATCATATATATTTTGCTCATATATAAAATAACTAATGATGTTCATACCAATTTCTCGCATATCACCAATTACCTTTCTAGTAAATACCACACCATCATAGACACTGCCTGTTCCATGGACCGGAGTAGGAGCTCCATCTGAGTAATTAATAAAAATTAGTTCATCCCCTTTAGCATCTGCTCGGAGATCCTTTTCTATACTTTTAAAAGACAGACCTTCTGGTGTGCAACCAAATGTGGATAGATATTTAAAGTAATTACGAATCTTGCTTATTTTATCATGAGCTGAATCATATGCATATAAGGTAACACATCTTTCAACCCCGCCAGTTTGTGAATCAGTTCCGCGCAATGATATTTGTACCCGGATGCCGGTCGTCATTGATGCTGCTTGGGCAATTGCTACTGCACTAGTCATGGCTTGCTCTAACTTGTTTCCATGCATCGACCCAGATGCATCAATTGATATATGGATAAAATAATTCTTGAATCTATCAGTAACTATTCGGTGAAACACATTAGCATTATCAAAACCCAATTGAGCTACTAGTCGACGATCGATCTTTCCGGCTCCTAGTCGGGTTGACTTAAGAGTCCTATCTGTGTTTCTCATTTGCAATTTGTTACCAAGCTGTTTACCTAATATTAGGCCTCTAGTAACAGCATCAGTCATCTTGATTATATCACGCATATTATATGAATCTGTAGCGTAATTGCCATTCATTATCTCTGCAGATCGACTAGTAAACAAACTAGGCATCGATGAAATGACTCCTGGTGTTAGTTTCTTGATAACAACTGTAGTGATCGGATTATATTTACCATCTGGGCTAGTATTAATATCGCGGGTTTCTGTACCAGAATCGCGCATTGCATTAACCAATCGCGATTGAGCTTTTGATAACTTACCGGTTTTCTTTTGTTCTCCATTAATGAATTCTCGCTGAGCTTCAATAACTTTTTCTAGCTTTGCTTTATCTCGATCCGAAAGTTCCGGGGTATCATTAGTTTCATCATCGTCACCATCCCCGTCTTCCTCATCATCAGGCTCACCATCCCCAGCTCCGCCTGGTAGTATATCTAAATCATTGCCACCTTTTTTATTGTCTGCATCATTGCCGGCTTCATATACCTTTTGTAATTCTTCAAGCTCAGTAGCCAACACCGCTGCAGCAACAATTTTATATACCTCACACGATAACATTAATGCATCGATAGTCGATTTTAATCTGCTGATATTCCCTAAATCGATTAAGTTCCATACATCTCGTAGTTTGGATAAAGAATCCAATTGTCGATTTGCATTCGTAAAGTTAATGAGATGGAACATATAACAATCCCAATCTTCTTTAACCTTCACCTTACTAATTAATGCAGTATCAATAATTTTATCATTGAAGTATTTATTATACATTGCTTCGTAATACATTCGATATCCTGGAGCAGATGTATATACGGTATAATCAATACGGCGATCTTCAATCCAATTCAATATATCTTTAATGATACCGTATTTCTTTTCATTTAATGTCACAGGATCGATCTCGGTGTTGTTCACTATGCTAGCCATTTTAGTTCCAGCTAAGGTATATGCTTTTCCACCAGTTGGTGTTTTAAACAAACTAAAATCAGTATATGCAATATGAGAACCTTCATGCAATGCTAATCCAACAGCTGGGTCAAAGTTAGTACCATCTAATTTAGTACCAATTGTTACGGAGGCGCCATCAGTATAACTAGAATCATTGTTTTGAAATACTACAGGTATTTGTTTGCCTGTAACGATATTAACGAAATTACCAATTGCTCGTTGAGCTGCTGCTAATTTAGTATAATCGACTGTGTTACCTACTTTAAAGCTAACATCGAAATCTCGATCTAACCAAAAACTAGATGCATATTTCTGAAATGCCTTCCCTGCTACGTATGTTGTTTTAATCTTTGCCATATCTCTTTCTTTTCTATATAATAAGAAATTTATCAGTACTATCCAACCTAATTGCTAAAAATAAAAGGAGCTGGGCTGACCATACTCCTTATTTTCGAGCTATGAAAATTAAAATGGCATATTGTTAACCGTATCTGGTTCGGTACCGACACTAAATATATCTTTCTCAACCGTTGCGATATGTTTCTGGATAATTTGTTTAACAAAAGTCCTTTCAGAATCAGATCCTCCCGATGCATCAAAGAATGGAATGATTGCTACCTCAGACGCCTCAGCTAATGTAAACCCATCTGCTAGCAACTCACATACTCTAACAGTCATACGAGTTGATACCATAGTCGTTAACTTGCCTTCTTCAGAACGCCATTCTTTACGGGTTGCATCAGCAATGTCAGCTACTGAGTGAATCAATGTGGCACTAACTTGTTTGCCATATCGATGCTTCAATAATGCTTCTTCGCGTTCCAATGTAAGGATATCAACCTCAATGATTTCGAAACGATCCATTAATGCTCTATCTATTACACGAGTTGATGTGTACTCAGTACCAATATTGGCTGTTGCAATAAATGATACGCCCGATGCAACATGTATTGTCGGAGAGTTAACATCTTCATCTAATCGAAGATATCTTTGTCCTTCATCTAATACTGGCATTAAAATATTCCATGCTTCTGGGTGTGCTCGGGATAATTCATCTAAAAGTATTACGGCATTCTCTGTTTTGATTGCCTTAACAAAGGCTGATTCATCGAATGATGTCTGTCCATCTTTGAAATGTGTATTACCAATCAATGTAGATCTAGGATCTTGTGTTGCCCCTAGGTTAAAATAGAAGAATGGTCTCTTACTTTCAATTTTAACTTTAAATTTTTCCATAGCTTTTTTTATTATTATAAGAAATTTATTTTATTAATCCAACCTTTTTTAGAATTGTATTTACTTGCCATTTACTAAGTTCGGTAACTTTACAGATTTCAGAACGTATGCTATTATCAGTGTACATACTAATAACAACTTGTTTAATATCATTGGTTATTATAACTTTTGGCTTGCGCCCGGAATTTGACAAATCTCTATTTTTATATATTTCACTATTACGAATACCTTCTCGTATAGCGTTTATTCGACTATCTTTATTTTCTTTCCAATTTTTACTAATTTTTTCTGAACGCTTAAGTTTTGTTGCAGCGGACATGTTTTTATGAAAATTAGTAATTGATTTTTTAAGTTTTTCTTTCGATGTGGAACATTTCCATTTTTCAGTTGAAATTTTACTCATTTTATTTGAAAACTTATCCCAATCTGATTTAGTAAATCCTTTAAAATTTCCAACCCCGTAATTTTCTTCTGCTATATTATAGAATTTGGTACTAGTAGCGGCATCAAATTTTTTAATCCAAAATACTTCCTTATCTCGTAATTCATCATATGTGTTACAATATTCTAATATTTCTTTTTTAAAATTTTCTTTACCGTACTTTTTTATAGCAGAGTGTAATCTTTTCCCGGATCCTAAATAATTTGGATTGTTATGTTTGTCTTTACCAATATAAGATTTACCGTTAACTAGATTAGTTGTTTTATATACCACCATAATATTCTTTACTTTATTATAAATATGATAATATAGGGAAAAACATTATGGTGGTATTAATCTTTACAACTTAGTTACCGAAATAACATTTGGATCTTTTAGGAGTGTCTGGTATTCTTCTTCTGTAACTTCTAATTGGTTAACAACTGGGACATTAACCAATGCTTTTGCGGCTTGTGTCTTACCGCTACCTGCTGGACCAACACACATTATATTCTTACCTCTAACGGCAGATCGAACTAGATACTTCCATTTGATATCAGACATCTCTAAATCCTTTGGCTTAATTTCGTGTGAACGATTAATCAATGCCATTACTGGATCTAAAGTTACATCAACTGCTGTTTCCATTGCCGGCAGTATCTCTGCAGGAATTCCATCTGCGGATATTCTACGAGCCTTTTGGGTTTCGTGATTAAACACTAAAGCATCATTGCTAGCCTCAGCTGCGTCGATCATCGATTTTCTAAAAAGATGTGTGATGTCTTCTCCGGTGCTTACTTCAAATACTAATTTACCAGATAAACTTGTGGTAATTGTTCCATACTGTTTGTTATTCATAGCTCTTTATTTTATATTATTATAATAAGAAATAAAAAACTAATATCCAACCTTTATTGTAACTTTTTCACGGAAGTTCCATCATCATATATTACAATTACAATGCCTCGATACTCTTCAGTAACTAGTTGTCCTAATAGGTTGATAGTTCTAACTATGAATTTATGTGGACGGTTGTCGACTGAGATAGGACCATATTGTTTGAAGTTGCCATCATAGTCAACCTGTGTTAATCGGTAATAGTTTATGGCTGCCGGTGCATCAGTATCAACAAAATTATAATCTAATAACTGAGTACTATTCCCAGCACCAGTTGTCATGTTTATAACATCCTTCTCGGTAAAGTCTCCGGTGGTTGTTCGTTCTAATATAAAGTGACTCGAGTTGTGTTCGGAAGCAGTCTGCCATTTTAATACATTGTACTCAGAATATTTTGTTCCTGTGAATTCAGTTAATTCAACCGGTAACGAATAAACTCTGACTAATTCGATGTTATCTATCCACCATTCTTCTCCAGCCGAATTTACTCTACAAAATAAATCTATAGCTACTTGTGTTATTCCGGTTGGTAAGTATAGAGATATAAATGTTGGGCCTGTAGTACTAGCACCTGCAGGAGCTTGGTATAAATCGCCAGTCGGAGCAGCAGAGTTTGTATAAGACCCATTTGCTGTATGATTAATGGATCCTGTTGATGTATACGGCCATGATGCGTTAGCATTTCCTGTTATCCTAAGTTCGGAAATATAAGTAGCTCCTCCATTAGTTGATACTTGCACATCAACAAAGTCTGCGACATCAACGCCTTTAGTTGTTGCCGTTGATGTAAATGAATGTGAAGCTAATCTAAATTTGAGTTGGTATTGTGATGTTGCACTTAACCCAGTAACATTTGGCATCGAATACCAATCCTGTTCAGTACCAGACGCTCCATTGCCACTTCCATATATTACGGCACTCGTATTAGATGAAACTGATACATTCGTTGCCCAAGTAGCTGTTGGCACTCCGAACCACCAACCAGCTGTTAAATAATTTGTGGAAGATGCTTCCATAAAATCATACTCAATTACTGTTTGGGCATGGATTGATATGTTAAATAATAAACATAGAGATAGTATTAACTTTTTCATAGATCTAGATTTCGGTGTTTTGGTTTTCTGGTGTAATTTTTCTTGGAAGGAATTGATCGGGCAACGAATCGACCATCGAAATAGCCTTGTTGCTTTTGAGATTCTCTGCTCGCGGTTAAGCAGATCTTATGCATTGTATTTGCTTTCATGATAACTTTATTATAATTATAACGTTCTAGTTGTATACCAACTTAAACCAGGTAAATCGACCTAGTCAAATACCGGCTTCAATTGTTGAAATGCGTGTTCATATGCCTTAACGGGTTCATATGGATACAATGGTAACAGTGTATATACTAATTCAAATACATCTCGCTGTATTCCATATGAATACGCTTCCATCATAATATCTTCAATCTCATCAATCTGTGCCATTATTATCCTTATTATATATAAAAAAATTATTAATTCCAAATTACCAGGCTCTGCAGCTCCAATATCTTGCAGATGTTCTGTCTTTAGCTGTTGCACATTTATGACGAGCCCGGAAACTTTTTCTACGGGCAGGTATATTCTTTTTGATCCGCATATTAGGATCACCGAAGTTAACTTTAACTACATTGCCTTTTTCATTCTTAACATACACCGATCGTTTCTTTGGTCCACCTGGTGTTAAGAATGGTTTGCCTAGCTTGACTTTCCGGCCTTGATACTCAGCTTCATTAAGACCTGATTGTATTACCGTAATATGCTCAGATTCCGTTACACTTCGTTTAATTGCCTCAACTAAGCATGTTGGACAATATTCATCAGTTTCTTTGATAGGAACACAATTTGGTACTTGTTTCCCGCCTTTTTTCTTCATTCCAATTTGTTGATATCCATCCCAACAAGCTTCATCAATGTATTGCATTTTACAATTCCTGTCGTATACTCAATTGCGGCAGATATGTTCTCCACACCTTAAGTATTTGTTCTTTATCTGGTTCTGTTATTGTGTTGTTCTGTGTCCACACGTCCAAGTAATCATTGACAACTTGTTTGAATGGCAGTCGGCTTTTCTTGGCTTTAATATACAATCCTTGAATCATTGCTGGTATCTCTTTTTTAAGAAGGAAATACTGTTTAGTTGCTACTTCGCCGGAGCCAATCTTTTCTCTGCGTGATTTGTCTGATGGGAGGAATTTGCCTTGTTTAAGATTCCAACCACTTTGTGTTGTATGTTCAATTTCATGACGAAGCACATCGCGTAGGTTCATCGCAACCTCACTTAACAGGGTAGGATATTCTGCAGGATCTAATTCAAATCTAATTTCAATCAATGGCATCTCTTCAGACACTCGTTTAGTATCATTATAAGCATCGCCGCCCATTCGAAGATCATTCAATCCATCGATCCATTGAACCTTAAGGGCTAAATAAAAGTCTAATGGGATATCCATGTTTTCAACTTCCTCAAACCATATCTTTTCAAATTGATCATCATCATCGATATCCGGTACAGCTTCTCCTTGTTTGAAATGAATCTTTTGTCCGGAGAACTCCCCCTTAGGATTTTGAGTAGCAGAGAAACTATCTTTTATAACAGTTAGCAGTTTACGAGACAATTCAGTCACGATGCTATCATACCGGCCTTCGATAATTAATTTCTTCATTGATATCATATTAATAAATATACTAATCAGATAAATTGTTATAATTCCAAAATGCTTCTTTATCTGCCTTAAATGGTGCTCCTACTTGCTGATAATAACAGTTAAGACAAAGCATTTGTATGTTTTCAACCCGGTGGTTTGTGATATCGCCATCCATATGATCAAGTAGCAGTGGAACAGTATCATCTGTGACTCTGCGTTCGGAATATCCACAGCTTGTGCATTCTTCTGGCATTATTGCTAAAGCTAGTAATCGATTGCGAAGTTTCCATCCCGGATACTTTGGGTATTGACCTTGAAGAATCAAATCAATACTGTATGGACTACCATCGGCTCTGCTGGTATCTTTTGGAATACCTACTCCGGCTTGGTTAGTGTGCATATCATACAATGTCTTTCCCGTTTCCCGATCAATATACATGTTTGCATACTTCTTCCAGGTTGTGAATGATACTTTCATGAAGCGAGCCGCTTCTGCATTCGACTGCGTGTTTGCTATTGCATATCGAATGTCAGATTCAGGCAAGTCCATTGCTGAGCGACCCCTGCCATATACATACTTATATTGTGGCTGATCACTCATTATTAATATACTCCGTGTTTACGTAGTTCTAATATTGCTTGTTTAGGAAACGTTTTATTCTCCCACATCTCAATCATTACTGGTTTTAATTTGCTAACCAAATCCAAGAATGTTGCGTGATAAACTCCTGATTGTGTTTTAACTACATTGTACCAATTTGAATACACACTGTACTCGGAATCGAAACGATCTTCTGGCGTTCTATTTTCCCAATACTCTAGTTGGTCTTGCAATGGCCATAGATTTAATGGTACGTTAGAATCTTTTCGACGTTCCGGTAAAGTTGGTTTATCCTTTGCTCTATTTGAATTTCGTGTGATGAATTTATCCATCAAGTTGATTGCAGCATCTTTTGGAGATTGGCCGGCTCTTGCATCTTTTTTACTCATAACTGTTTTTCCGTTATCTTTTCGGTTAATAAAACTAATTTACGCCAAGCATCTTCAGCTTTATAAACGTATTTTCTAAATTTAATGATATCTAATAATTCCCTCGCAGCATCAGCTTTTTTAATATTCCGATGATATGTTGCATGGAGTAATCCAATGCGAAGTTTAATAAACCATTTACGCATAACTTTTATATTTTGTGATTGTTACTGTTAATCCTAATGAATGTAGTTCTTGTCTTGCTGATTCACAAAACTCCCAAAAATCTACGAACACTGATACCGTTCCTACTCGGTGTATGATTGTAGCACATTGTACAGCTTGTAAATAACTATGATTACAAACCTCCATTAAACTGTCTATAACATGATCAAATGTATTGTGGTCATCATTGAGCACATTAACTTGCCATTGTCCTCGAGGTGTTTTAATTGATTGTTTTTTCGACATCGCGAATGATTGCACATTGTTCATAAAACTCATTTTTCTCGGCATATTGGAGACACGCTTGCAAGAATCGATGTTTCCGTTCAGTATCCCAAGCATCTGGCCATGTCCACGAATCCGTCTTCATGTGGTTAATTGATGCTATTAATAACTTATCTATAAAATTCTCATCCATACTATCCATACTATAATATATAAAAATTTCTATAAATAACCAAATTATTTTAGTTTAATCTTGTCGCCTGGTTTTATATCATCGCCGCTAGTTAAACCATTAACTGATTTAATATCATCTAGTGTCATACTATGATTTAATGCTATTTTAAGTAGAGTATCGCCAGGTTTTACCACATAGGTTGATTCTGCATATGATTTTGCAAGTGCACTATCTATCCAATCAATACCAGATGGATTTGAATCTGTTTTTTTCGATGTTGTAGCTATAGCAGGTTTTGTTTTTAATTCTTTAGCGTATTTAGTAAATGCATCCGCATTAGATTGCATTCTAGCTACTACTCCGCGGAACTTACCCGGGTTTGTAAAATTTGGGTGTTGCAAATATTTTGTAGCAACATCATCCCATTGGCCTGCATTTATAGTTTTAATTGTTACCGGACCTAAGTCGCCTCTGTAGATTGCATTTAAAATTGCAGCTCGTACATATTTTGGATATGAATCATATTTTGCAATTAAACCTCGAGCTTTTACTTCGTGTTCTGTAATACCTTTTGTTAGCAATGACTCGGCATTGGATGGAGATATTTTCATCCCTGCTTTTAGTCCAGGAAGTACTGAATCAGTTGTTCCATATCCAATTGTTAATGTGCCGCGGACTGGCTGACCTGGAGTTGCTGGTCTAGACGGATTTGCATCATCATATGCTAAATGGTTGTTTGCTTGATCAGTTGGGCCCGGTCCTTCCCATGATTTAACTTGTTCGCGGAATTCGTTATCTGTTGACAACGTTGCTTCTGACAATAAGTTCTTTAACCGTATCATTTTTTAGTTTCATGTATAATTAGTTCGCCTAATACTTCTAAACGGCCTACTTCGCGTTGAAATTCAATTTGAGTCATTGATGTAGATATTTTTTTATATGTAGAATCAAATTCTTTTTGAGCTTCTGCTAAATCAAATTTGCCAGCTGCGGCTCGTTTATAATAAGACAATTTAACTTTGAAATGATGCCATGTTAATAATGCAAGTCCGCCTTTTGATTTAGCTGTGTTAGAAATCTTCTCAGCGCCTGCTTCTCTAGTGTCTGCAAATGTTTCAAACGTATCTGGTTTGTCTTTTGATTCGAATAATAAATCGTATAGTTTCATATTAATAAATATCATTATTTTACATTTTTAAATTCTGTGATATACGAATAATCCGTTTCTACTTTACGTTTATTTTCTACGCTATATTCATTCATGTCAATTTTATACCCAGGATTTTTTTCTATTCTTTTATATGTCCATGCATCATCTCGCCATATAATTCTGTTATTTGGATAAATAAAAAAATTACCGTTATCCATTTTAAACAAATGACCACATTTATGCTCAGGAGTTTCTGAAAAGTTTACATTCATTATGCCGGCTTTATTTTCCCAGGCCCAATCTAACGTGAACATGTATGTACCTGGGTGTTTTGTTCCGGTGAAATCTATTAGTTCAGCTTGAAGTCCTGCTAATCGTTGACGAACTTGTACATCGATATATGGACTAAAACAATCCCAATACATATGATATTCTATAGGCAGTTTAGGTGCATCTTTTTTCCAACAAAATGCCGTGATTGGTCTTCTTGTCCAATTAACTCCATTTTCTAAAAATGCCTCAAATAATGGAACTCGTTTTTCCATAGATGCTACACTGTGTACATCAGCTAATGTATATTCACCACTACCAGATTCATGATTAAACATATACTCATTGCGTATGTAACATGTTATTGTTGGTATGTTATGATTTAAGTATGCCATTATTTTCTTTGTTTTGAAATTTCAATTGCTGCAAGTTGTTTAAGGGCTGCCTTCTTCGTAGAATGAGTACCTAAACGTTCTCCTCCTTTGCTAGGATATACTACCCACGCGCCATCTATATGTTGTATTTTCTCAGGTATTAGTTTCTTAAGATGATTCTTAAAACTAGCTGGGACAAACTGTGGCTTCTGAGAATTATATGCCGTGTCTGAATCGGTATGCCCTGATCTTCCTATTAAGAAATGATACACTTCTTCAACATCATCTGCAGAAGTTGCAATATGATCTACTGCCCATGAATGACCATCAGTTAACGTATGATCTACATGTTCCGGATCCATTTTTAATAATTCGCCAACTGCATGATGTATTGTCTTTAAATTTTGAAAGAACATGTAGTTTGTTGATTCGGTGTTCTTTCCGCCAACATTATGCATATTATGCCTTTTTAATTACGATAGACCAGATTGCTCCAGTAAGTGTGCATACACCACCAATTAACTCAGTTACCATTGTTTCATCTAATAAACCTTTGGTAATTAAGATACCACCAACGAATGTTAGTGTGTGACGAATAATTCCTAGTACTTGTTCTTTTGTAAATTTCATAATTTTCCTTTTATATAAATATTAAGTTGGCTGAATAAATAGTGTCATATTAAATACGCTGCCTGTTGGTGCTGTTCCTGCTAACGTTGCACCACCAGATCCGTTAGCCAATCTAATAGAGCCGGCAATATAATCACCTTTATTCACTCCCTTGCCAACTTTATTACTGCTAGTAGCCTCGAATACATTTGATTGTAACTTATCGATACTAGCAGTTTCTGCGCCAGTTTTATTATAGATTGATATATAATAACCATCTCCATCACCATTGCCGGGTATACTCGTGCCAGTAGTTATTGATGCTGATACTATAATCCCAGTAACTGGCATCATAACGCCCATTATATATTTTGCTGAGGCCGTTATTATTGGTTGTGGTAGGCCTAGTCCAAAATAATATTCAAATCCGGGGATCAATGTTGACGCACTATATGTAGCAAATTGGATCGGCATCATATAGGTTGTTAGTCCGCCGCCAGTTGCATTCAACGCATAACTTGCTGTTGTTGCGAATGAACTAGAGACTGCTCGGGATGCTGATGTAGCAAATGATGCGGTACCTGTTAGTGGTCCGGTGAAAGACCCTGTAAATGAACCGGTTGCTATAATTGTATCTGTGCTAACACCAGTCAATGCATCAATTGTACGAGTTACATGTTCTGCTTGTATAGTTCCACCGTTTGTGATACCTGTTTTATTTAATATTGCCATTATTTATCCTTGTTTCTATTTTTGTACATTGGCCAATGCTTTGTTTTTTCATTGACCCATTCTTGTCGATCATCACATCCGCAATCTTCATTTAGCAGTTGGGCTATTCGCTTTGCAATTTGGTCTAACCCGGTTGCTGAGGTTATCTTTTTAATATCATCCCCTAGTCCTCTACTTTGCATCAATACCTCCATTGTTAATAGATTGTTGCAACTGCATTATCATTGTTTGATATTGGGCAGTGTGTGGAATCTCAAAGACATTGCGTCCTGGAAATTGATAATCATGTTCTGGGTGCATCATTAACATATGGCCGGTGTCATCTATTCCTAATACTTTGTGGGCTACGTCTTTCATTGTGATGCAGCCATCCTCAGTTGGTATCATTGTGCAACGTCCCGGGTGATCCCATTGTCCACGTGGATCTGTTACTGCTCCTGATTTTTTAATAATAGATTTCCAATCCGTTGGATTCAATGATTTTCTTTTTGTTACGTGCATTATCAAAGATTCAGTCATCTCTTTCTCTACATCTTTCTGTAACGATGATGGTAATATATATTTATCCATTTTTAGGGCTTTTGCTAATACTGCAACTAGACTTCCTCCTGGCGCGATGGCCATGGTGGTGAGACCTAGCATTTTAATTACATCTCCTAATTGATTGCGAACCCATTTCCATTCTTCTGTGGTTAGCTTCTTTCCATTGATGTGTTGAAGAAGCATCTTCATGGCTTGTTTAGTCTCCGCAGTCTCGGTTTTCATTGCACCGAAGAATCTTTTTACTTGTTGCTTGGTTTTATCCTTTATATTGGATATATCTAGTTCATTTACAACACCTTCTAGCTCTAGACGTCCTTTTGATATAGATTGTTCTAGTCGGTTTAATCGTTCGATATATCCTTGATTACGAAGATGTTTGTATGCCATGTTTTCAATTGAGTATTCGCCTTCGGCTTCTAAACCGGTTTGGCGAAGATGTCGTAATCGTTGTTTTAAATTTTTAATTTTGAATTCTGCTTTTGGATCGGCATCTGTTAATGCATCGATCTCATATTCATATGGTTCTGATTTTAATTGGATTGCTGCATCATCTATAGATACAATATCAGCACTAGGCTTTTGTAACCATTTGCCTTCTCGAACTGAATATATACCAACCGTTGAATGTAGATCCTGATTTGAATCTTGAGCATATAACTCTATGGTCATTCCTTTATATGTTAATGGATAATTCACATTCCAATTACTTTTTTTGGCGTGCATATAATTACTAACCAAATGCATATTGTCTCCAACAGCCATATAATTAACTACAACATGCAAATCAATATCGCTGAATTTAGTCCAATTATAATTAGCATTGCTACCAATAAGAAGTACGTCCTCGATGCTAGTTTCTATTTCTAGGAAATCATAAAATGCTTTTGCAATTTTCATGAAGCCAATTCTCAGTTTTGGTTTCAACTGATCCCCGTCCCATAGTAATGGATTAAGTGTGCTATGTGTTTTATATTCCTGAATCATATATCAATAAATATGATTATTTCCAAAAGAGCTGGACTATAATTAAAGAAAATGCTAACAACAATGATATTGCGGTTTTCACTGTGATTGCCTCTTCCCGGAATATGTAAGTCATCAAAGTAAATATGAATATTCCAGCAACGAATGATACGAATCGACCAGGCCAGAATAGACCTCCAAACCCTGCAACTATTAAACGGGTTGCTTCCATAAACAATGCCGTAATTGGAATGCCTAGGACAAGTAATCCTAATTTCCAGGTCTTAGCCCAAGGCCATATAAGTGGGCCATTGACTTGTACCCAAACGAGCACTTGTCCAACCAGAAATAAAAGAAATGAGAATAATATATAACGGTAATTCATACCTTATTATAATGAAAAATCTTATATAATCAAAGTCTTTCGCCTTTATGTTTGTCTAACTTATCTAAGATAGTATTCAATATATCAGCCTTAATAAATCCAGACATTGATGCGTTTTTAAGTGCACTTATTAATTGGAATACGATAAATGGAATAAGTATAGTTTCACTTAACCAGCCAGTACCAGTAAATCCTCGTTCTATGATTAATATAGTAGTTAAAAACATAACCCATATAAACAAAGTGCGAATTACTTTTAATGCTTTGTATGTTTTGAATCCTTCTCGGCGTATGCCGGCAATGACTCCAAAGAACCCATCTAGTAATACTGTTGCAACTACTGCTAGATATTGTTCAAAATTATCCAGGGTTAGTTTGAAAAAATATGAACATATAAATGATGTTATGGTAGTTAGGGATAATGCTATAATCAATGTGGTTGTTTTCATATAAATAGTTCTTACAATGTTTTTAACATGGTTATCATTCGCGGACATGGATAAATATCAACTTTATCTTTTCTGTAGCTGTTATGCGAATATAATCCGTTAGTACCAGATAATGCTTTTGTGTTTACAATAAACATTTGATTGTAATCATATTTTAAATCGATGCCATATGTTTTAGACCAATAAACTAGAAGATCATGAGTTGCTTCAATTTGTGCATCTGAATAACGATGGAAGTGTGTATATCCTTTATACGGTGTTGCTAGTGTAGTAACTTGATCTGCTGGTACTTCTCGGTCTACATAGTTAATGTATTTACCGCCAATCAATTCTAATTGTCCCCAATTGCAAATTTCAATACCAATTGCAAGTTTATCTATTATTTGATGTGGAACTTTATAAGCTCTAAAGACTTCTTGTTTGATACCTAAATGATATGCCCAATGCTTTGAACTAAATCCTTGAACTATCTCGCCATCTACCGAGTTCTTTGCGCCTAGACCTGATATTGATACACACGTTGCAATACGTCCTCGATCATCAGTATTCCAATTTTGCATTACATTAACCGCAGAAGCATTTCCAGCTGTATGGTGTAATACTATTTGTTTCTTAGTTGTTTCCTCTTTGTAATACTGTGATTCACTTAATGGATACTGCTTAATCTTTGTTAAATCCAAACTCATTGTTATTCCTATGTAAATTAAATTTCAGGTTCCTTATCTTTTGGTTCCTTAGCAAATTTTTCTACAGATGTACTAAATAGAGCTCCTATTACAATATATTTAATTGCATCTACTAATACAGCAGATGGAGCAATTGATTTTGGATATAATGCGTTAATAAACATAATGATTATTAAACATAAAAATCCAATAAACCCAATTACCCGTTTTGAAGATACTTCTCCACTTTTGCAATCAGATAACATACTCTTTATAAAGCTTTTTTTTGTCGCCACCGGTCATTCCTTTTTGCTGGAACTGATTCAATATCGTAACTTTATTATAAATATGGTTTAATCTACTTTAATCAGATTTTTTTCATAGGATTCAATATGATGGATTGTTATCTTGAGATTTCCTAAACGGAACTCGCCAATTTCTCCAGATGCCTGTATAATTTCCGGAAGCAGGAATATATAAGCCGCATCATCATTTGTCATTCGTTTAGCATCAACTTCTACTACAATATCATCGTAATCGTGTGGATTATTGTATTCGGCTGTCATGACTCTAGTTTTGAGATCAAACTTAGTTTTAGACTGTTCTGAATCAATGTAATGGGATGTTAACACCTGCATTGTATCTTCTATATAGATTCGAGTGCAATATGGTTCTAATAATTCTAATATAGCACTAGTGCAATTTGCTACTTGTATTCCTATTTGATATACAGGAGCTTTGCTTCTAGTTCCCCATTTACGTATATAGTTCCGAAGTGATTGCAATTCAATTTGCTGAGTTCTATTTTGATATTCTTCTGAGAATCTAGATGTCTTGCTTACGAAGTGATAACACATTGCATCTAATGCTGTAAAACACGTCATACCTAATAACTCCCAACGTCGTATTAAATCATCATCTTCGCAGAACATTGGATTAAATAAATTATCTAATCCTCCCATAGCTAATAACTTGATTCGAGACATACACATAAAGAATGTAATACCCGGCTCTGTTTTATCTGTATACTTGGATTTTTGTGTTTCTACATATGAGTATAAAGCCCCTTTATCAAATGTCTCTAGCTCCGTGCCTAAATCATGAATAAGTTTACCCGGGCGTTCGTGTCCTGCGAATATAGGCGGTTCTATTGTGGTATATGACACCACATTATCTGGACTGATATGTTTTTCTAGATTTTCTAAAAATCCAGGAGCCAACACAATATCATTATGAAGATATGCTACGTAATCTGTTGTTGCTAATTCAGCTGCTTTATTAAATGTATCAGCAAATGTTTTTTGTTCTTCTGAATAAAAGTACTTAAGATTATTATCTGCTAAACTATCTAACCATTCATGTGTACCATCTGTAGATCCATAACTTACAAAACATAATTCAACTTCTGGATACAATTCTCTTGTTGTTATGTAAAAGTGTTTATTGTAGTCTAAATTATTTTTTAATCCAACTAGTAGCGCTATGTTATTTTTCATATTAAATTTTAATGTATTGTCCATTATAGTATTGTACTCCATATCCTAAAACTCGTTCCATGCCATGGGCTAATGAGTTTGGTATATGTCCTAATTCAAATTGATTGTATAACAGATCCAAATCAATATCCTTAAATAATATAGTTAAATAAATTGAATTAACCAACCACATTGTGCCGGCAAAGAAAGCTCCTTCGTTTGATATATTCAAAAGTTGAGCTGCCTTGTTAATAAATTCTATATTATTTAGTCGATTAATATGATCAACTGGTTCTTTAAACATATCATGATAATATATAGTATTACCTAGCATCCATGGCCATGGAATTGAAACTGTTTGATCTAGGATATTGTCATAGTTTTCAGCAATGCCAAAATATGATTCTTGTCGCCACCAGTCCCCTACTCCTGGAGTATGCACTGATTTCTTTCCGTGAATCTTAAGATACGTTGTGTAATCTAAATGTTTAATTTTATTATAAACATATATGAATGGAGCGACATCGGCGCCCCGATTTTCAATAACGAATAACTCAGTAGCAATCTTACGAATATCATCTAGAATCTGATTGGAAGAATCTGTTACTGTAACATATAAATGAACATCTAGGTTCTGTAGTAATGGTTGTAACTTTTCTTTAAATTCGTCCCATAGATCTAAATAATATAAATGTAAAATAATACAGTGTTTCATTATAAATTATTTATTATAGTCGTATATACATGTACATGTTGTTTTGCTACATATGTGCTAGCACATAGATCAGTTATGTAATCCGGGGCTTCAGTTTCTATACTTAAAATATTTCCTGCATTGTCAATTAAATACATATAGCCAGGAACATCGCAACACCAACCTTCTAATGTAGTACGACCTAATAAAATACCTGCGGTGAAATTCATGCACTGCACTAAATTTTCAGTGTCCCATCGTTTATCAACATATTTTATGTTAGGATGATTAAAATCAAATCGACTATCACTCATTAGATATAAGTCCCAATCATTTTCAATACACTGATTAACTAGATGTTGTACAGCATTAAATCTAATTGGATCTAATACTTCGCCAACAAATATCCCAGAATGTTTGCTAAATTTAGTAGCATCTTCTGTGTTGAATCTAGATCGATCAATTGGATTATAAATTAATGATACTTTTGATTTTGGTATTTTATAATCATTAACAAGCATATTAGCAATTGGTTGTCGTATTGCTATATAATGAGATATTCTAGAATCTAATACCGGGTCTTCTGATCTAATTTCCGAATGGATGATACTAATGATTGGAGTACTAGCGAAATGGTTCAATATAAAGTTATTTACTTCAGGCTGACTAGCTACTATGATATCAAATTTTTCTGTAATATCCAAATTCGTAGTATCTAATTGCCTAACATGTTGTAATTTCAATCTAACTTCATTTGTCCAATCAATTTGCCGCAAAGTAAACAGTGTGACATCATGGCCTAGTAGATCCAATTCACGAGCTAATTCATAATGATACATTTCACTACCGCCAAATCCATTTGCATTAATGCAAGATAAAAGTATTTTCATGGTTTAAACTTTAAATAATTTTCTATAATAGATTCATTGTAATCCCGGAAACCGTCCTGTAAATCAGAATGGGATGGTAATTGATATGCAATCATTGGATCGCACATATACACGTTATGGTTTGCCATTAATTTTGAATAGCATACATCAATTTCAAAATCTAATTTCAAATTTAAAATAGTATCATAAAATCGTTCATGAACCATATATGCGTGAGTTGTATATGCTCCTGATAATTTAAGTAGTAGCGTGGTAATACTATGAGCGGGTGAATTTAAATTTGCTCCTAGATATAGCATATCCCATTGTTTGTTTTGAATTTGATCAAATGCTGAATTGAATATTGAAATGCAATTATCAGTAAACATGGCGTCGTCTTCTAAAATTAATACATACGGTAAATTATTATCTTTTGCAAGTTGTATACATTTAAGATGTGACGCAAAACATGTTTTTGTTTCATCCCGGATTGCATCGACAATTTCATATGATAGTCTCGGGAGTTTTTTTATTTCTTCGAGAATATATGATTTTCTATCCGTACGTTCTTTTAAATTTATTATGTATGTAGGTATCATCACAGATCTTTGTTATACGTAGTTAACCAATATTCTATCATTTCATCTAACATTGTTTCAAGCGTGTATGTGTGTTTCCAACCAATTTTTTGTATTAATTTAGTTGGATCTCCCTTAAGGTTATGTAGTTCCTCGGGACGTAAATATCGATTATCGGTAATTACATAATCTTTCCAATCTAGATCTAGATATGAAAATACATACTTACATAAATCTTTTACTGAGTGAGATACGCCGGTAGCACACACATAATCATCAGGTTCATCCATTTGTAACATTGACCACATAGCTTCTACATAATCTTTTGCATGTCCCCAATCTCTAGTTGCGTCTAGATTACCTAATTTTAGTTTATCAGATAGTCCCAATTTAATTCTAACTGCTTCTTTACAAACTTTATTAGTTACAAAGTTAGTGCCACGTCTAGGTGATTCGTGATTAAATAATATCCCATTTGAAATAAACATATTATATGAATGTCGGTAATTCCTACTTATATTATAAGCATATACTTTTGCACAACCATATGGCGATACTGGATTCATGGAAGTTGTTTCTCGCTGATATCCGTCGCTATCTATATTATTGCCAAACATTTCAGAAGACGATGCTTGGTATATTTTAGTATCTGGTTTTATCAATCGAATAGCTTCTAATAAATTTAATGTTCCAACTCCCGTTGCCTGCGCAGTATATACTGGCTGATCAAATGATATTCCTACATGAGACTGTGCTGCTAAATTATATACTTCATCTGGCATTACTTTTGTAATAACTCTTACTAATGAAGCCATGTCGGTTAAATCAGCATATTCTAGTTGTATTTTATTAAATACAGTATCGAGTCTAAATGTTTGATTCTCAGCTACTGAGTTTCTTTTTAGTGTACCAGTTACTTCATATCCTTTAGATAATAGCAATTCGGCTAAATATGATCCATCTTGGCCGTTTATACCTGTTATTAATGCTTTTTTAATCATTATTAATTATTTTTATTACTCGATCTAATTCGATATTAGTTAAACTTTGATGATTTGGAATATAAAATCCATATTTATCTACTAGTTCACAATTTTGTAATCCTGGCTTATTAAAATGTTCATACCAAAATGGCTTATTGGCTAAATTCCCAGCAATCAATGGTCGGCACTCAATATTATTTTCAATTAAATTATTTACTATTGATTCTTTATTTTTACTAACAATTGGCATTGCAAAATTTGAGATAAAGTTAGTAGGCGATATTTGTATATTTAATTCATTACCTGTAATATTATTTATATAGTAATTAAAATTTGAATTCCTGGCTGATGAAAATGTATCTAATTTATCGATTGCTTTGATGCCAATAAATGCTTGTAGATCAGTGGATCTTAAATTCATTCCTGGCAAATAAAAGTTATATAGATTTTCGAATTGATTTAAATTATACTTTTCTTTATAATTTTCTTGTTGTTGGGTTGGTAAATCTCTTGCCCATCCATGGCTTCTCATCATTAATAATGCATAGTATAATTCTTCATCATTTGTATTAATAAAGCCGCCTTCAATAGTACTTAAGTGATGACCGAAATACATAGAGAAAAAGGAAGCCATTCCAAATGTACCTAAATAGCTATCATTAAACTTAGAACCCATACTTTCACATACGTCTTCTAATAAAACAACATCATAGTTTTTACATAGTTCTAAAATTTTATCCATTTGTGGAACTAGACCTAAAACTGATACTAATATAACAGCTGCAGGTGATTCTTGTATAAATAATGATTCTAGGTGTACCAGATCACATGATAAATCAGTTAAGTTACAATCACATAATATTGGATCAAATCCTAATAATATAGGCGATGATAAATCAGTAGCCCAACTTAGAGCTGGCACGACTATTTTATTATTTTTTAATCTGTTTGTATGTTTTAATGCTGCTAATGTTAACAATATAGATGAAGATCCCGAGTTAACAAATACTGAATATTTTGATCCTAACTTATCAGCCCATTTTTTTTCTAATTCAATTGTTAGATCTCCTTTGGTTAATCTTGGTATTGGATCTTGTTTTAACCAGTCGATTAGACTGTCAATATCAACGCGATTAATTGTATCACTTACCAGTTGTATATTTTTATCCATATAATTCTTTTTATTAATATAATTAAATTATTTCATTAATCCAAATTGAATTTTATTCGATTATCGACCAACTCTCCCAGATCCAATCATAATTCCACGACAATGTATGTGTTTTAGATAATTGTTCATGAATAGCCGTTCTACGTATGTCACAATCTGGTATAAATCTATGAAACTGCACTTGTAAGTTTTTTATAGTTGATAACATTTTTTGATCGATTAATCTTTCTATTACATCATATTCAGAACCTTCTATATTTAACTTAAGTAAATCTACTGACTGTATTTTATTTGAACGTAAATATTTAGAAATATCAATACACTGAATTGTTTCACTACTGCCAGATCCATATAGCGATGACCCATCATTATCTAAATAAATTATATCTTCTTTTGTCGAATTTGATAATCCTAATTGATTAATAATAATTTTCGGATTTGAACTAAATTTAGATTCTAATACATCAAACATTGATTTTATCGGTTCAAATATATGTACATAACAATCGTATTTATCATGTATAATATCTGTAAATTCCCCTCGATATCCGCCGGCGTCTATCACAATCGAATCTTTAGTTAAATTATAAGTATACTGTAAATTTTGTGTTTGATTTGCATTTACAAAATTATTATATACTTGCATATCAAATGGAACGTAAAATTTCATATTAATCCTTATTTAAAATTGTGTTATACCATGTTATGAATTCAACTACGCCGTCCTTTATAGATTTCAATTGAAAACTACCAAATTCATTTTTATATCGATCCAATGAATTCCATACAATAGTTGGCGCAGAAACTGATACTGCATTATTTGATTTACCTTTTATAATTTCTTTATTAACAGTTGCTCCTATAATTTCAGCCAATTCATGAATTGTGCATTCTTCTTCGCCGCATATATTATATACATTCTGTGTTCCATTTAATGCAATGTTTAATAGCATCAATGTAAAGTCAGTAACATGTAAATAGCGTCGTTTAGCACTACCATCATCAAATAACTGTATTGTATCGTTTGACCCTATAGCCTTCTGTACTAATTCACTTAATACTCGAGAATCATCTTCTAATACGCCTGGGCCGTAACATAATGATACTCGTGCTGAAATTGCATTATATCCTTGGTTTCTTAAATTGTTAACAATCAATTCGCCGTTAACTTTTCCTAAAATATAAAAGTTTCGTTTATTATTCAAATCAATATTAATATTATCTGATTCGGTATGTGCTGTTTGTTTATCAGATGCTGAGTATATTTCTGAACTACTTAAATAAATACATGTTGCGTTTGAATTACTATTGAAAATGGATTCAAATGTATTAGCTACTCCGTATGAATTAAGTAATAAAGTAGTCATCGATTGTGATAAAAATTTTAAAGGTTGAGCATATCCTGCACAATAGAAACAAAAATTAATATCGGGAACTATTAAATTATCTTTTGATAAATCAGTACTTATATATGTAACATCATCTCTATCTAACAAATGTATTATTCGACTAGGTATTGTCGATAAACTAGTTAATGTTAATTTAATGTTGTAATCATGAGTATCATTTAAATATGAGAATAAATCAGCTAGAAATCCCCCTATAAGCCCATTAGCACCAGTAATTAAAATGTTAGCATTACTAAGCTTAGTTAAATTTAGTTGTGATATAATTTTTTCGTAATCGTGTTTCATAATTGTAATTTGTTCAATATTGTGTTAGTATCCATACCAGATGCTTGTCGTAAGTCATCATATGAACCGTATTCTGTAATAAATTTATTTTGTATTCCAATTCTAGTTACGGCTACATTAAATGTAGAGCTTATTAAGTCTCCTAAGCCGCCAGTAATAAAATGATTTTCTACTGAGAATATTTTGCTATCACTATTGAATACTTTTGAAATTTCATTAATGGACTCTGTTGAGATATTTGATAATGTAGAAACATAGAATATTCCAATTTCTTCATCACGCAATACATCATCTAATAGATGTCCTGTTACAAACACGTATTTATTATTTTTAGATTTTTGAATAATATTAATCTCATTAGATTTAACTACTAGATCTTGTGTATGTGAATGATTTGATAATCGAAAATACTTAGGATTACCATTAGCCCATGATTGTTTAAATAATTGTTCGAATTCGGAAGCAGATCCGGGTTCGTATACATCCATTCCCGGAATACTTCTCATTAATGCAATATCACTATAACAATGATGAGTACAGCCCAAGTCAGCATAATCATATGTTCCACCAACAGTAATAATTGTAACATCGGTATTTTGATATCCTAATCCAACTTTTATTTGTTCATACGCTCTTTCTACAACAAATGGAGCAATTGTATGTATGATTGGTCGCATCCCTTCGAGAGACATACCAGCAGCAACATTAACTGTAGATTGTTCGCAAATTCCTATATTAAAAAATCGATCCGGTGCTAGATTCTGGGCATCGCGCAACAAGTAGTGACTAATATCTCCTATTAATATTACAGATTTGTCATCAGTTTGTACAATATTTTTGCATATTTCTGCGAATTTAGTTCTCATATATTTCTTGTATAAATTGTGTATATTCTTCTAACGTCGGGGCTTTATGATGCCAGGTAAACATATTTGATTCTAGTTGATTAATTCCTTTACCTTTAATTGTGTTAGCAATAATAAATGTAGGCATATCTGTTTTTGTATTTATCAATGATTGCATAATTTCATTTACGTCATGGCCATCAGTTTCGATTGAATTGCATCCGAATGATTGAAACTTATCCTTAAGGTTGCCTAATGGTAATGATCGAATCTGAGATTGATTATAATCAACAATACAAACTAAATTATCTAATTTATGTGCAGCTGCTAGCATTACAGATTCCCATATACTTCCCTCATTGCATTCACCATCTCCAATTATACAATAAAATTTACCGGGCTTGTTAAGTATCTTTCTTGCCATGGCTGCACCAATTGCTGTTGGTAATCCTTGACCTAAAGACCCAGTCGATGTATATACTTTATTGATTTTATTTTTGTCCGGATGGCCTCCTAATTTACTTCCAGATTTACCAAATTTGCGAAGTTCATCTACAGTTAATTCACCAATGATAACTAAATACGCATAATATGCTAAGCAGCCATGGCCTTTACTTAAAATAAAAATATCGTCCAGGGTCATAGTTTCATGTAGTGCACATATAATATCTACAATTGATAATGCACTTGGAATATGGCCATGCTTAGCATGAAATGCTGCATCTACAATTAATTTTCTAATTTCTTTTTCCATAAATTTATATTAGTTTAGTTTTTGTATCTCGATGTGATAATATCGGCGAAACAATAGGCCAATAAATATTAATGTTAGGATCGTTCCACGTTAATGTAAACTGATCATCTACATCTGCATACGCGCCATCATATGCCCATTTATAATGAAGTAATGCTTGTTTGCTTAATACTAAGAATCCAATTGCAAATCCAGGAGGAGTTAATACTTGTTTTCTGCTTTTATCATCTAATATTATCCAATCCCACTTTAGGTAGTTTATAGAATCTCGACGATTGTCTACTACGATAAAATATAATTCTCCGGATAAACAACTAGTTAGTTTCCATGATTTATTATCTCCATGTAATCCTCTTATTACATTTTGTCTAGATGATGATATTTTATCATGTTTAAAATTTAGTTTTGGTTCAAACTCATCTTGATTCCAAATAGTTAATAAATCGCCTCGGAAATCAGTAAAAATATCTGGCTGATATACGGTAACTTCTGGAAATATCATAACTTAGTAAATATATTTTTAAACAACCAATCTTCTGTTACGGCATATTGTTTTGCTAATTCTAAATTTTCATATGCATATTTTAATTTCGATTGATATAATTCTGGGGTAAGTGATGCTAAAATATCATCTAGTTCATCAGCTGAGTTAAAACAAATAAAACCATCAGTGTTAAAAAACTCTGATATATTTGGACAGCCCCAATATATTGGTATTGTTCCTACAACTAAACAATCTACAATTTTTTCGGTAAAATAATTTAATTGATTAGAATTTTCTATTATTATTGAAAACTGATAATCTTGTAATCCATCTTCTTTGTTGATTAATGGTTTTGCAGATCCATGTCCGTAATAATCAATCCCAGATGATTGAAATCGATTTGCAATTACGTGTCGTAATCGATGTCCAGTTAATTGTTGTCGTCCAGAGTATATCATCGAAACTAACTTTGTTTTGTTATGCATTTTCCAATTAGATTCATTAATCCAACAACCGCCAATTGGATACATTTTAGTTTTCTCCGGATAGGTTTTTAATAAGTCAGGATCATGGGTTAGTACAAAATCATAATGATCTTTATATTGATCGAACGTATTATAAAAATGAGGATGTAATTCTCGAGACTCCATTAACCAACCAATCTTGTATTTACTATTAATTCTCGTAGCAATTCCTGAATTTATAAAACTGTCAGTAAATAATGTAATTCCTTGCCAATTACTTTGATTTTTTACATATGTTGTGTAGTTTGTGCTTTTAGAGAAAACGTGTGAATATTTGCCATCTAGTGTCACTAAATGATCAAATGCCGTATCAAATAAATTAATTTCCATAATTATGTTATTCATTAATACATACCCAATTTTCTGGGAACATATCTATTGTTGATAAATTATTAACAGTTGCCGGACCAAACCATCGATTGGGATATATTACTGTTTTAGTTGGATTACAATTAAGCCATGCGCCCCACCAACTAAATGTAGAATTTGCTATGATATTATGTTTGCACAAAGACATCAAGTATAAATCTTCTATATCAGATTGCGATTCTATGAATATATAATTATTTCCGACAAACATGGTTTTACACCAATCTATATCATCACTGAATACTAAATACTTTGTTCCTGTTGAAAATTGTTTCACTGCATTTAAGTAATATGAAATAGATAAATTATGATGAAAATCTGATAATGTTAAATAGTCGCCTCGACGTATATGCAATGAAACAGTATTTTCTTGTAATACTGGATATTTGTTATTTAATTTAGTTAATACAATATTATTTGGTGCAAATAATTTTTGTATTTCGCTATTAAAATCGTGAAAATATTTATAAGATTGATAATATCCATGTAATATAATATTAGATGTAATATTGACAATAGGCGTATATCGAAAACTTGGTTCGTGAAATTCAATTAGATTATGGTTATGAGTATATGGGATAAGTTTATTAAAAATTGTATCTAGATAATCACTCGGTGGTTTTGGTCTTGAATGTCCATGACCAATTTCTGTATATTGTGTGTTAATTAAATATTCAGCTCCGCTTCTTTTTGATAATGAATATCCAGCAGCAACCTGAAATAACATATTACCTAATCCGCCCATTAATTTTGAAGTAATTATATTCATAGTGTGTTATAATAATTATTTTGTCGTATTTGTCGTTCTATTGTCTTTGCATGATACAATGAATACGATTCTTCCATTGGTAATTGTGCAAATGTTTGAATACCAGTTAACTTTTCGTGTACCTTGTTCTCCCACTGAATCGACGGATGATTCTTATAGATTCTTCCTTGCCAATCCGGCCAATTAATCCAACCCTCACTATTAACACGCCATCCCCACTTTTTAATGTGGTCTGCAGTTAGATCAGAAACCGTGTTAACTCTTGGCACCCATATCATATCAACGCCGTCATTTGCACTTAATATAGCAGGTAAGGCTTCTATAATAGGAGTACATGGAATTTCATCTGCATCTATTTGGAATATATAATCTCCGGTGCAAAGTCTAGTTAATTTATTTTTCCAATCCGCAAAGTTTCCTTCGAATTTACCTTTATGCCATGCAAACTCTCCATTAATGGAATGCGATCTTAAAAATGCTTCGATTTCAGAATCTCCATTTGTTTCATCATATAAAACCGTAATTGAGTCTTGAGCTCTTTTATGTTTTAAAAGAAATGCAATGAGTCTCTGTATTTCCATGAACTCATTGCATACTGTAATTGCGTAACTTATCTTCATACTATATTATAATGAATTTAATTGATAAATCAAATCTTTTGAAGCTTAGGTAAAGATAGAGTTGGTAATTTCAATTCAACTGATTTAGGAATACTAGTTAATCCGCCATCAACAATACTCAATACAGTTTCATATGTTTTTGCAATTGCCGTACGAGTAAATGCAGTATTCACAAAGTATCGTTGGCGCTTACCTAACTCTAACCAAGTTTTATAATTCTTAATAACTTCTTGCATCATCTTACCGGCATATCCATAATCAACACTAAACCACTTTGCATCGCCAATTAAGAATTGATTTTGTGCTGTTGCGTGTATTGGTGATAATGTTCCTGGAAGTGCACATATGAAATCCTTCTTAAGGAAGTCTGCTTGTCCTGAATAATGTGGTGCTAGGATAGGTTTACCGGTTGTTGCAAATTCTAATAGAGGTCTTCCAAATCCTTCTGCTTTAGTAAATGATACCATTGCTTTAACTTTGGAATGATTATACAATGCATTCATTTCATCATCAGATAATTCGCCATGAATCAAATATACATTTGGTAATTTAGCTTTGCCGAACATTGCTCCAACTTGATTGATCTTTCCTTCAATTTCCATGCGATCCATAACACTATATGTTGCTCCGGAGCATTTCATAATTAAAGCAGGTTGATTCTTTGTGTCCTTAAATGTATTAAAGAAACAATGCACCATACCTCCGATATTTTTTCGGTCTTCCCCTACTTGGCCTTGCAACCAATGTCCAACTGATAGAAATGCCCATGATTCTGGTATTTCATCTAATTGAGCTATCGGTTCTTTAATTTCAGAGGTAGTATACACTGATTCATCGAAATATTCAGGTATCACTTGCAAGTTGCATGTAATTGCTTTATCATGCTTCTTAGCTGTCTCTACAAACACTGATTTTGTAAACTCACTAGGAACAATTACTAGGTGCATTGCATTTAGGTTATCGATCCAGTCTACTGGGCAGATATCACCTTCGGTACCTGCTGTTACTCCAATATTGTATTTTCCTACTGCTTGGAATTCATTTGGCACTGATATTTGAACCCAAACATCTGGTTGTTCCGTTAACGGTAATGGAATTATTCTTAACTGTAAATCCGTTGAAATTGGATATGTCATTGGGGTATGTCCCCATGGCAATGAAACTAATTTAACATCCCATTCAGAACCTCGTTGTTCTATAATGTTTGTAATAACTTCTCTTGCATGATGTCCGTAACCTGATTGTGTTGCTACTGGACTGGCTATAACTACTTTTCTCATTCTGCTACTATTCCTGTTCGTTCATATTTTACTGGTTCAACTTTATTTACTGTGAATAAAGGTCTTCTTTCTCTATGCATTGCAAATAAATCATTAAACATGGAAATCATTTTGTTACCCATCTTCTCGGCAGTTAATCCATTAGCTAAAGCCCATTGTCGGCCTTCAAAACCACAAGCAGCCCTATTTTCTTCTGTCATGTCCCACCACGATCTTAATGCGGCTGCTACATCTTCATATTTAACTCGGTCATCAAAGATATATGGTGTTTGGGGTGATCCTTGAAGGCTTCGGTTGCTAGGAAATACTGGTTTAACCCAAGATCCATGTTTCTTGTATTTACCGGTGTGATTCGTTGCAAATTCTCCATCAAATCGAAGCCATTCGCCATTCTCATCTTCAAAGCCACATTGATCTTGTAAACCACCAGTAACATTGTTAACGATTGGCGTTCCTGCAAGAATGGCTTCTGTTGAACTAAGTCCCCAACCTTCGTTGCTTCCAATATTCACAACTACATCAGCAACATTATACATTGCATTAAGATCCGGTGCTGACAGCTTTTGTTCTGAGAATATAATTTTACAATTGGGCGCCAATGTTTTCCATACTGCAATTAGATCCGTTCCGTTTTCATCTACTGGTTGTGTATGCATTAATAATGCTACACGGTCTTGTTGATCTGCTGGTAACCTATCTACGAATGTTTTGAATGCTAATATCAAATCGCCTGGCTGTTTTCTTCTAATATTGCGATTATTCCACATTACTATGAAATCAACCTTATTTGTTTCTTTGATTTGTTTTAACATTGAAACATGTAATGGATCACTTGATGATAATGGTTTGAATATGTTGTGATTCAATCCGTGAGGAACATAACCTGTTATAATATCATTCCATTTCTTATCCATCGGCAATGTATCTGATTCATCATAGTTAATTACGCCAAAACCATTCTGTTTAAGCACTTCTCTATGAATATTGTCTGACTGTTTGCTTATTCCCATAATCATATCGCAACTACCGTAAAAAGGTGCGTTCCACATTGGATAAGGTAGGTCATCCCAAATAGAGTAATATGTAATAGGAATTCCGAATGTAGTTTTAATTTCGTGTTCAATTGCATACAACCAAGTCCAGTAACGAGGATCTGTAAAGTGTAGGATTGCATCTGGCTGTTCTTGATTGATAATAGCAAATAAGATATTTCTATCGCCATATCCATTCCATGGAATCAACTTAACTGATGCATCTTCAATTCCAGTCTCTCGAATAATATCCTGAGATAAATCAAATGCTTGTCCTGCGTCTGGATGATTTAATGCTCCGCCTAATTGAACCCAATCAAATTCTTTAACGGTATTCAAAATGATTTCTTTGCTGACCGTTCCGATTCCAGATGGTAATCTAAAATCATCGCCTAAAAGAAGTATTTTCTTTTTTTGTGGCTTGTTGGGGTCAATTTTTTGTAACTTTGGTAACTCCATTTTTTCCTTATAACTTTTATATAAATATGATTATCCTAAAATAACCACGGGTTTTTTTAACTTGTTTACATTGGTATATGCAGTCTTTAATACTGGATCTAATGTAGTGTCTTGTGTTAGTATCATCATGTAATCACATTTCTCTGCTATAAGCTTCATACGATGATGTAATTGGCTGAAATGATATGATTTACCATAATATGATTCTGGCATTGCTGAGTATAAATTATATCCAGAAAAAGAAGGATTATATTCACTGTAATTGATACCAAATTCCAATGCATACTTCTTAATCATTAAATTAGCACCTTCTGCACCTCCGGCTCCAATTAACATTAGATCTTCCGGGAATCGTTTCTTTAACTCTTGAAGTGTTTGTTGAACTTTTCTTTTATTCTGCCAACCTGTGCTTCCTATAACTGCTACTTTTGTCATTTATTTTTCATATGAAAATTTAACACTCTTTGGCAAATGGCCATAAATTAATCTTAGCATCGATTCTAATAGAACGCGATTCTCTTTGCTATTAGCATTATCAACGTCAGTACACAGGGTATATTCACATTCTACAGTCCCACCAGCTTTTGCTGCTAATGGAAACCTATATACATATGTATGTTTATGTGTGTATTTAATCATAACTTATTATAATGAATTTTATTCACGAATCCTAGATTCTTTAGCACAATTTGCATAATCTGTTTTCCATGGGCAATACTTGCAATTTTTGTCCCCTTTACCTGAGATTGCCATATATGCCCTATCAGCATTCTTATTGCCTTCTAAATCAAAACATGATTCAACGAATCTATCAATTTGCCTTTGGACTTTGCGTTGAGTTACTGTACCCGATGCTGGGATAACTTGTTGCACTCGTTTCTGTGGGAACATTGATTCCTCTAGCATTTTTCTTTTCACAATAAAAAACTCTACATCAATATTCTCTACAACGGCTCCAAATTGCTTAGCAAAATAATTCTTATAGGCAATTAATTGAGCCATTTTTATTGCATCTGCTTTTTGATATTTATTCCAACCACTTCGACTAGTTTTAATGTCTAGAATGTGTATTTTATTTGTTTTAGTGTTTCTCAATACAACATCGATAAATCCATACCAAAATACAGAAGGATTTGCATCAGATGCTTGGGTACATAGTTCCATTTCAATTGCAACCAGTTCCCAATCCTTTGTGGAGAAGTATGTGGATCTGCGATTCTTGAACCAACTCAATATAGCAGCTCCATCTTCAAGATACTCTGCTAATTGTAAAGGATTAGAAAAGTGTGCGCCTGTCTGCTCTATGTTACGAGCATATTCAGCACGAAGATTAGTTGTAAGCAATTCCCTTAAATCTATTGCATCAGCTCGTTTAATTGAGTCAGTGTACATCACAGTCAAGTAGGTTTGTAAGGTTTCGTGAAATGCTGTTCCAAAACAAGTATCAATGCTAGATTGAAATGGTGCTAACCCATCTATATACGCTAGCTTCCATTGATTAGGACATTTCTCATACATGGACCATTGTGAATAAGATATTCGTCTAGGAACTGTTGTTGCATCTACTAGGGCCAATTTGTATATTGGCGCAATGTAATTTACATTTTCTTTCATACTATAATATAATAAAAAAAAACATAGAAACCAACCGAACAGTAAAAAAGTGCAACCGGTTAGATTGCACTTGTTAATTTGTATATTAATTTATATCTTTGAACAATCCAACAATTATATTTTGAATAGCATTCTTTGCTGATTGGTTATTGTTATTAGATTTAAACAGCTTTGTTGCTCTTTGCAATTGTCCAACATCACATCGTTCGAAGCATGCTTGATCATCTAGATCCGGAACTAGTTTTCCATCTTTTTGGTACCACGATCCTTTTTTGATACTATCATCATGGAACCATTCTACGAACTTTTCGGCAATTGTTACAATTCCTTCAATATCATTTGCAGCAATTGCCTCGTTAATATCGCTAGCAAATCCTTCTGCTCCGACTCTAGACATATCAGGAGCCTCACACCAGTATTTATAATCTTGACCCGTTTTAGATTCTTTCAAATTTTTAGTTCCAAATCTGCGCATATTTTCTGCTAATAGGTTTCTTTTCATCATATTCCTTTAAATTTATAAATAAATATTGCATAGTAAAAAAACCGTAACATTTCTGCTACGGCTTATATATGGTTTAGGTGTTGTCTTACTTATTGATATTCAAAAACATTCCTGCTCCGCCTGCCATTGTGGTTGGCAACTTACCATCCCAAGCTTGGGCCTTTAAATATTCAATATAGGTAGGTGTAAGTTGAGATTGCTTAATTTTAATTGATAATGCTGCTGCGTTTGCATTAATAACCATCTCAGCACTGTCTGCCCTTGCTACTGCTACTTTACGCTTACCTTCAGCAATTGCTGTCAATGCTTGTTGCTCAGATGCTTCTGCTTGCTGGATTGCTCTTGTTTTAGAAATAATTGCTTCCTGCAACGCTTCCGGTGGTGTGATATTAGTTCTTAATTGTGATACATTGAACCATTTAGTTAGTCTCAAGTTACATTCTGCAACAATTGATGCCTCAAATGCTTGTCTATGACCAAAAATGCTATCAATTTCCCATGTATTGGCTACGTCATTAACTGCTCCGATAATTGCATTTTTAAGCCAACCTTGTTCTACGTCTTTAGTATCTAATCGTAGATTCACAAACATATCACCAATTGCATCTTCTTTTAGGGAATAGTTAAAGGTAGGTTTAATAGTTGCTGGGAATCCACCTTTAGTAATTACTTGCTGATCATCATATTCGATGTGTTGCTGATACAATGGGAATTCTTTTAATTGTTCCGTCCATGAATTGTAAACTACCCAACCTGTCTTGTATTGATAATTTGTTGCTCCTCGTTGCGACCCAACTAAACTAATTTTCAATCCTTTGTAACCATTATCAACTTTTTCGAATGAATATGGTTGAATAAAAGCTATAACTACTCCAACGACTGCAATAATAATTCCGTTTCGGATACCGGCTGCACTGTCATCATTTAATGCGTTAAAAAATTTAATTCCTCCTACGATAAGGAATACTGCGATAATAATACCTGTAATCATTTTTCTTTTGTTTTAATTGGTTTTGTAAAATAACTAATTATAATTTGTACTTGCCAGACACTATAAACTAATGCAAAAAAGCTGGCACCTAATTGCAATATTGAATCGACTTCCCGACTAATAACATAATCGAAGAATAGGTTCATAATAAAAACATAAACAATTGTTAATGCTAATACGCCCCATCCCGAAATTTTAAATTTAAAAATGTCTTTCATATCTTATTTTTTATATAATATAAGAAATCATTTTGATATATCCAAGAATTCTGGTGGAATTTTATACTCTTTTAAGTAAATATCAATTAGGTCTTTAGTTTTAGCCAAGTCCTGTTCAAAGGTGCCTTTAAGTCGACATCTTACAATGCGTTTGATTAAATCAAATTCATAACTGTTTAACGCCCACTCATCTGCAAACTTGTAAAGACTGTCTTTGCCTCGATAATGTGATTGTGTGTTTATTGTGCTCATATTGTTTATCATCTATAAATGGACCCAGTAACACCAGGAACCATAGTTTTAATTTCGTATGATGAGTATTTTTGTGATAATGGAGTATTGGTTAAAGAAAGAAATCCGCCTACTTTTAAATCACCTGGTAATGTTGTAATTGCGGATCCGTCTAACCAAATATGGCCAGGTACTTTTAAATTAGCTGGCAATGATGTTATTGCAGATCTCTGGAGATTAATACTTCCACCTACTTTTAAATTGTTTGGCAACGTTGTTACCAGCGTGTCTCTCACCCAAAGAGTTCCGCCTACTTTTAAATTAGCTGGTAATGTTGTTATTGGGGTATCGGATAAATTTAAATCTTTACCTACTTGTAAATTATCTGGTAACGATGTTATCAGAGTACCACTTAAATCTAAAGTTCCGCCTACTTTTAAATTAGCTGGTAATTGTTTTATCCGAGTATTAGCTAAATTTAAATCTCTACCGACAGTTATACCGGCCGGTAATGATGTTATCTTCGTACCACTTAAATCTAAATCTTTCTTTGTGTTAAAATCTTCTGCCGTAACTGAGTCCGGTTCGTACATCAGTTTTAATTTCAATGGTACTTGGTATTGCGGTTCCTTCGATTCTATGAATTTGAATAAGTTGAGTATATTTGTCATTTGGTAGTTTCTATATTTCTAAGTTGATTATTTTGTTATTAAATTATAGAGTCGTCATCTTTATCCATATATGAGCTTTCTTCGTAGCTAAATTGATATTTTTCATCAGAGCCGGGTTTCATGAAAATGAATAAAGGTCCTTTTGTAATATAATCATCATAATGTCTCCGGGTATTTCCTGTTGATGTGCACCATTCTGTTCCAGAACCTAATTCACAGGATGCTCCATATAAATCTTTGCGATCCTTTGGTAATTTATACACATCAAATCCATCTACTGATCCTATATGAAATTCCAAGTATTTATTTGTTTTTGCTACTCCTTTTTGTTGAGATGGATCAGCTTTTTCTTTGTCAGCAAGTTCAACAGATTTTGTTATAAACTTCGATATATCATTCACTGTTTTATATTGATTTAAATCTTGAAATGGATATTCTCGTTTCCGGCGGTCAAATACACGAAAATATGTATTGTATTTGTATATATCTTCCGCTTTGATAACTTTATCTGCAACTTTTTTAGTTAACCAGGTAGCATATGCCGATTTCCCTCCAGTAGCATCTATAATTTCAGTAAATTCTGAATCTGTTATTTTATTCGAATCAACGAATTGTGTTTTTAATTGGTCGAGCGATGCCTCTAGCAATAAGTTAGTTAATGATATTCGTGACATTAATTAGCGTCCTTTAATATAAATATGATTATTTTCTAATTCCTTTACTCATTGTTTTAATCTCAGCAACCGTGTATCCATATAGTGCCAACATTCGAGTGCATGCCGTTTGATCTAACAATTCTGCGTAATCTGCTGCCTCTGCTTTGCTAACTTGATAATGTTCTGCAATTTGTGCAATCAACTTATCAGAATATGTATCATCTTTTTTGCCTTTTATGTATTTAGCAAATCCTTTGGATTCTGGAAGAAATTCATAATATAACCGATACGTTTCCTTAGGACGCAATAATCCAATTGTATATGTTTGGAACTCATTAATTAACTCAGTAAAATCCATTCTCATTGATAGCCATCGATTTACCATAAACGCACTGAATCGTTTCTGATCAGTTTCTGAATAGCTTGACCATTCTTTCTTTTTATGTGTTACTCCATCGATAAAATTGAAAATTGTTGCCCCTTGTGTTGCACCCTTTTTTACTGCCATATTATAGTTTATATTTAATTTTCCATTTTTCTTCAAACAGCCGGCCTACTCCAATTTCTACAATTACTGCATTATCTGGAATACCCGGTAGTTTCTTGTCTAGAATATCATCGATACATTTATTTCGAAATGTTTTCATTTTAGTACGAGCATTGCTTCGATTCGATGTTTTGAAAACAATTGTTATGTTATCTTTATGATATGCTATTGACATTATTTTTTCATTTTAATTGGTTGGAACTCTTCTGGTATTGCTCCACAGTCATCACATCGGAATACTGGAATTGGAACCATTGTGTCCTTATCTGCGCCTGTTAGCAATCTGCTAACCTTGTTAATCGCCATTACTTGACGAAAATACAATCCATCACATTCAGTGCATTGGATAGGTTGCATATCTGTTGGTTTTATATTTGGGTTGTTCATGTTAAATTTCGTTTAATAGGTTTACAAACATTGCCATTATATTGACTTCTTTATCAACAACTGAGGCATCCTTGAATTGAGATTCTGCAATAATTAGAATTGCTCCCCCAATATGTCCGGTAGCAAACTCATCTAAGTTGTCATATAAGAATGTATACATTGGAGTAAAGTCTCTAACTTTGCTATCAGCAATCACTTGGCGGATTTTATTGAATGCAGCTTTCTTATCTTTGCTTGATGTCAATATAGCCAATACTTCAGTCATATAATTAGCTTGAAGTGTACTAGCCTTATCTAATGTCAATTTATTATTAATTACGCAGCTTTGAGCTGAATTAAGAGCTCTACGAACATCTGGATATGATGAATTAATAATAGCCGCAACATCTTTGATATCATATGCTACTCCTTTAGATTCTAACACTGCAACTAATCGTTTTGCTACATCTGTTTTATTAGGGGGAGTAATTGCAAATGTTTGACATCTAGATTGAATTGGATCTATAATCTTTTCAACATAATTACATGTTAATATAAATCTAGTTGATTTGCTATAAGTTTCCATCAAGTTACGAAGTGCTGCTTGAGCATTAGGTGTCATGAAGTCGAACTCATCTAATATAACAATCTTCCAACGCTTAAATCCTACAGATGATGCAAATCTAGAAATTTTATCTCTAACCACATCTACTGAGTTCTCATCTGATGCGTTTATATACATTGTTTGACTGTCTACTGCATTTGATAGTATCTTTGCCAATGTTGTCTTGCCGGTTCCAGCAGATCCGTAAAACAATAGATGAGGTAGCTCGTTATTTGCAATCCAAATTTTTGCTTTCTCAATCAATGCCTCATTACCGATATAACCATCTAATGTTGAAGGTCTAAATGCTTCAGTCCATAAATCGTGTTCTATATTCTCCATATTCTTATTTACCTGTTGATCCGAATCCACCATCTCCTCTGTTAGAATCAGATAATTCATCTGTTTCGCTCCATTCAATTTGCGGATACGGTACTATTACTAATTGCCCAATTTTATCGCCTACTTCGTATGCAGTTTCTCCACAAAAATAACTTTTCTTGATGCCTGGGTATGCATATGTATATTGCATCTCTGTATCTTTAAATCTAAATTTAATTTCGCCTCGATATCCACTATCAACAACGCCAACATGATTTGCAAGTATTAATGATGTTTTTGAGATTGATGATCTTGCAAATATTAATCCTACATGTCCTTCTGGTACTTCTACTGCTATGCCTGTTCCATATTCTACATATGAACCATCATTAGCAATCGTAGCACTAATTGCTACCATATCCATTCCAGCATCCCCAGCTTTTGCATAACTAGGGATAACTGCGTTAGGATGTAATTTTTTTATTAGTACTTGCATATTAATTCTGTAATTGAACCAACCAGTACGATGAATCAAAATCTGCTCCGGTAAAATCAACTCTTGTTAATCCATCTGGAGAGATATGCATAGTTCCCATATCACCTTTATTAGCAACCAATACTTCTTTTAATTTATCTGCTGAGAAACAGATCGGTTCCATATCAGTTACCGGTGTATTGCCAATTTCAAATGAGATGTTATCTGCGTTAATAGTAGTATAATTAATTATAAATTTAATCACACCATTCTTAACCTGCACTGCAAAATTCTTTGCATCAGGCAATGCATTTTTTGCTTTAATATATTTGTTAATGAATTCCTCATTCACATCAATTACAACATGATAATCAGGCTCTGTATTAATTGAAGGAACTGCCGGGATAACTGTGGTATCTGCTAACATGAATGTCAACTTAGTAGATCCTTCACTGATTTTCATTGCAAAGTTCTTTCCGGCTGCATCTTGCACTTGAATATCAATTTTCTCGCCAACTGCCCCTAACATTTTAGTTAAAGCACTAGTGTGATTAATACCCAAAGATCCCTTAAGGAATGGAGTCGTTTTCCATTGGATTTTACCTACTACGGTTTGATCCATATCTATCAATTCACAACCGATACCAGTTTCATTTTCTTTTAATGTTACAGCTTCACAATTTCCTGCTAGATAGTAGCGATTGATGAATGATAATAATTTTGATTTTTCCATGTTTGTTAACTTTTATTTAAAATTTAAAAAATTCGTTGAATTTGTGAGCATCAGTGGTAGATATACTATCTCCGCCAAATTTCTTGTATGTTTTCTTGTATGTTTCATATACGTGCATTGCGTTGTCTGGATCTGCGAACATATCGTGTAATGATAGGATAACATTGAATAATTCACTTGGTATTGCGGTTTCTAACAATTCTACGTGACTATCAACTAGCTTATCAACATCCTTTGCCATATTAACATAAAGATGTGTATTATGCACAACCATTCTAGGCATTCCTTCTTGTGAATTGCGACACAATCCTTCTGGAGTCTGTCCCCCTAGGTATTCATATGTGAAATCTCTACAAGCTGGGCAATCTATACTGCATGGTACATGTTTTGACTTATCAATTTCAATAGTTGATTTACCTTGACGAGCATGCGACTTTCTTCGATATTCAGCATTCTTAGGAAAATACAATTCCGTAAAGGTTTGCGTTTTATAATTAGTTGAATGAAGATATGTTCCATATACCGGATATTGACCTGGGGAAGAAGAATCTGTGGATAATTGAACTCTACCGCCTGTTAAGTCATTTAATAACTTTTGCAGGGTGGATAGAATAAAGAAATCCGATATTTTAGATATTCCTAAAAGGTGAATAAACTCTACATGTTTCTTTTCAAATTCTCGTTCTTGAAGCATTAATGCAATAACATACATAAAGTCTACTAACCGTTTAGGTCCGCCAATACACCAACCATTAAAGGCAAAGTCTTTGAACTTGTGATACCAAGTATTATATTCTTCATTGTATGTTCCTTGTATTACATTGAGGAACTTAGTTTTACCACTTTGATGAGTTTCAAACCATTTAAAGTTATCAAAACTAATATCCATTGAATCTTGGAATCGATTTTCAAATGTAACCCGTGGTGGAATATCCAAGTTAGCTGCCACATCACTGTTTGCTTCTAACCAATGAAAGATCTTTTCTCGGATAGTTGTATCCCATTTCAATGCACCAGTTGCAATCTGGAATCCTCCGGAATCACCAAATACCAATACTTCATCATCTAAGCCCATTTGCTGGCGGAAGTCCATCTTCTTGTAATGATGCCCTGCGGTGATTAGAAAATACGGGTGTCTCCATTCTTCTGGATATTCCTTTGAGAAGAATCTCATAGTTGTACCGTCTGAGAACTTGGTATCCTTCTTAAATGCAGATACCATACTCCCGGCTGATAAACTCGGATAGTATATAAACTTTTTACTCATTGTAACCTTGTTGTTTTAATAAATACTTGCAATATTCTAATTCGTGCCAAACATTAATTTCTTGTTGCATATCATTAGCAATTATATATGCTTCCATTTGTCGACCGTAATCTGCAATTGCTGCAAAGTTATAATCTCGTGTATATTCTTCATCGCATACCACTGTTAATGTATATACCGCATCTTTTACCGAAAATGGTGTATACATTCGATCTGCCGGAATAAATTCTGGGAATGATCTAAAATTTGGAAATACTACATCACATCCGAATGCCGTAGATTCCAATACGGTCCATGATACATAGTCTTGAAGTGAACTATTGAATTGAACTTTAGCAGTTGCTAATTCATAGTAATATTCTTCTTTTGTTAGATTAGCTAACAATTTAAATCTAGGAACGCGCGCTGCTAATGCCGTCATTGCTTCAATCACACCAGGAACCATTGATTTAAATGATTTACCGGAAGTTGTCACGTGCCACACATAATCTGGATTATCACTTAAAAATAGCTCAGCTACTTCAAGCATAAAGAACGGATTCTTTTCTTTGTCTAGACGACTAGAATATACCACTTTGTTTTGCTTTTTAATCAAACCATGTTGTAATGCATCAGAATAATTAGGCAATTTAGCTAAAGTCATATCTAAATGCAATGGCAATGACACAACATGAATTGGAGCATTAAATCCAGCTTCTCGTAATTGTTCTTTATGAATAGTAGATCCCACAAATATACCTGTCATTCGGTTATCTAGTCCCAATTCATAATGACGCATCCATTGACGCATAGGCCAAGTAAAATCATATTCATCAACACTTTGTGCATGAAGCATTGCATAAACTTTAACTTGGATACCATATAAATCTAATGCATACCAAATTGCATCCATACCTGGAGTCCAATAATCTTGCAAGAAGATTACATCGCCATCCTTAACCTGATCGGTATTGATCATATCTAAGAAATTGCTACACTGACTCATAGCAAATTTACCTCGGCCAACGGCATCTAATACAGCTCCAACTTTAATTTGCTGGTCTGGATCAAATTCTCCTGGAATATCAATAAATTCTAATTCGCCGGCCGTTTCGTATGGAGCAAATGTTGCTGGCATCCATTCCTTACTCAATTGGTAAGTATATCGAGCTTTAAGGGGCTCGAGCCCAAAGTAAAATACTTTTCTCATATTAAAATTCTTTGCTTCTTTTAATTACTGCTCCATTTTCCCAATCTTCCCAAACTTCTACTTTGTATAAAGCCGGGAATTCTTCTAATAACCATTCTCCGATCATTTCACACGACATTGCATCAAATTCCAAAACACTAGTTAATTCTCTGGAAAATTGATTTCTAAGCCCTTTTTGAATTTTACGATTCAATAAAATAAATTCTTCATCTCTGTCAGTATGAGTTACTTTAGCATAACAACGAAATCCAAACATATGACGATGTCTATCTGCGAGGAATGCTACTTCTGGAAATACTTCTTTGGCATCTGGCCAACAATGAAACCCTTCAATACTAAAACTAACTATTATACTATATTTCATACTTTATTTATTTTTTTTAGTTGTTGCCTTTTTGTCTGAGCGGCTTGCATTTTAATAATAGTCTCATTTGAAAATATTCTACCCTTCAAGGTATCAGCTCTTTTTTGATTTGATTCAGCTGTTTGAATTTTTCCTAAATGAGCTTCTCTATTTTTTTGTTTAGATTCCACTGTATGTGATTTGCCTAACATTGGTGATGGCTTATCTAAATGGGCTTCTCTATTTTTTTGTTTAGATTCCACTGTATGTATTCTTTGTTTACTAGCTTCTCCAATTTTACGTTTATGTTCTGCCGATAATTTCCTACTACTCATTTTTTTAGCAAATATACATTTAACACGTTCATATTCTCTCGATGATATTTTATAATTTCGTATCATATTTGCAGATCCTTGTTTATTACACATTGCCCAATAAGCATAAAATAATTTATCATTATCTGGGTACATTTCAACAAGTAATTTATGTACTATAAAATGTTGTCGAGCTGTTAGTTTAACTAAATTTTCTTTATCATTAGTACCACCCATACATTTAGGAATAATATGATGTTTTTCGCTATACCCTAATAATTTTTGATTATGGGCTATAGCAATAATAGAATCATGTATTCTTTGGTAATTCATATTAAACTATTTGCTATTAATTGTTTGTATTTAGTGGTCGACCAACCATGGTCTCTGTTTAGATAGTGAATTGGAATATTCAAATCGTCGCCGGTAAATGGCTTATCTATATAATCATCTCCTAGGAATCTTACATCGAGTTTACCTTTTGCTAAAGCCTCATATAACTCAGCCTCAGTTTGATATAAAAATATAAAATCTACTTGCTTGAGTGATCCTAATATTTTATAACGATCGCTCCAATGTAAAATTGGCTTTAATTTTTCAGGTCTTTCAAGACTTGGATCTTCGTGTAGACAAACTATAAGATAATCACAATGCTTTTTACATTCAGTAAACATTGCAATATATCCCGGATGAATAACATCAAAGTTACCTGCTATAACGCCACGCTTCATAGTTCTTCATCAAATTTATATGAGTCGGGGGTTGTTTCTTGCATATGCATCTTAGCAATCATATGACAACGATACCAACCAGCATCTATACTCACTGTATCGGTTGCTTTTAGCAGTTGTAATGCGTCATCCTGAATTCTATAAATAATGTGGCATCGATTAACCAAATCAGTGGAAATGCCCTTTAAAGTAGCTTTATTGGCTTCTATTGTTACTACTGCGTGTGTGGTATCTAATATTTCGCGGATTGCTTTGAAATGCTTACTATCTTTAGATTCAATCATGGAAGCGATATACTCAATAGTGAAATAATAATGAGGATATTCGTTAAGATCATCTACATTAATTCCTTCTCCATATTCTCTAATAAATAGAGTCATCATATCAGTGTAGCGGCCTTCTACTTCTCTTCCGCGCCATTGTTGTTTTCCGTACATATAACTTTTTTATTTAATATAATGAATTTATTTCTATTATCCAAATGAAAAGAATTTCTTCGCGTTATTATTTTCTGGTAAACTTCCCCAACTCATTGCGGCATAAAAGTCATTGAACTTGTTGCTTAAGTCACTTACGAACATTTTGTTATGATCCAAGTATTTTGCAGCAAAGTCAACTATTTCAACCGGATCTCGGTAACCACGAAGTGCCATAGTTTCAAACCCATATGGATTATTCAACAAGTAACCCCATTTAATTTTTTCACCATTTGATATAGGTAATATATCACCAGTTAATGTGGTTAACATATCATTAAAGTTAATTGCTGCTTTAGCGTGTGCGGTAGTTCCTTTAATAAATCCGGTGAATGGCTTACGACCTCTAATGTATTTCGATAGTTCTTTAACACTGGAATTCTTCATTACATTGAGTACTTCTGAACTTCTTATATTAGATTTAAAGTTATGTATTAAGGTGGATGTATCCTGTTTGTTTCTACCTTTAAGAATATACCACAATGTTTCCTTCATTATCTTTTTGAAATCTTCTGGGAAACTAGATCTTACAACATCTAGGCCTTTAATATCCAATTTATCCGTAGGTTTACCTTCTTTGAAAATAACCCACTGAGCATAACGTTTCTTTGCAATCCATAAACCAGATTTAGCAATATATTCTTGCTTAATTTGAAATCTATGAGATGCTGTATTATGGAATACTAAGGAATATTGATTGTACATGTTATTTACATGTTTTTGTATCTCAGAAGCAATTGCATTGGTTTGTTCAATCATGAATTGTTCATCCTCTATATCACATCCAGGGAATCGGTGTTGAATCAAAGGTAAACTGCTACAAAACGTTGAATCTGTATCTGTGTAGAATGCAAACTCTGCTTTGTCGCCGCTAGCATTAATAAAATGGTCTGTTCCTAGTTCTTTTTCATAGTACTTGTTAATAACTTTTGCTGAGAACTTAATTACACTTTGACCGACAGCTGTAATAGCGCCGGCATTATCTAGGTCATAGAATCGGAAAGTCTTTAATCCTAATACTCCATAAAATGAATTAAGCAATACTTTTTGAGTTAATTGCAATGCATCATAGAATTTATAATCTTCTGTTCCAACTTCAAATGTATCTCGCTTATCTTTAAAGATAACACGTTCATTAAACCACTTTTCTAGAATGGTTGGTAAGAATCCTCGTTTATCATTTCGATACACTACGCCATTACTAGTAACTGAATAATTATTATCTTGTAGCCACTGTTTGATATTTTGTGCATAGGTGCCGTCAGTGAATTGTACTTGAGTTGATGTTGGTTTTAATAAGCATTCCTGATTCCAATCTTTTATGATTGCTACTTTAGTTTCTGGAGATATATTAGCAGTCATAATGATACTAGGATACAAGGAAGTTAAATCTAAATCATAGATCCATTTATACAATCCAGGTATCGGTGGCATTACATATGCTCCTGCTAGAGATTCGTCATTCTCATCTTCTACAAACCGAAATTGTTTATTTGGAGCAACGAATCCGTTTCTCTTAAGATCTACAATTGCGGCTCCATCCAAATATTTAGATGCATAGTATACGTCCTCATATGGTACGTGACCTTTATGGCATATAGATCGGGCTAGATTCAATAATTGAAGCTTTTCATCCATTTCCTCAATTAAATCAACATCCGTCATATTGTAATAAGCAAACTTATGAATGTCTTGAGTAAACAATGTATCTAAATCGCCATCATATTCGACTTTACCTCGACCTAGTTCCTTTTTAGCAACAGTGTCTAATCGATAATTTGGTAGTTCTGTATATGTGAAGTTTTTATACAATTTAATGTAATCTAAACTAGATACTCCAAAGATTTTCCATTTCCCGGTCTTTGTGTTTTGATTAACAATACCAGCTGGCGAGAATTTCTTAATTGATTGAGCTCCTAATACTTTTTTGCATCGACCCATCATATATGGGATATCATATCCATCAGTGTTCCAACCAGTAATTACTGTGGGTCTAATCTCTGCAAATTTATTAATGAATCTAGTTAATAGGGCTTTCTCAGTTCGGAATATTTCTAAAACATAGTTTTCACCCTGTATTTCTGTTTCTTTTATTCGACCTTGTTCATCTAGTATTAATACTCGACGATCTTTAGTGGCTTTATCAAAATATGCAATAGAAGTAATGGCTGTTCGAACATCATCAATAGTACTATACCCATTTTCATCTTTAGCCGTTTCAATATCAAAGAAGAAGTCTCTGTGACCTTTAGATGGTTCATCTGATTCATAGTATAAATCAATAAGTGTGCGTACTTCTTCATTTAAATCTGATTCGAATGATTTATGGTTATCTCGATGATTCCCCGGAACCTTTTTAAGTCTAATTCCATCTAATGATTGAAATTGCCCATTATCATCCGGAAGATATCCATATGGTTTAAATGTAAATTGTTGATGTCCTAACTCATCGTCCCAAACATGCATTGTTTCGGTTTTCTTATCATAACCGATTGATTGATATGCCATTATTTTTAATTAATTTTATAAATATCTTGTAAATTTCGTTTAAGTCCGTAATCATCTAATCCATAGCCTAATACCCATTCATCACCTATTTCAAAGCCATGAAAATCAGTCATACCAACACCATTTTTACGTTTTAACAAGGTAACAACTTTAACTTCAGCAGCCATTCGACTATTTACCATAAATAATGCTTCTAACATTGTAGCTCCTGAATCGCAAATATCATCTATGATATATACTCGCTTTCCTTTAAGATCTAATTCTAAATCTTTGATTCGATCAATGCCGCCGGAGTTATCTTGTCCTTCATATGATTTAAGTCGAATAAAATCAACTTCACAATCTATACTCATCTGTCTAGTTAAATCAGAAAAGAAATGGAATGCTCCATTTAGCACACAAATTAGTACCGGCGGTAAAGGAGTCTTACTGTTAATCTGATGATCCGTTGATATTTGTTCAGCTAGTTCTTGTACTCGCTGACGTATTTCGTCTTGTCTGATGATGATTTCCATAACCTGTATATTTTACACTTAATCAATCGTTTTGTTGAATCATAGCAATTTCAGATTCGCGAATTAACACGAATACATCATCGCCAATTACAACTTCTTTGTGTGATCCTAAATTATTGCGACTTACAAGCACTTTGTTTCCAACTTTAACTGTTACTGGGATTCTATCACCTGTGTGTGTAAATAACCCGTCTCCGGTTGCATATACTTCAGCATTAACGAAATTGTCGTTGCTATCCATAATGATAATTCCGCTTCTGGTACGATCACTTTTTACTTCGTCTAATTCTTTAAGGAGTACTTGATCTCCAATTGGTTTCCAATTCATAACTTGTTTCTATTTATTGTTTATATAATCTTCGTATTTCTGATTCGCTAATTGCGGATCCTACTAATCTGCCTTGTTCTCGTGAATTACTAACTATCAATACCGTTGGGACATTTCGTATATTCCATGTTTGTGCTGATTGATAACTTACATCGGTATCAATTGATACGATTGTCATTTCTCCCTGAAGTCGTTGCATCATTGGTTTTAGTGCAGCACACGGAGCACAACTAGGTGCGTGAAAGTATAATACTTGTTTCATCGTATAATATAATTAATTTGGTAATCGCCAAAGGTTGTTGTTACTGTATACATATTATACTCCTCTTTTTGTGTCGAATGCGATAATGTGGTCTCTACCTGTCATGTTATAGCCATGTTCCGCACACATATCAAATACCAATGGATACATTTCAATCAATGTTTCTCTGGTGTCGCCTGCTGGCATTATGTATGTTTTGCTTTTAGGGATAAACATTTTTACTCGGAAATCTTCTATTTCTTGTAAATTTTCTGCAGTGCCGTCCCAGACTGGTTTATAATGGTAATCTGTATGAAATTCAATCATTGAAGCAATTGCCTCATAGTTTAATCTGAATTTTTCATGCTGCCGAACCATTTTCTCATCCACCACCATTTTTTGCGGTGTAATAGCACCCACAACGGGAATGCTATTGCGAAACTTAGGACTAAGGCTAATGAGCCCAATAGGATAGTCAGTTTCAACAAAATGTGAACCTTCAGTCTCAATAGTAATAAGAATGTCTCTTTCATAAGCAAATCGTGTAAGTTCATTTACCAATGCTGGATGCATTGTCGGAGAACCTCCCGTTAACATCATTTCTTTGATATGCGGGTTACTATCATAAATATTGATAATATCATTAAACGTGAAAGTTCCTTTTTCTGGGTGTATACTTGTATACCATGAATCACACCATCCACCCTCGCCAAAATAACATCGGTGTGTGCATCCGGTAGTTCTAATTGCTATTGTAGGTCTACCGAATCTGCTTCCTTCTGATTGCACGCATCGATATACTTCGATAATTGGAAGTGTTTTATTGTAATCTTCTATTCTTTTTCTCATAATTAAAATGGTAAATCGTCATCATCTTCAACTAATTCAGCGGCTGATTCTGGCAGCTTAAGTAAAAGTGCAACTTGTGTTTCTAACATAGTTACGCGTTCAGTTAATAGTTCTAATTCTGTTTTTGGTTTTACTTCAAAGTATTCATCCAAAAACGACATTGGATATGTAGCAACTGATGGATATTCTTTTGTCTGTTTATGTTCTGGTAATTGTTCATATACAATATTAATGCCTTTTGCCTTAGCAGCTGCGTATACCTGTTTACCAATACCAGATATGCGGGTTGGTTGCCCTTTATAATTGTATAGGGATACATATGTTTCATTGTTCATATATACTAGAATTATTGTCGTTTTCAAAACATTCTACTTTAATACATTGGCATCGTCCACCATCTGTTTTAGATAATACCTCATTGAACTTATCATAAACTAATTTAGCACACGATTCTGCTCCCATTTTAGCCATAACGCGAAGTGCACAAATACCTTCCATTGACATTGTTTCGAATAAATCTAAGTATGGATCATCTTTTTCTATTAATAGTGTATGATCCCACATATAATTCATCCAAGATTTTAATCCATTACCTTTAGGTGCATCTTTGAATCCTCCGTAATCAACAATCCAATTCATGTCATCTAATTGGTTCTCTTCGATGGGTTCATTAGAAGCAAACCATACTTTAAACTTTAAAGCATATCCGTGTAATAACTCGCAATGAGAATGAGATGCTTTATGTTGTCTAAGTGCTACTGAATAATTTTCAAATAGCTTTGTTGAAATATATCTCGACATATTAATAACCTTTTACAAATTGATAAAATTCTGATCTTGCATTTCCGTCATCTAAAAATGCTCCTGATAGTTTTGCTGTTTTCATTGAAGCTCCTTGATGCTTTACGCCGCGGCATGACACACAATTATGAGTTGCTTCAATCATTACAGCTACACCTTTAGCTCCTTCAATTAATTCTTCAATTGCATGATGTATAGCAACAGTTAATTGTTCTTGTATTGCACCGCGTCTACCAAAGTGTTCAACTACTCGATTAATTTTACTTAATCCGATAACATTACCGTTATCTGCTGGAATATATGCAATATGAACTTTTCCTCCGATTGTTTGATGGTGATGTGAACACATTGATGTTAATGGAATACCTCCCTCGAACACAATACCATCGTATCCATCACTTGGGAAAGCTGTGATATCTGACATTGATTCATAACGTCCGCGCCACAAATCATTTACATATGCTTTTGCTACTCGGTTAGGTGTATTATCTGAATTTGGATCTGATTCCCATGCAACTCCTAAAGCTCGAAGAAATTCTCCGTAATAGTATGCTGCATCTGCAATAATAGCTTGTTTTTCTTCTTTAGTCAACTCAGCTTCGGGATCATTTAGCATCGCTCTTTTAGTTGCTAATTGAGTTGATATACCGTTCGCGAAACCAGATTTAACTAGTTCTAGATTTTTCTTTTTCTTATCTGACATATAACTTATTTCTTACTTATATAATATAATGTATTTTATTGAGATTTCAAAGTTTTTTCATCTTTATTATATGGGCAATGCCTACAACCATTACCACAGCAATGTCCGCGCCGTTCGTGATATGATTCAGTGAATACTCGATAACCGTTTTCATAGTAGAAATCTGTAGGAAGGAGCTTGTTTCCAAACTCCCTCACATACAGTTGTTGTACCCAATCTTTAGATGCTGATACTATCATTTAACTTCGCAAGCTCCGCCTGCACAAGCTAATTCACCTGATAGGTCTGTGTTATCATCTAATTCAATTACATTGCTTAAATCAATATTATGCAAAGATTTCATCATTTCGTCATAGTGCTCTTTTGTGCAATCTTCGAATGGAGCTTGAGTATATGTTCCACCATTATATGGTAATACTGATAAACCATTATAATGATCTCTGTTATCCCACATCCACTGTCCTGCTAAGTCCCACTCATCATCTCTTAATGATACAGTTGCTGATACATTATGAGTATTATTTCCTGAACGATGTCCTGGTTTAACCCACTCTAAATGCACTTTCTTAATTCTGTCTAACAATTGGAAAGGAGATTCTGTTCTCATAATTGCGCCTTCTGGTGCTTTTTGTGGAATAGAAATTACTGCGGTATCGTGTGGGCGGAAATACTCATCTTCAATTAATTCTGGATGATTAATTGCTAGGTATGAATAAATTGCTTCATTTTTACCTACACGAATACGACGAATATAATAATCATTGTGCCATGCGTGAATTCCAGATGATGTTCCTAATGCTAATGAGGTTGTTCCAGCTGGTTTTACGGTAGTTGTACGAGCTGACTTATTAATTCCTATAATATTAGCAACTCTTTCATTTTCTAATTTAACTGCCTTAGCTGCAGCCTTCATATCATATCCTAATACTACCCCAGATCCAATACCTGTCATTGATACACCAATAAGTGCATCTTTTTCAGTGGTTCTTTGCCATATTGGGCGAAGGTAATGAAAATTAGTATATCCTGCTTGAAGCGTTCCAATAAATGCTGCTGCTTTTACCCGCGCTTCTAAATCTTCTTGTGATTCAATATCCGATGCATTTACTTCACATAGGTTGCAGAATTGGAATGGACGAAGTGCAATCTCACAACATGGGTTAGTTCCCCAATCTTTGTCATTTGTAAGATATATTCCAGGCTCTCCAGCTCCAGACAATTCAACACGCTTCCAAAGATCCATAAAGAACTCATTTGTCAATTTATGACGCATTAATGTTGCTGAATTATTTGCTCTACCTCTTTGTGGGTTATGTTCCCACCAACTTCCAGATTTACAGGAAATCATATCTTCATCATCTGCTGAGAACAAAGAAATAAGTGCGGCTCTACGAATACCGCCGGCTAATACTGCATCAGCAACGTGACAAACCATATCGTGCACTTCGATTGGAGATAATTTATCACCATCTTCTTTAGAATCTAAAATACCCTGAAGTTTAATCAAACATTCTTTAAGTGGTTGTGGGCCTGGAGCTTTTCCTCCTGATGTTACTAATCTAGCGCCTTTTTGACGAATATCAGAAAAATCAAATATAAATGATGAGCTACCAGTAAAATATGATTTAACGAGCACTTTAACTGCATCTGCCCAACCTTCAATTGAATCCGCAATTAGATAACGACGACTTCGGTTTGGATTTGGTTTGTGTATTTCTGGTAATAATTCAACATGGTGTTTTTGTACCGAATATCCTACCCCAGTTCCGCCTAATAACAAGAACATTGCTTCACCAAATGCTCGGTGATCGTCAATTGGCAAATATGCACAGTTATAAATCCGGTTTGGGGAAATTTCAATTGGTTTACCGCCAAATTGCAAACTACGCATCGATGGTAATATTTTCTTACTATAAACAAATTCATATGCTGCCTCAATTTCCTCAGCTAACTGTGGATATTTCTTAAGATGCATCGCTTTATTACGAGTAACTAATTCAGCCCATGTTTCTCTGCGATTGAGTTCTGGGACATACTTTGCATACTTCATGTACACAGTAATTTCACTTAAAATTTTGTTTGAAATTTCCATTGTTTGTAATCTTCTTGTTATAAATGTAAATGTTTTTAGATAAAAATTC